TTTATATTATGAGGAAAAGTATATGGATTTTAATCCTATAGATTTTATTGTATTGTTATTTCTTATTTTTCTTCTTTATATATTATATAGATGGATTAAAGAAGATAAAGTAGAAAAGAATAATCAAGAAGAATTAATTTTATTAGATGCAGATGATGCCCATGATTTGGCTATAGAATATAATAAAAAGTATTTTTTAATTGTTCATAAAAAATCTATAGAAGCTATTATTGAAGGAATTAAAGAAGCATCTAGTACTGGTAAATTTGAATATAAAGTTACTATATTTAATAATGAATATTCAAAAGATTTAATTAAATATTTAAAGAAAAAAGGATATGTTGTTGAATCTGCTCAAATTGAATTAGATAGTAAGCGTATTATTTTAACTATTAAGTGGTAAAGGTGGTGAGAATAGTATATGATGCAACATATGCCAGAACTTTTATTGGTTCCTGCAATTATAGGAATAGTATATTTAATATATGTAAGAATGCAATATGATTGCGAAATAACAATATTACAAAAAGAGCTTAAATATATTAAAAATAATAATAAATTAATAATGGATTCTCACACAGCTAATGCGTTATCCACTGAAACTAATACAAAAAAATTTAATGAAAAATATGGTACTTTACTAAATAAAATTAATATGTATATGCAAGTAGCTATTGAACAAGGTAATTATGAATGTCATGTTCCTGTCGCCAAAGAAGATAATAAACCTAAAGAAATAATTAGTTATCTTGAAGGTAAAAGATATATTGTTAATTATATTGAATTACCATCAGATAAATTATATAATAATTTAAGGATTTATTGGGGCGACCATTAATAGTAAGTGCCTTGTATCATAATGTTAAGTCTATTTTTCTTTGTTAATTATATAAAGGAGTGATTTTAATATGGTAGAAGAAAAAATAGAAAATAAATATTTAAAAGCTGTTCGGAGCGATGAATTATCTTCTTTATATGATAAACGATTTGTTATGATTGATATTCGTACTGGTGAAATATTAGATGATGCACAAGGGTATGGATATAAAACAAAAACAAAAGCATTTGCCGCATTTTGTTATAAGAGAGACCATAGCAAATCTGATATAAAGAAAAAGAAAGCTATTAAAAACACAATTAAGAAATGGTTAGAGAAGCATCAAAACTTTAGCGATTTACTAGATATGTATTTCTTAGAAATAGCTAAAGGTCAGCATGGAGAAGATGCTAAATTTGATGAACAATTAGTGAGAGATATTTTAAAAGAAAATGAGATTGAATTAAAGTCTTTTTCTGTAAAACAATTATTAGAATATTATGGAATTAAATAATAAGAAGAGGTTAAGTGTATAATGAAAACAAACAAATTTATGTTAACAGCTATGATTATTTCTTGTATTGGTAGTACAGCTATGGCGACAGATGTAACAACTCATGATTATCATACTGGTCAATATCCAGTAGCTGAGTCAGTTAAAAACAGTGTTATTTATGGTCATGATACAAATGTTACGCAAGCACAAGGTCATTTAAGTGGCATTATTGCTGGTGGCGAAAATAATACAGTTCAACTTGATGCACATAATAGTGCTACATTTGGTATCAGTAACAATAATAATTCTGCCAACTCTGTAGTAGCTGGTAGCCATAATACGATTACAAATGCTAATAATTCTATTGCTGGTGGTTGGCAAAATGCTAGTCATTCTGAAAATACATTAGTGTTTGGTACTAGTAATGCTATTGATTTTAATAGTAACAATTCTTTCGCTGGCGGTGAGAAAGCAAAAGTTGATGGTAAAAATTCTTTCGCTTTCGGTGAAGAAGCACATGCTTTCGGTAACAATGCTATCGCAATTGGTAAAAATGTAGAGGCATTAGGCGATGACTCTATTAATATTGGTGCTAATAATACCGTTCAAGATAGCTTATCTAATGGTGTAATTATTGGTACAAATAATACAGTAAATAAATATTATAGTGGTGAACTTACCGGAAAAAATATTGTTGCTATTGGTAATGGTAATCTTTTTGAAAATTCAAGCGAATCAATTGCTATTGGTGGTAGCATAATTCAAGGTGCTGACCGCTCTGTAGGTATTGGTGCTAATTCTAAAGTAGCTGCTCCTAATAGCGTAGCATTGGGTTATGATACTTTTGCTTATGATGTAGAATCTACTGAATCTGCTGAAATTAATGGTAAAACATATACATTCGCTGGTGGTAAAGCTCATGGTACTGTTGGTATTGGAGCTCGCGGTGAAAATGGCGAACGTACTATTACTGGTTTAGCTGCTGGCCGCATTAATGAAGATTCTACTGATGCCGTAAATGGTAGTCAATTACATGCAGTAATTACTGAAGTAGAAAATAATCGTACAAAAGTTAACGATGCTATGGAAGAAGCTAAAAAGCATACAATTATTTCTTCTGGCAACAATAATATTGATGTAGTTAATATTATGACGCCAAATTATGATAGTACATTTACTAAAACAAATGAATATGCTGTTTCTTTAAATAATAATATTAATATTCATTCTGCTAAGATTACTAGTGAAGATGAAAATGACAACCATCATATTGACATTACTTCTACTCATGTACAAGCTACAGGTACTGACCCATTCGGCAATGAAAGAACAGCTAGTATGAATAAAGATGGTTTTAATGCTGTTAATGGCAATCGATATAGTGGCCTACAAAGTTCTTATTTGCATTTCGGTGATACTGCTAAACAAAAATCTGCTCATTATTCTCTTAAAGGTATTCGCTTAGCAGATAATAACAGTGACCCTATTGAAATCACTAAAGAAAATATTAGTTTCGGTGACCGTCAATTACATAATGTAAAAGCTGGTACTGAATTAACTGATGCCGTTAATGTTTCTCAACTTAAAGAAGTAGAAAATAAAATTACTAATATTAGCAATATTGCTATGGATGGAGCTAAATCTTATACAGATTCTGAAGTAGCTAAAGTAGGTGCTGCGTCTGCGGCATTGAGTGCTTTGCATCCATTAGAATTTAATAAAGATGATAAATGGCAATTTGCTGTCGGTTTTGGTAACTATAAGAATAAAACGGCTACAGCTATTGGTGCATTTTATCAACCAAATGAAAATATTTTATTGAGCTTAGGTACTACTTTAGGTACTAACAATAATATGGTTAATGGTGGAGCAACATTTAAATTCGGTAAACATTCTAATAAACAAGTTGCGACAGATACTAAAGTCCAAAATCTTGAACAACGTTTAGCTGAAATGGAAGCTAAATATAATGAACTACTTGCTAAAATAGAATCTAAATAATAAATTAATAGCCTCTCTTTTTTAGAGAGGCTTTTTTATATTGAGGTATTTAATATGTTTATTCATGATTATTATCAAAAACAAGCAATAGAAGCTATTAAAAAAGATATTTCTAATTTTGATGAAGATTGTTTAACAGAAATTGCTTATAATGAAAAAGATTTTAATAACCGTATTTTTATTTTTAATTATAGTGACGACGTTAATTATTTATATGTAGTGAATGTACATCCTGGTGGGTCAGTCGATATTGAAAATTATTATTATGAATATGGTTATTCTGTTGTAAATGGAAAGGTTGAATAAATGAAGTTTAAATGGAAAAAATTTTCAGAAGTTCTCCCTCTATTTGATAAACTAATAGTAGTACAGTTCGACGAATATGAATATTATGTTGGAAGACTACGTATGCTAGATGAAGATAGTGGAGTAACTGTTATAAGCGAAAGTGATGAAACTTTATTTAATATGCCAATTGAAAAATTAAATTGTTGGGCATATATCGATGAACCTCCAACTAAAATTAGAAAAAATAGAAAATAAATGTTAACTAAAGTTAAAGCGATTATTATTATAATTGCTACGATTCAGAATATTATATTTGGCTTTACTACCCCTACAGTACAAATATATTTTATGAGTTTAGTAAATGCCAGTACATTAAGTATTGCAAATTTATTAGATGCTGGGTTAGCTGGCACAATTAATAGTTTTTTGAGTAAAAATTCTTTTAGAAAATTATTTAAAAAATATGCTCCCATAATTGGGTTATTAGATGCTATAATATATGCAGTGATTGTATTATTTTCAGTTGATGACCCAACAATTCGATTTATAGGCATAGCAATTTCAAATGGTACATTAGCTGCGATATGGGGCGTTATGTTACTAGATAGCATTAATAATACGATTCATGGAGATGAATTAACATCTTTTAATAGTTTAAATAAATCATGTTGTTTATTTGGTTCATTAATTGGTGGAACGATAGGTGTAGCCATAGGAAATCATTTAGATATAAATACAGCTATTATATTGCAAGCCATAATGGTAGCTATTAATTCTATATCTGAATTATATGCATTTTACAAATTAGATAATGTATAAAAGAGGAAAATATGATTTATGAGTTTGAAAAAGAAAGAGTTGAACGTGCTTTAAAAGACCATATTCATCTCTTTAATAAAAAGTTCTTAAAAGAAATGCATAGTTATGAAAATGAAACAGGAAACTATGTTTTTATTTGCAAATATTATGATGTGTTAGATAGTCTATATATAGTAACTACATATCCTGATTATGTAGATATTGATTCTTATTGGTTCGAATCTGATACATCAGTTAAAATTAAATAGAAAGGAAATAAATATGACAAGTCATGAACAAAATCAAAAAGTAGCTATTACATTAGCTATGTCTGCTTTAACACATAATTATGGGTATATGTTAGAACCAGAAGAAGTATCTAGTAAAATTAATGAAGATAATATGTTTGTCGTTTGGTATTGCAAAACATTACAAAATTGGAAAGCATTAGTAGGATGTATTGGTATTGACGAATATGTAGAAGTAACTCATAATGGAGACAAAGAAGAAACATATGTTGATATTTACAATAAAGCATTAAATGTTGCATATACTAAAGATACTACAGATGAAATTATTAAAGGATTAAAATAATTATGTTATATGATATCAGCATTAATCCACCGATTATTTCCGTGTTAACTATTATGTTTATGATTTGCATGGAGATGCTATTAACTATTTATATAAATATTGATTTTGAGAAGCTTCAAAAAGCTGAAGATATTAAGACACGGATTTTGTTATTAATTAGTATATCTTCAAAAGTATTGGTGCTTTTCTTTTTATTAGTTAATATTGTTATTTTATATATAAAATTATGATTACTAAACTCAGAAATCAAAACTACGAAAGAGATTATAAATGCTGTTCTGACTATTATATTAATTATTGTTTACCTAGAGCTTCTATTGAAGTTCTTAGAAATAAAAAAATAAAAACAATGTTTTATATAACAAGAAATGGATATAAGCCATTTAGCATTTATAAATTTCGACATAAGAATTTAGAAAAAGCTTTGCATATGATGTTGTATGTTAAGTTGTATGAGGAATAAAAATGGCAGATTGGTATAAAGGACAAATCATTATTCGTGGTTCATTAGAAGCCATGTCTCATTTTGTTAAAGATAATTTTTATGATGACACTGTAACTAAGTTCGATAATGATATTAAATTGGAATCGTTACCTAATTATTATTTAAGCGAAGAATACGGATTAATTACTATTGAACGTACAAAAAAAGCAGAAAATGCTAATGAAAAGCATACATTCGATATTAAAAATATCGGTGATGCGTTTGGCCCATCTTCTCATTATCAAATTAATATTTATTATGATGAAAGTAAAAATATTTGCTGGATGCAAATGAATATGGATTTTAGATATGGTATAGATACAGATGCATTTTTAAATATTGCTAAAAAATATATGCTAGGTTTCAAAATATCTTGTGCTGACTGGAACGAAGGTATTGTAGAAAAAGTTACTATTGTCGATGGTAAACTTATAGAAGAAGAGTATTCTTATTATGATGATAATATAGGTGATATCTTCTTTGAAAAATTATAGCCAATATTTTAATTATAGTATATAATTAAAATATTAAAAGAATACTCATGATTTTAATTATGAGATATATTTTGAAAAAAAGTAAAGTTGTAGATTTTTTAAATCTTATACTGTAGAAGCCGCTTGGACTGGCTCAAAAGAATAAGGGTTTTTTAAAAAAACCAAACTTCTTAATGGAGAAAACTTTTTAAAGCTTTCCTAAAATTATATAATTTTAATTATGTAAAGTTCAAAGAGGAGTATATATATGAGAGACTTAATTATTATGAGGGGATGCCCAGGTTCTGGTAAAAGTACAGCTATTAAAGAAGCTGGACTTGAAAATTATACATTAAGCCCAGATACAATTCGCTTAATGTTACGGGCACCTGAAGTAACTGAAAATTCTACGTATAGCATTAGTCAACAAGACAATGCTTTAGTATTTGAATTATTAGATACAATGCTTGTAAATCGTATGAAGACTGGTTCTCCTACAATTATTGATGCGACGCATTGTAGTTCTGGTAAATTTCATACAAAACAAATTAATCGCTATCGTGAACTTGCTAAACAATATAAATATAGATTATTTTATTGGGAGCCAGAGCGTGAAAATGTACAAACATATATTGACCGAAATCAATATCGTGATGAATTGCATCAAGTTCCTGAAAATGTAATTCGTAAAATGTATACTGCTTGGGAACAAAATAATTTACCAAAAGATTTTGTTAAACTGAATACATTAGCCTTTCGTGATGATTTTGTTAATCTTATTAAAGATATGTCTGATACATACGAACAAGTTATTGTTGTTGGTGATATTCACGGATGTAATACGGTATTGCAAAAATTAATTAATCAAGATGATGAATTAAATATTAAAGATGAAAAAAATCTTTATATTTTCGTAGGTGATTATTTTGACCGCGGCATTGAAAATTTAGAAGTTCTTGATACGTTATTTGATATTGCCGAACAAAAAAATGTAGTATTGCTTGAAGGTAACCATGAAGCACATTGGGTAGATTGGGCTCATGATAGAGATACTGAACGTACTGATAATGGTATGATTCGTTTCAAGGAAACTACATTAAAACAGTGGCAAGGTAAATACAATAGCGATAAAGATTTAAAAAAGAAACTTCGTGTTTTATATCGTAAAATGCTACCTGCTTATTTCTTTAAATTCTTAGGTAAAGAATATATCGTAACGCATGCTGGTTTAGCTTGTTTGCCAAAACATCATATGGCTACATGGCAATATATTAGTGGCCATGGTAGCTATGACTTTGACGTAACATCTGCTTACGAATCAAGAGCGTTTTCTTCTAATCATTATCCAATTCAAGTATTCGGTCATAGAAGTGCAAAAACATCTGAACATTCTAAATCATTAGAAGGTCAAGTAGAATTTGGCGGTTTCTTAAAATATTTATTATTAAATGAAGAGGATAGCGATATTTGTCAAATCAGAAATGATGTATATGATAAAGAATATTTAATCCATGAAAATGAATTATCTAAACAATTTAAAGGTACTTATATTGCTACCGAAGATGAAGAAATCAATGCAATCGCTAACAGTAAACATATTATTGCGAAAAAATTGCCTAACAATTTATTAAGTTTGAATTTTAATAAAAATGTTTTCTATCATGCAATTTGGAATGATATTACCGTTAAAGCTCGTGGCTTATTTGTAGATAGTATATCTGGTAAAGTTGTGGCAAGAAGCTATGATAAATTCTTTAACTTTGGCGAACAAAATGATGAACAAAAAGAAAAAGAATCTTTAATATATCCAGTTAGAATTGCTAAAAAAGAAAATGGCTTCTTGGGTATTTTATCTTGGGATACCAGAACTAATCAACTAGTTCTCGCTAGTAAATCTACCACAGAAGGAGACCATGCTAAATTATTTAGAGATGTATGGAATCTAAATTCTTGGCACAATCAATCTTTAATTGTTCAGCTATGTCAAAAATATAATGCGAGTGCTATTTTTGAAGTATGTCATCCAGATGATGTTCATATTGTAGATTACAATAAAGAACCTAAATTATTTTTGTTAGATTTTGTTCCTAATCATTTACATTTAAAAGGAAAGAACATCAATTTAGGTTTTTCTGAAATGTTATGCAAACTCGTAGAAAAAGAATATAAATTAGATGATGAAACTGATTCTTTGCGTTTAGTCGAAAAACATATTTGTAATACGCCAGAAGAAATGAAACAATGTACTGATGCTATTATGAAAAAGGATAATATTGAAGGCTATGTATTAACAGATAATAATGGAACAATGTATAAGAAAAAAACAGACTATTATTTATTATGGAAATACAGACGCAATACAATGGAAGATATTAAAATCGGAAAGCGTTTAGCTGATAAACAATTAGAAGATGTTGAATTTATTAATTTCTTGAAAGAAAAAGGTTGTTTTAATAATATTATTGAAGCTAAACAAGCTTTTGAAAGTAAACAATAGAAAGGATTTTTTAATTATGGAACAATGGAAAGAAAATGTATTAGAAGAATTTAGAGACCTGGATACTAAGATTAATAATCTAATTAGTTTCCTAGATAAAAATAAACATCATGAAGATTATTATTTATTATGTAAACAATTATCTCTTATGATTGACTATCGTGAATGCTTAGTCAAAAGGATTAGTAAATATGATGCTGAATAATAAAGAAAAGCTTCAATATGATATTGAAGTATGTATTAGCAACTTGTATGATTATGTTGAATATTGCTCTTATAAAGATAAAGCTGTTGAAGAACTTAATTTACTGAAAGAATATATTGAAAAAATTTTTGAAGAAAAGTAGGTGACGATATGCCAGCTAATTTACGATACGCTGGAATTAAACCAAATGACACAGTAGATGGAGTTGGCATTACTGTATCGTTCTGGGTGCAATCGTGCCCACATAGGTGTCGTGGATGCCATAATCCTGATACTTGGACAGAAGATGGAGGTATGTTACTTCCAGAAAATTATATAGAACATATCATTGAATTGTTAACCAAAAATGGAATTAAAAGAAATCTATCTATTCTTGGCGGCGAACCTATGTATAAAAATAATTTGCTTATCGTTAGCAATCTTGTAAAAGTAGTAAGTGAACAATTACCAGATATAAAAATATTTTTATGGACAGGTTATACATACGAAGAATTATTAGCTAGAACAGATGCATCTACTCATTCTATTTTAAGAAATATAGATGTATTAATTGACGGCAAATTTGATTTAGCTCACCGTGATATTACATTATGGCTTAAAGGGTCTCCTAACCAACGCGTTATTGATGTTCAGCAAAGTCATTTATACAATAAAATTATTTTGTTAAATCAGGATGGCAGCCATGAAGAATATCATTAAATATATTTTAATTCTATTTGCTTGTTTGGCTGTCGTAACTTTCTTTTCTGGTTGTGGTCAGGATACTCCTAGCCCTATTGTACATAAAAGTTCATTTAGTGAAGTAGTAGATGCTCGTAACACTGATATTATTAATAAATCTAATAATGCTGTTGAAATTACTATTAAATACGATATGGATAAAGAAACAGATTCTTTTGTTGATGAGTCTATTAAAAACATGGAACGTAAAGGATATCTTGTATCTAATAGAAAAATAATTGAATCAACTAGAATTCTAAGTACAACTCCAGACGTTTTACAGACAGTCGTAGAATATCAAATTATTACCTATAAGAAAGTGAAATAAAAATAGAAACTACAGTACAGATTAAATATGTAGACAAAATTTTTATCTCGCATGATAAAGAAAAAGAATTAAAATATAAATATGACATCTTTGCTAATGCTGACCAATTAGATTTAGATAGAATTTCTAATGATAATATTCCTAAATATAGTTCATTATTTACTGTATTTGCAATTAAAGATAACAAACCGATTGCTTTTTTAGATATTAATGTAATAGAAAGAAATAATTTTTATTGTGTCGTATTTGTAGATAAGCAATATCGAGGCAATCATTTAAGTATTTCATTGTATAAAAAAGCAATAGAAGAATTAAAAAATAGATATACTAATTTTCATGTAATAGATAGCATCGAAATCAATAATGAAGCTTCTATTAAGACGGCCGAAAAATTTGGTTTTCAATGCCATGGTTTTGAAGATGAAAACACACTACTATATATGTATGAATATGATAGTAATAATAAGCAAGATAAATAATTTAATTAGTTAGTAAAGGAATGTTTTCATGAATTTAGCTGATTATTTATTTTGCTTAACTGTCTTAATTTTGATTTACATTTATATCGATAATGATAGTGATAAATATAGGCATTAAGAAAATGAGCGGGCACAATATGTGTCCGCTTTTTATGTTGAGGAAAATATATATGAAGCTATTAAAAACATTGCTAGTTATTTTATTATGTTTTATTCTCTGTGTTTGTTTTGCGGTTACAGTATTTGTACCAATCTTAATCGTATTATATTGTTTAAATTGGATATACTGGATTTGGAATCCAATGACAGAGGAAGAAGAAGCTAACTTACCATGGAAGTGGTGAATTGGTGTAAGTAATCTATCTTTGCCTTGTATAATATGGTATAATTCTATATATGAGGAAAGGATGGTGTTAGCATAGATAACATAAAATTATATAAAAAAGAGCTTGGTATTTCTGATATGATGGCATCTATTTTAATGAAAAGAAAAATTTCTTTACAAGATGCTAAATTATTATTTAGTGAACCATTATTGTTACTTGAAAATCCAGAAAATATATATGGAATGAAACAAGTAGCATCAGAAATTATTAAGCTCTTTCAAGAAAATCCACAAAGGCCATTTATTATTTTTGCGGATTATGATGTAGATGGCATGACATCTGGTTATATTATGACGTCTTGTTTAGGAGAGCTTGGATTAAATACATATCCATATTATCCAGAGCGAGATGAAGGATATGGTTTATCTGTTGCATTTGCTGAAAAAGTAATTGAACAAATGCTAGACCAAGAGCCAGTAGTGATTACTGTAGATAATGGGATTACTGCGTATGAAGCAAGCGAATTATTGCAACAACATAATGTACCAGTTATTATTACAGACCATCATTTACCAGCTAGTAAAGAATTGCCAGGGGATTTACAAACAGACCCTTGGATAGATGAAAAAGCTGGTACTCATTTATGTGGTGCTGCTGTAGCCTGGAAAACATGTTTATTGATTGAACATATGTTAGAAGAGTTAACTGGCATAGAATATAATGTTTGCAATAAGTATATTCCGTATGTTGGCATTGGTTTAATTACTGATGTAATGCCACCACATATTGAAAATAGAGCTATCGTTAAGATGGCCTTAGACAAAATAAATAACAAAGAAGTTCCTGTTATGAATATGTTTAGTGAAGTGTTTGATATTAAAAACTTCACTTCTAAAATAATTGCTTGGTCTATCGGACCTAAATTAAATTCTGCATCTCGATTAGGAAATACAGAACTAGCGACTGATGTTTTCTTTTTGCAAAATCCAGACAATAAAGATGAACTAGAAGATAAAGTTATCGATATTGCTCGTATGGATAATGAACGTAAAAAAATTACAGATAAAGCGATTAAAGAGGCATTAGAACATAAAGAATTTATAACGGACCCAATTTGTTTATTCAACTGTGAAAAATATCCTCATGGAATTGCAGGTATTATTGCTGGTAAATTAGCTGAAACATTTCAGAAGCCAGCTTTAGTATATACAGAAGATAAAGAAGAAGACATTGCTTCTGCTTCTTGTCGAGGATTTAATTTAGATATTAAAACATTAATTAATATTGCGACTACTAAAGGTTATGCTATAGCAGCTATGGGACATTCATTTGCTTGTGGTGCTACTTTAATACCATCTTGTTTTGAAGAATTAAAACAATGCATTAAAGAGACGCTAGAAGAAATGAAAGAATCTGGTCAATTAATTCAAGAAGAAATTAAATTTGAACCAGATTATATTATGTCTCCAGATGATATTAATAGTAAGAATTTAAAAGAATTAAATGCATTTCCATATTTAGGGGATTATCCAACACTAGTTTTCTATAATCAACCAGTAGAATATTCTACACCATTTAAAAATAAAGAACATCTAGTTTTTAAATTAGCAGATAAGAAATATGCGATTGGTTGGAATATGTTATCTAAATATAAAGAATTAGGATATCCTGATACTTTAAATTTATATGGTAAATTAGATGAAGCTAGTTTTAGTGCTAAAACATTAGGACTAAAAAATTCTGATGTTATTTTTATGTTAGATGAGATTAATTAATGAGTTTTACGCATTTACATTTTCATACGGATTATTCGTTTTTAGACGGATTTAATCCTGTTAAAAAAGCAGTGGCTCGTTTAAAAGAATTAGGTATGAATTCCTGTGCTATTACTGACCATAATCATATGGGTGGTGTCATTGCATTTAAAAAAGAATGTGAAGCAAACGGAATTAAACCTATCTTAGGCGTTGAATTATATTGGACTCATGATATGAAAGAAATTATGAAGCCAATTGAAGCACGTAAAGAAGATGCTACTAAACGAGCAAAAGCTGCTGGTATTACTGTTCCTAAAAAAGGAACTAAGGGTGTTACACAAAAAGCGATTAACGAAATTATTGCACCATATATATATGATAACTATGGGTATCATATTATTTTATTAGCTAAAAATGAAATAGGGTATCATAATTTAATTAAGATTCAGTCTGAAGCTGCTAAACATGGTAGATTCAATGGTCGCCATCATTGTGATAATGCTTTGTTAAAGAAATATCATGAAGGCGTTATTTGTTTAACAGCTTGTATGTCTGGCTATGCTGCTAAGATGATTCGTCAAGATAATTACGATGAAGCCGACAGATATCTTAAATTTATGACAAAAACTTTCGGCGATGATTTTTATCTTGAAGTTCAGCCATTTAACGACCATGAGCAAAATAAAATCAATCGATATTATTATACATATAGTAAAAATCATAATATTAAAATTGTAGCTACCAATGATGTCCACTGGACATTAGCTGACGATTGGGACGACCACGATACGTTAATTTGTGTTGGTCTTCGTATGGAAAAACATGATGAAAATCGTACACAAATGAAATATCCTTGGGGGCTTCACATTCGTTCTGAAGAAGAAATGAAACAAGCTTTTGAAGAACAAGCTGATACAATGTATGAGCAAGAACGAAATAAACAAGGATATTTAGAAGCAATGTATAAAGCTTGTGATACTACACAAGAAATTGCTGATAAAGTAGAAGTATATGGGTTAGCTCCTGACCATGATTTATTCCCTGAAGTAAATATTGGTAATATGACTCCAGAAGAAGCATTAGAGAAAAAAGCCTTCTCTGGTTTATATGAATATCTTAAAAAACATCCAGGGTATAATCAAAAAGAATATGAAGACAGACTTCGTTTCGAATTGAATGTCATTAATAAAAAAGGATACGCTCCTTATTTTCTTGTTGTAGAAGAATATATTACATGGTCAAATAAAAATGGTTGTCCTACAGGTCCCGCGAGAGGAAGTAGTGGTGGCAGCCTTGTTTTACATTGTATTGGTGTAACAAAAAATATTGACCCAATTCAAAATCAATTATTATTCGGTAGATTTTTAACAGAAGATAGAAAATCACCTCCAGATTATTTAATAGTCGTTCTTTATAGAAATGTAAAGATTAAAGAGCCTCGAATTGCTGGAACATCTTTAGAGACATTTTAACTACAACGTAATTTTAAAATATAAATAAGCGTGAATGTTTAAAAATAAAATGTATTAGATAATCAGCAGCGAAGCCCAGCACTTTATAGTGCGGGAACGTTCAACGACCAGTTCAAGGGAACGTAGAATATATTAAAATATATTCGAAGTGGGGCAACCTAAGTTTTTATTTTTAAAATAAAAATATGGTGAAGATATGGTCTAGTCCCTTTTAAATATAGCGAAAGCTAGGGTATAAACGATTGATACAGACTTCGCTGATGTTATTCCTCCACTAAAACATCTTGAGGAATATTATGGCGAAGATAAAGTTTCTGCTATTGGAACGTATTCTACTATGGCTATGAAAGTAGCTATTAAAGATATTATGAGAGCATTAGGTTATCCTGCTACTGAAGGCAATAAAGTTACCAAAGAATTGCAAGCAATTATGCCAAAAGAGATTTCTTTATCTTTTAAAAAGTTCGAAGCTTTAAAAGATGATGCTCCAGATGATTATGCTGCTTTTAAAAAAATTGAAGCTCGTTATGAAGAAGTATTTAGATTAGCTAGACGTTTTGAAGGATTACTTCGTGGTACTGGTGTTCACGCTTCTGGCGTATTAGTAACTCCAACTCCTATTACAGATTGGGTACCTGTTCATACAACAGATAGAGATGGTAAAGACATTGTTGTAACATATTATGATGGCCCTCAACTTGAAGAATTAAGACATATTAAATTTGATATTTTAGGCTTAAATAATATTAATATTATTGTTAAGACATTAAACTATATTAATCCAGACTTAACTATTGAAGATTTATATAATATTGTTGATATAAACGATGAAAGTTTATATAAAGATTTATATCATGGAAATTCAGATACGGTGTTTCAATTATCTTCTGATATGATGAAAGGCTTAATTGATAAAGTTAAGCCAACTGAATTTAATGATATTGTTGCAATTACATCAATTGGAAGGCCAGGACCATTACAGAGTGGCTTTGATGAAGATTACGCCAAAGGCAAAAATGAGAATAAAATTCATTATGCTATTAGTGGCTGCGAAGATATTTTAGACCCAACATTCGGATGTCTAGTGTATCAAGAGCAACTTATGGCTGTAAGTAAGCGGATTGCTGGATTTGATGATAGTCAGGCAGATAGCATAACGAGAAAAATTACGGCCAAAAAAAGACGAGAATTATTCCCAATGATGATTCGTTGCCATATTTATGGTAAAAAGAATTGTGAAGGTCCTGAAGGTTGGGAACAAGATGACAATGCTCCTTGGTATGACCCTAAAGGAAAATATGGTCCTGAAATTCTTGGAGCATTAGTAAATGGGTATACAGAAGAAGAAGTATTAAAATATTTTGAAACTATTGAAGGGTTCGCTAGCTACGCTTAATTATGGGCGCATTAATGGAGAAATCCAATAATGAAAATGGGATAAACCTTTTTAGGGTGTTAATAATTTTTAAATTATTAGCTAACGGTAGAAGTTAAATAAGCATTTGACGAATACGCTTCGTAAGAGACACTACGGTCCATTATAAAATGGATAGCAGTTAATACCGTGCCAATCTAAAATCTTAGTATTAATTGATTTTAGCAGGTGTAGAGACTAACAGGTGAGTAACTAAAACAATAAACCTGACACGAACATCCCACACCTTATTATTAAGTTAAAGGTGAAGAGATAGTCCGATACTCATGAATAATAGTAATGAGAGTATAAGATAAAGAGCTTATACATAACGAATGTTTAACAAAAGTCATGCTGCGGCTTATTCATATGTTTCTGTATTAACTATGTACTTAAAGAAATATTATCCAGTAGAATATTTGGCTGCTTGTTTATCTTCTTGTGAAGGTAAAAAAGAAAAAATGACAGAATATATTCCTGTTCTTAAAAAATTAGGAATTACATTACGTACTCCTGATATTAATGTATCTGGTAAAGATTTTACTCCATTACCAGATACTAATGAAATTCTATATGGCTTGCAAGCTATTGCCAAGGTATCTGATGCTTCTTTAGAAAAAATTTTAGAATTACGTCCATTTAGTTCTTTAGAAGATATGATGAAACGTATCCCTAAAAAGAATTTTAATAAATCTGTTGGTGCTAATTTAATTAAAGCTGGTGCATTAAAAGATTTTAATGTAAGCAGAACAGAATTATTAAAACAATTCCATGAAGCTAGAGGTGATTCTGAATATGAAGTATATGATGAAGATACCGAAGAATTAATTATTAAATTCGAAGAAGAAGCTTTAAATAATCATGTTACCTATCATACATGGTTAGAAGAATTAAAAGACAAAGAAACTATTACGATTCCAGTTACATTAGTACAACGCAGAGAACATGTTCAAAAGAATGGTAAATTAATGTTATTCGCAACTTTATATCATGAAGGTTGTGAGTTTGAAGCATTAATCTTTGCTCCACAATATTTAAATTTAATTGCTATGTCTGGTCAACAAATGGCTCAAGTAGGATTACAATTTGAAATCACTGGTTATAAAGATGGCGATGCTTTCAAAGTCAGAAGTATAAATAGAATGCTGTAATAAATAAGAAATCTCCTGTAATATAAATAGTTGCAGGAGATTTTTTTTATTCATGAACGGAGATTTTTTAATGGCTTTAAACATGTTTAAATTCTTTTGTCGGCATGTTACTTTTACATGGCTTATTCGAATGATATTGAATATGACATGTATGGTATTATGCTATTTGACTAATTGGTTTGTAGTCTTATTCGCAGATAAATATGGTAATCTTCCTACAATATTTAAATTATGGCAAACTTATGATAATTGTTTAGATATTGAATGGATGATTTCTGAAGGTCATGTGCCTAAACTATTTAGATACGATTTTAATAAACACTACAAATATCATCTTGAATATAAAGAAGATGATATTGTTATTCCTGGTTATATAGATATTATTAATGATAATTTTACAGTATGGGAATTAATTCAACGATATGTTTGTCGTTGTGCTTGGTTATATCGTAATTGTTCTTATGGCTTTGCATATTATATTTTCGGTAGAAAAGTAAAACCTCAAGAGTATATCTGCGAATTACAAGAACGAGATTTCTCTATGGGTTATGTCCCAGGGACAGACATTTTTTCTATTAAAGTAGACCGTAAATGGTATTCAAATCTATTTAAAAAAGAGTTTGAATTTACTTGTTATATAGGATATAAATGTGCTGGGATACAAAGAGACACGAACCCTAGAGTATGTATGATTGCAAACCGCATCTGGCCTTTTAAATAATTTTCTGATATAATAAAGTAGGAGCCGCTTTGAGTTCCTACTTTATTTTTTTTGGAGGAAGAATGAATAAACGTAAAGATATGAATGTGACAAGTTTGTTACCGATGACAGAACTTCACATGGATTCTTTAACAGATACTATGCATCAAGTAGGTATAGATATCAAACAACTTAATGAATCTATAGCTATGTTAACTAGAGGATTAGAAAATTTAGATACAAAAACGCAACAATCTTTGGACGATGCAAAAAAAGAAAACTATATTAGAGTTGGTAGAGTTCAAAAATTATTAGACAATGAAGTAGATTTAAATATAAAACGGTATAAACATTGGAATACAATTCAACGACGTAATAAAAGATTTTTTACTGTATTGTTAATTAATTGCATTCTACAGGCTATATTTTTATTGTGTTTATATTATTATGTCTTCTGGATACAATAATATGAATCTATGTAAATATATATTATTTCTTATAATAGCATTGATTATTTTAGATAGTATATACAGATTATCTATTTTAATTATTATATTGATTGGGTTAAGTATATTATGATTTTCTTAACGGATAGAGCTCAACAAGTTCCTTTTGTATATGAAATAGCCATCGGAGCTTATAATTATATTAAGCAAGCGTTTAACGATGTGCCAGATAATATATTATTAGATATTACAGAAGATGAATCTTTATGGGGTCAATGTACTCTCGATAGAGATAATGCGTTAATAGAAATTTCTGAATCGTATTTATATAACCCGAAGGGCTTATATGATACATTAGTTCATGAATTTTTACATGCTTGTGAAGGCTGTCGAAATAAAGAATCTAATAACCATAATGGCGAATGGTTAAAGCGAGCTAAAATTTTAGGAATTAAACTATGAAAAAATGGAAAGAATTACCTAATAAAATAGGTATGAGAAAACAAATGTGGGTTGAAACTTCACCACAATGTTTCTGGTGTGAACCACCATATAATAGTCCATGTAAGTTATGCTTACGAACATGCGTAAATCGAGGCGGAAGAACTCGTGGTCGTTGTGGTTTTAAAAAGGCAGGTTAATATGAAAAAATTAGATGTAGATGATGCAGTAATTTATTTATTCGCTCATCAAGATAAACATAATCCTATTCAATTTCCAGATACGTTAGTATATGTTGTAGATATGTATACTAAATATAGAACAGATAGTTTTCTATTAGAAAGGCATAATTATCGTTATGCTCCTAATGGAAGCTTTTATGTTAGAACAAAAGCTAATGTGACAGATGAAATTCTTACATATTCTGAAATGTATATTAATTTTCTTAAAGAAATTCAATCTATTAAAAATATTGATGACAAATTAGGACAAATTAAAAATGTATTAGATTATGAACGTCCATGTAATCAAGAAGACGGATTTACTTTATTTAAAAATAAAATGATTCCAATTCTTTTATTTGGATTTTACAAAGAATAATATATAAATTAAAGCCCCCGATATTTTATTATCGGGGGCTTTTGTATATATATTATTATTTATTAGCTTCTTTTTTCTTAATAACTTCACCATTAATAAAAGCAATAAAATTAATAGAGTTCATTAAATGATTTTCTTCTTTAATGGCTTCTAAACTTTCTTCTTCAGTTAATGTTGTAATCCAAGCAACTAAATGCATAGATAAGAAAAAGATTTGAACAAAAATTTCCATTTCTTCTTCTTTAGTAAGTTTGTCCAAAGAAATAAATTGTGGCATAGATAAAACAGTATTAATATATAAGTCTTTAATCTGTTCTTCTGTTAAAAATTTATTTTCTAATAATCCTTCTTTAAACGCTTCAAAACGTTCCTCAAAAATATGTTTTAATTCTTCTTCTTTATCTTCTGTCGTAAAAGAATGATGAGCTAAAAAGAAGGTTAATAGCATTTCACTAATTTGTATGGATTTTTCTTCTTCAAAATCATTACGTGCACTACTCATTACTTCTTGACATTTTTTTGTAATAAATGTTAATTCTTCTTTTGGTAGTTTTTCAAAGGGATTATTTATTTTTTCTTGTTTTTTATAAGATTCAAAATCAATAACTTTATTATTTTCTGTTGACTCTCTTTTAATATAATCATCTACTTCAACAGAAGTAATTACTCTTGGATGTAAATAAATAGTTCTATAACTATTTTGCAATTTCTTTTGTTGTAAAAATGGAATAGTACTAATTCCATTTAATTGATTTTCTAATTCTTGCTGTGTACCATCATAATATACTTTTTCATACACTGTATCAATGCCTACTTTTATTTTTGTAATTGTTAACATAACCGTCCTCGTTCTTTTTTATAATTTATTTTTTTCATCTGGTAAATGTCTGGCTTATGTTATTGCCATATATAATAAAAGCAAAATATGTTGCTCGCTTATGCTCGCTTTATATTTTGCTTTTATTTATTTTCTTTATTATATTATATTTTTTATTTAAAGTCCAGTTTTTATGCCAGATTTTCTACTTCTTTTTATTTTGTCAAATGGGATATGAAGATAGGATGCTATTTTTTTAAGAGCACCTTTTCGTCTTTGATTAACTGTATTGTGATGTAATCCAAATACTTCTGCAATTTGTTTATCATTATAATCTTCAAGATAATATTTAATTAATATTTTTCTTTCAAAATTATCGAGTATTTTAAATTCATCACTACAGTGTTCTCCGCATATCCAAGATATGTCGGGGATGCCTAAACTATTTTCATAGTATCTATCTTCTAATGCTGTTTCATAACCTTGTTCATTTTCAGATGTCATGTATTCATCAAATTCTACATTTCTAAAATTAATATTATTAATTTCTTTTAAGTATTTTTGTACATGACGGGTTACTTCAAATATATATACATTGGCGACGTAACCACAAAAATTACGTCCCATAGGTTTATATCGTCTAGCTAGATTTAATAATAGTAATTGTAATTCAGAACGAATTTCTTCTGTTGATTTTTTACCATAATTATCTCTAACGAACTGGAATTTAGAATTAATTTCTGCTTTAAATCGATAGGCAGTTAATGATTTTTTAAGTGCATATTTTAATCTTTTTTCGGACATAAATGTCATAACAAACATTCTCGTTTTATTATCTTTTAAATCTAAAATATTATTTTTAAAAATATTAAGATATTTTTTGATTAATGGTTTAAAGCGGTCTAATAGTTCTTGACCAGCTTTTTTAATTTCTGCTTTTTCTTCTCTAGTTAAAAAATCATTTTCTGTATCGAATTTTTTTTTGTAGATAGTAACGAGTTTTTCAATTTCTTCCCATTCTTTTCTTTTGTCGTCCATCGTTACTTTTCTCTTTTTTTCTTCTCGCGTGACTTCCGTTTGTTTGGCTCGTTTAGTTCGTTTGATATTTGTGGTTATTTCTTTATTAGATACAGCTTCTTCGTAAAGTTCTTTCATTAATGTATTTAATTTCCTTGTGTTATTTCTTTTTATTTCGAATACGTTTACGAGCTCTTCTATCTTTATTAATGTCATCTAGGTCACGCCATGCTTGTTGCGTGCCATCCCATTGTACACATCGAAAATCTAAATCAGGGTAGAAATAAAAGAACATTTTTTTCTTTAATTTAAAATCAGCGGTTTCTCTACCCTTAATATCAACTACTTTAATTATACCAGATTTATCTGTGATTACAAAATCTGCTATATATTTAACTGGTAAAATAGTTTTGCCAGTGAATTTATTTTTCTTTTTAGGCAATAAATCAAAAGAGACTTGCATCTCAAATGATTTAATTTCTTTTTTTGCTTTTTGTTCTAGTAAATATAAATAATATTCCGCTTCCATAATGGAGTCAAAATTAATATGATTGACGACAATCTTTTGAGCTCCATATTTACTTTTTTTAATCGAAGTTGGAATAATAAAATGTTTTGCGTATTTATTATTAGATAATAATACATGCAAGTCATATAGTGTTTTAGAAAAATAAGTAATGCCGTCGATATAATATTCTTTTTTTTGTCGAGCCATAATTATTCTTCTTTCGTATTTAATTTCTCTAATCCAAGTTCATCGAGCGTACCAAATAATTTACTATTAGGATATGCCAAAATATAATTAGTGTCTAATGTTAATTCATCGTCAAGAATAATTAATTTTGTCATATAGAAAAAGCGTTGATTGATTTGTGTTACAAGATATGTTTCTTTTGGATTATTTTTAAAAAATAATATATCTTTAAGAGATACAAGTTCATCAGTCACGTTTTCTTCGGAATAAGAATCGAGAAGGATATTAAACCCTTCTCGTGTTTCAAAACCGTCTTCTTTTATTTTGGCAATGATTTCTTTTGTATCTTCTTTAAAGATAATAATAGAATTTATTTTTAAATCTTTAAAGCTAAACATGTTATTTACTCCGATACTTTAGCGATTACATCACGTTCATTTACAAGTAAATATTCGTGACCATCATCAGCAATTTGTGTACCAGCGTATTGTTGTACGATAACATTATCGCCAATTTCAAAAGGCAAAGCAATACGAGTACCATCATTTAACATATGGCCTTCACCAATCATAATAACTTTAGCGACTTGTTGTTTCTTGCCTTTTTGACCAGTTAAAATAATGCCAGATTGTGTTTGCTCTTCTACATTTTTTGGTTCAACAAGTACGTTAGCACCATAAATTTTTTCAATCATTAATTTTCATCCTTTGTATGTATTATTTATTTTCTTTTTTCTTAGAAGATTTTTTAGTTGTATTTTTTTTAGTTGTTTTTTGAGGTGTTGTTTTGGTAATTTTTTCGTCTACCTTTTTAATGTTACCCTTACCAACAAATTCTTTTACAATAATAGCCATTAGTATTTGTCACCTGCCTTTACGAGAGACCATGCTCTACATACTTGTTTAATGGAACAAGATGTACAAAATATATTTTCTCTAGGATAGTATAAATTTTTATCTATACATTCAGAAACAGAATCTATTGTAGAAGTTAATCGTTCAAAATCAGTTCTATTTCTATATGAATAAAAATCTAAATTGCCTTTAACATAATGTACGTGGATATAAATATCTTCACCATACATTTGCTTAAAGGCTAATGCGTCTAAACTATATTTTAATTTTCTATCTAAGTATGGTTGGTCAGGTTGTTTGTTACCATAATCAACATATAATAATTCATATTTATTATCTGGTGTTACGGCAATACAATTAATTTCACCTGTAATACTGGTTGTTCCTGTATTTCCTTTTATCGTTAAACCATAAGGCATTTTAACGTCGAGAATACGTAATTGTTTTGATTCAGCCCACCTGTAAAAATTAGCTATTTGTTGTAAACCTTCGAGACATTTTTGTTCATTAATATTGTCTTTTTCGCAAATCATATCCCACTTACGTTTTAGTTCACCCATAGCTAATACCCTACCATTACTTAGATGTAATAAAAAAGCATTTGTTAATTTCATTAATGAATTAGCTAATGTAGGTTTAGTAGTTGCTTTTATTTTTTTATTAAAGTTAGTGTCGTACAAAGTAGGACATTTAATGTATTCCCAAATTTGTTCTTCCGTAACTTTTTTATTATGCATCATTGTGTAAATTTCCTATTTTCTGTAGAAGATTTATTAATGATTTTAGGTGGAGAAAATACTGGACGTTCTTGTAAAGGATTTTGCATGAAGTCACTAAACATATTTTCTTGCATTTCTAATTGATTTTGATAATATTCGAAATGAGTTTTATAAAAATCTCTTTCTTTTATTGTGGCTCTTAGTTTTAATAGTAAGCAAATAATTAAAAAAATAGTTGCTGTAATAACTGAGCCAATTAACGCATCATACATTTGAAATCCTTTTTAATGCATATTCTAATTCTTCTTCTTTTGTTTTATATTGTCTATTTGGTGTAATTTGTGGTAGGTCTCCTACATCGAAAGTATCTTCTACTTCGATAGTAAGAGAACCACCGTCTAAAGAAATTACTTTTTTAGAATTTTCTATCCACCAACCGCATAGAGCAGTTGGCGGTACTTGTTTATATAATAATTTTAATAATTCGTTGGTACGCATAGCGTACATGATAAATAAAATAGGTTCATCTAATAGAGTTAATTTATATAGCATCGTCTTTATTATTTAAAAGATGTAGATTTTGGAAGTGGTTTATCCTGTTTATATTCAGTTACGAACCAACATGCCCAAGCAAATAACCCACTAGGAGATGCATCTTGTGGAATACAAGATTCTACAGGAGTTCGGTCACCTAGTTGTCCTTCTATCATTTGGAACATAGCAGCGATGCCATTTACAGGAACATTTAATTTTTTTGCGAGAATAGATACTTCTTGACGACATTTGAATAAAGAAGTTAATGTACCATCATAGAATAAATTGTGAAGGTATCCAGCTGCGATAGCAACAGCTACCCATGCTGGCAAATTAGAAATGTCATTTTTTTGAATTTGGTTTTTGCGATACAACATGTGAATGAATACATCAATGACTTGTTCAGCAATCATAATTTTTTCTTTACTGCCATATGTAATTAATGCTTTGGTTGTTAATTCAAATAATTGTTCGTAATTATTTAACCAATTAATGTATATAATTTCATCTTTATCGATGAGGTCTTGAAGTTCTTTTTCTTCCATCTACATATCCCTTTCATGTGTTATTTAAAATAATTAGGTCTAATTAGTTTTGTTATTAAATCTGCTCTATGTTTTTTTGTGTTGCAAACATCTTCTTTATAGGTGCCACATTCATCTAAACATTTTTTATATTTAGGATTAAAATTGCGGCATCCATAGCAAACGGGACACATTTCATAGTCTGGACATCTATTAACAAAACCAGATACAGTTGTTTTAGTTTTCATTAACTTCCTCTACTTTTGTTAATTCAGCTAATTTAACTAACGTTTCGTGAGATAAAATAATTTCTGTCTCACCGATTGTTTTTAGTTTAAAAACTTTTTGTCCTGTTAGTTGCCCTTGTAGTTGTTTCTCGGCTTGTGCACGAGAAACACTATTATTTTTAGTATAATCAATTTTGTTAACAGTGTCAACAGTGTAGTCATTTGCTACATAAATGTTTAGTTCTGGGTTATTTAAATTATCTAAAATCATATTGTACCTCTTTTTATTATTAACTAGAGAAAATTAAATCAATGAAACGTTGTGATGTTTCTTCTGAACATTCAGTTACGCGAGAATAATTTGTATGAAAATTACAAAATGTTCTTCCTTTGTAGCTAGATTTTTTATTTTTTGCCCAATCAATTTCTATAATTGGAATTTTTTCATTATCTGGTGATACAGAAAAGATAGCGGAATTTTGTTTATTACGAGACATATCATTATGAACTACAAATAATGTAGAGGCTTCATACGCATATCGACCAGATTCTTTTACGTCGCCAATATTTGGCCTACGATTTTGTTCTATTTTTCGTAAATGTAATGTACCGAATACAGGTACTTTTAATTCTTCTGCCGCCCATCTTTTAACTTCTTTTGCCGTATAATCATTAATTTGTTTATCTGTTTGGAAATTTTTGGTAGCCCATCGAATATCCATTAATGAGTCAATACAAACAATAATATTATTATCTGGGTTAAAACTTTTTACGTAAGCTTGTGCTTTTTTACAGAAGTCTAAAATCTGTTCACCATTTTCAATTTTAGTACCATCTACGATACGAAACTGATTCTTTTTAGATTTTAAAAATTCTAAACCTTCCGTTCTTTTTTTAAGCATTTCAGAATACTTATATCCTTCTTCACCTCCTTCATCTACAATTTCTTGGTAGCGAGTTGGTTTCGATACAACAGAAATGGGAATAATTTCTTTACTTGCGATAACACGAGGAATCACTTCTTCTTTTGTATCATCTAAAGAAAAATAAATGCCATATAATTTATTATCTGGGTTTAAGCAATAGTCCATCATTAATGTTAATGCTAACGCAGTATTATGCGTTACTGTTAATGCTTCACCTACGCAATAACAATGAGATGTGTTATCTACTTGAATACATTGCATAGGACGAGTTTCTACTTCTTTAATATTAATAATAGTTTTATATTTAAAACTTTTTTCGGATAATGTATTTTTTAATTTATTATATTTTTCTGGATTTTTGAAACAAGGATTGGTTTTTGATGCGGCGAAATAATAACGAATTGCTTTATATTTTTTATTATCTACGAATACATCTTTTTCTACTTTAGTATATTTAATAGATAAAGAAGATAACAAAATTCCGAAGTCTTTAGATACTTTATTAGTGGAACCGAAAGTAATTTCTACTACACCTTTATTATCTACATAACCAATGCCGTCCATAATACCTTTTAATAGTTCTTGTCTATGTTCAAGACTATTATATAAATATTGTTTTGGAATATGTTTATTATTGTATACTTCTTCTTTTTTTAAATTAGTAACAAAACTTCCGTCATTAATAGAAAAATATACATTCGTTTCAGAATGTTGTACATAATTTTTAATATCATAACCACAAGCATATATTTCATCATGTAAGAAATCATATTCAGTGTCTTTGCACCAAATTTTATTTTTTCTTTTATTTCCATTTGCAAGCCATAAGCCTAAAATATACGGATGCATCTTAGTTTCTTTTTTATGTGTTTTAAACGTATCTTGCATTGGTACACGATAGGAATATCTATCGTATTTATTCCAATCTTGTAGCATGTCTTTTGTAGTAATAATTAAATCTTCTACTGGTTTAGCTCCTACTTTTTTATATACTTTCCAAACATGGTCCGCATCAGCAATTAATGTTGTGCGGTCATCGAAAGTAATTTCGTAACATTTATGGTCAGTAAAGACTTTAGATTTAGCTATGATAGTTGTCGGATGACCATCATCACCAAATACTTTTTGTCCTACTTTGCAATCACCAATTGTTGTCCAAGCACCATTTGTTAATAATAATGGTGTAGTTAATTCGAGTGCTTTACCAGTATTAGATTCACCAGCAAACATATAAAGACCTTCTGTTAAGCCTTCCATATATTTATCGAACATAGGGAATGATGGGCATGCATATCCTTTACCACGTTTCCATGCTTGTTCATCAAATATTGTATAATCTTTTTCTGCTTCTTCAAAAAAGTCCTCCATAGGGACTGTGATATTATCTTTTAATTCATCCGACATTATTTACCTCCAGATAATTTACATTTTTCTCCTATACAATATCCTAAATCTTTATATGTATTACAACCATATCTACGATTATGTTGTAGCATTGTATATGCACTATTAAACGTAATTTTTAATTCATGTTCTTCTAGCGGTGGGTCATTTAGTGTATTCCATTCTTTTAAGATAGCGAAAGCATCTTCTTTTGATTCACCTGATTGTAAAATAGAAGAGGCGATAGCTACGCAAGAATTATTTCTAGTTCCTTTTAATGCACCTTCTTTTAATAATTTAATAGCACAAGGTAACATTTCTTTTGGTTCTAGTGGAATCACGAACCCATCTTTTGTTTTTATTTTTATTTTGTCTTTAATTACTTTCTTATATTCTTTAGATGCTTTATCATTTAGAATATATTCTTTTTCTTGCTCTTCATGTTTTTCTTTAGCATATGCAAGCATATCTGATAAAGAAAATGTATCGAGTAATTCTTTTGTAATTGGTACTTTGTAAAGACCAGTTTTACTATTAATGGTATTCGGTACTCTTAATAGTCTACGTCTATCGTAGATACCAGTATCTATAATTTGGCAATTCGTATTTTCTTGTAGCCATAAAGCAAATTTTTTAAAATCCATATTTAGATTTTCTTTAGGCTCAAGACCAAGAATTTTATAATCAATAATAATGTGAAAACCTTTAGCACCAGAGAAAAAAAGTTGAATATCTTCATCTTTTAATTTAATGTAACTTTTTAACATAAAATAACATAAAGAAACTTGTCTTTTTAATACATTAAAATCTTCTTCTGTATCTATGTTACCATCAAAATCTAAGTATAAATTACTTATGATTTTACAATGTTCTATATCATTATTTTCATAAGCATAAGAACATTTATATATATCTGTTTCATTATGTTTATATATCCATTCTTGTAATTGTTGATTAACAGTAACTCCATTTACATAATAGTTTCGTTGAAAGCCTTTTGAGAATTTAGCACCGAATTCATATATGAAGTTCTGAATTGTGTTCTCCATATGATTGTATCCCTTCCATTAGCATGTAATTCAGCTAAATTAGATTTTAGTTTTTCATAGTTTGTCTGAATAATTGATGCTACTCTTGTTAAATCAAAAGGCTCAATGCATCTAAAGTTTTGAAAATGACATTCATCGATTAATGATAATAATAAATCGATAGGTTCAATACCTTTATATCCTTTAAAACTTTGTAATATATGTTCTATCTGACCTTTATGTAATTTAATATTTCTATTTGCATGTGGTGCACACTGTTCATAAAAATATTGTAATACATCGTCAGTTGTATATCGTATTTTTGTTTCTAAGTAATAAGGGAATTTACACTCATTACCATCTGGGGTAACAATCGGTGCGATAGAAAATAATTTTAATTCTTTATGAAGATAAAATTTATTTTTCTTTAAGAGCGACTGTTCCCAAGCGATTGTTGGAATATCTTCTGGCTTAATAGCAGATACTTTTGTATTCCATTTTTCAAATAAATGAATGATTTCTTTATCTGAAAATTGACAATCTTGTAGATATTCTATTGTACATTTAGATTGAATATAATCTAATTCATTTTCGATTGGCTTGCCAATAATATTAGAATAAAAGTATTGTACTAAGTCCATTAATTTAAAACACTCCTTTTCCGTCGTTGTTAATATTATAACAAGCTGAAAGAGGAGTGTCAAACTTTTTTATGAATGAATATTGAATTTTATGATTGAAATACTTCTATTGATAGGAATCTTAGCGTAAATACTATTAATATTCTTAGGAATTGTATATTGCGTAAGACCTTTAGAAGTGTCGATTTGGTAACTCAATTCGCCTTCTACATAATTCATATAGAATTCAATGTTTTCGCTCGTACAGTTAGAAGTATGTTTACCGTATTGGTCATATACAATAATATCTTCATCGATATGAGTAATGAAATTTTCTTTTTCTAATTTTACGATAACGTAAGAATTAGTAGAATAAGAACTACGTAAGAAATATAAATGATGTAATCCGAATGGATATTTGCCATTTGCATTTTGGAAGTTAATTGTAATATCGAAATCTACTTTATAAATATAATAACTTTCATTAAGCACAATTTTTGTCGTGCCAGAGTTCACTATATTTTTTGTGATAGATTTTGTTGGTGTATCTAATCGTTGTGCTTGATAATCTTGCATCGTATAGATATCAATTTTATTAATAGTATAAGAGCCAGGTAAGTATGGCAAAATATCTATTGTATTAAATGCAGGAGAACCAAGTAATTCGTTAGGGTCGATTGTTACACTTAATTTAATATTAGGAGTATCATATTCAGCAAAAACAGTTTCTTTATTATTAATGCTGTCATCAATTAAAATATTATTAAATAATGTACTAGATTTATCATTAATAGATACATGTCCATTATTTTTATAAATAGCACCAGTAATAGAACTAAAATTAAAAATATTGACTGGTGTTTTAACTAATGACGGATAAATAGATAAGCCATAGGCTTCGTAATCACCGTTTACGATATCTGCATTTTTTAAAAATACTGAAGTTAAATTTGTTGTTTCTTGTTCAGAATTTTGTAATTCTGTTAATTGTTGTGTATTAAATTCAAACTGATTTTGAAAGACTAACATGCGACGTTCAATTTCAGTTTTCATTATATTGATATTGGATGCTAATGTATCTATTCGTTGATTAGATTCATCTAGCTTATCCATTAAATCTTTTGAAGTTAATTTATATCGCATATATTATCCTTTTAATAATCTAAGAGTTAGTAATTGTTCTGACATATTATTAGGTTGGATACTTTTCTTAAATAAAGTATTTACTTTATTTTGTAAATCATCAATAGTTGATTCTTTATAATGAGTGAAATCTTCTACGAGTGCCTTTGTTTCATTATAATTTTGCATAATATTCAGAACGAATTTTTCATATTCAAAAGGACCACGATATCGAATGTTATAAATTATCATGATTCTAATTCCTGTAAAATAGATAATTCTTTAATCGCAATAGCGTTAACTGTTAAATCAGATTCACCGTCATTTAATTTGGATACCGTGACAGTAACTGGTAATGTCACTTTATCGTCTGTGTTATATTCTTCGATGTAATAAGATGGTACATCTAAATTATTTGGATAATATAAAGTGTCGTTTTGAATAATACCTTGTTGTGTTTCTGCGTACACTGTGCCGTCTGTTGTAAAATCGAATGCCATACCTGCATCATATTCAAAAGTAATTTTTTGATGTACGTCCATGGATTCAATATTATAACCAGAGAAATTTTTACTTAATGGTTCTTTACTAAAATTAAAATAGGCATACGAACCATTTAAGATATAAAAAGTAATACGCCCAGCTGTATCATCTAAATAAAAAGAAGAAGTTTCATCTCGTTGTAAAACAGAATCGCCGTTTTTAACAGATTTCTTAATATAGTTTTTACCAGCATAAATAATATAATTATTATTATGATTAGGCGTAAAATTATTTAAATCCATAGGAGCCATGGTTTGTGTAATAGTATCATTAGCTTGCTCATATGTATATGTTTTATAATTAGAATTTCCAGGAATTTTTAAATAGTCTCTGTTATAACTAAAAGGAGAGCAGTTAATTTTACCGATAGTGAAAATAACATTTTCATCTTGTGTTACATTAGAGTCCCAGATACATGCTAATTTAGAACCTTTTGAAATAGAAATATCACCGAGAGCAATCGTATAGATATTATTATTATTTCTGATACCGAATCCATTGGTTTTAAATAAAACTGTTTTACCTAATGGCGTAGATTCAATTTCGAACTTAGTTTTATATTCATAGCGTTTAGCCATTTGTTCTAATTCAGATAAATGCATTTCCGCATATGATTTTAATTCTAAGAATTTTTCTACAGATAATTTGTATACTACTTTATACAAAATAACTAAATCCTGATAAATCGCTTCGAATTTATCATTAAATTCTTTTGTGTTAAATGTACTTCTTTCTTCGATTACTTTATTTTGAAATATAGCAATTCTTAAATTAATATCTTTTAATTTATTTTGAATTTCGAACTGATTAGGATATTGTCCACTATGAATAATTTGTTGTGAAATTCTATCTCTGTAGAATTTAATTTTTTCTAGTTCAGTTAAATAATTATCTGAGTTCATGTCTATCTCCTATTTTACCAAAACAAATTTTTAGATTTGATACATAAGGAGTTACATTCGTATCCATTGTTTTAATAATTATTTTTAAAGATGCACTTTTAATCGTTTCATTAATATGTACAACATAATCATCAATAATAGAATAATTAGATACACGAATGACTTTTGTACCTTGTTTTTGACTATTAATTGGTACGATATTATAATCAATCCCATTAATAGTTAATATATATTGAATATATGTTCTGTCATTAGGGAAATATTCAGGGATATATTCATTAGCAAATACTGCGATAGATTGTACTGGATTGGAAGAAATTAATTCTTTCGTTTGAAGATATCCTTCTGTGAATGTACCTACATGAGCAGTAATATCAGATATTCTAATGACATGGCGTTTAGCATTAGGTAACTCAATAATACGTTCGATTGGTTTTTGAGCATCTGTCGTATCAGTAAATAAAAATGCTAATTTATCATTAGACGCTCCATTAGATGCTAATTGTAATTTAACATATTGAGATGGAGGAAAGGAAATAACTCCTGTACCATAAATATAATTTGGGTCGGCGTAACTTTTATTTATATTATTGATTTCTTTAGGAGTTGTCCATGTACTTTTATACATAATCCCATCACCAGAAAATAAAACATCTTCTAAAATAACGTTGCTATCCATATCGAGATGTAACATAGAAATTTCATCTTCACATCGAATATTAATAGAGCATCTTGCTTCTTCTTGGTCGAAGTTAATTTCAGCTGGTGTAGTATCTAATTTATTACCGATAGCCGTTAAACGAGAATATTCATAATAGGTTAATGGATTACCATCATATATATTTTGTTGGTTAGAGCTATTAATAGCATTGATAGCAAATTGTTTATTATTATAGACAAATTTATTGCCTTCAATACCATTACCATCTACGAATGTTACACCAAAGTTGCCGACTTTAGCATTATCTGTATGAGCCGTAAAAATATAGTCGCCTAATAATCCGACTGTACCATATATTTCAGATGTTCTAATTTCTTTAATGGTAGTAAATTCGTTATAGTTGCCACAAATAATATTCATATCTTGAATGCGATTGCGTTCAGCTTCTAGTGCATCATCAACAGCATTTAAGCGAGTAACGATATCAGTCATTAAAGTAGAATAATTTTTAGTTGCTTCGAGAGCTTCATAATTAAGAGCTTGTAAGTCAACTGCGATATCAGTTAACTGATTATTTAATGTATCTAATTGTATTTCTTCTTCTTGATGAATTTCTAGTGGTTCTGTTACAGGAATATCTGTAGCAGATGCAAATATATTATTTGCTTTATTTTTATTGGAAGCAAGTAACATATTTGCATATTCTTCTTTTATACTTTTTAAGCCTATATATTCCAAATAGCACTGCCTCCGTGACATACGATAGAAATAGTTTTAATAGTAGAAGGAACTTCTGTTCCTAGATGTCTTTGAATGACTTTTACTTTTAATGTATTGCTGTTAGGTTTATATCTAAAAGCTTCTTGTTTTGGCGTATACGTAATTGTATATTCATCGTCGCTATTAATTGATTGCAACTGTGAATACGTTAAATCAGTTTTGATATTATTTTTATAGATAGTAACTTCTTTAGATTCATCGATTGGGAAACGTATCGGTAAATTAAAAAAGATTTTTTCTTTAATTACTTGCTGTAATTCTTTTGGCTGAATCGGATATTCTTTATTATTATCTATAATATAATATTCTTGACTTACTTCTGGATTTGTTTGACTAACAGATACTGTAATAAAATTATTATTTTTAATTTTTACTTCTGGAGAAATGTATCCAGACACCGCTAATGGTTGTTTATTAAAAATATTAATCGAATTGATACCGAAGTTATATTCATAAGTTGTATCATATGATTGATTTGTATTTAAATTTAAAGCTTCAGCATCAATCATATTTATATTTTTTACATTAGTGTTAGCAAAATCAGAAGCAAAATTATCTGTATTAATTGATTCTTTAAGCGTCATGACCTGTCAACTTTCTTACCCAGTAATGAACTTCTTTATCTGTAATACGATTTTCTAATTTTTCTTTATTCATAATTTGGTTATCTTCTATTTTTGTCACTTCAGGGAAGCATCGCCAATCTTCATTCCAGAAATGGAAGCTACCTACTGGTTCATACATACCATTAGACATTTTTTGCATAATAGCTCCTTTGATACCAAGTACCAAAGATCTATAGGTAGTATATATGTATTCGCCTGTGCCAGTAACTTGCTCAACATGTTTTTCTTTAACATCTTGTACTTGTTCTTCTTTATGAGTAATATTGGTTTCAATTTCTTTTTCTTTTGTAGTTGTGCCACTAGGAATAGATATATCGTTAATTGGAATATTCGTTTTAGGCGAATTAATTGTATTAGCTTTTTTACCAATATTATAATTAACACAATTAAGATTAAAATTAAAACCAGATACAATCGTTGGATTAATGTAGCCATTAATGATATTAATTGGCTCACTAGAAGATTCATGTACAATAGTAGGGTCTAATAATTGTACATTAGTAATATCTAATCCAATATAATTATAGGTTTGCGGATTAGAAATAGTAGTTTGTACTTGTTCAAGAACACCGCCAACAAAAGGATTATCTGCGAAATAAATAGAAACACCAGGTTTTTCTTTTAACAGATTATTATATGTATTGTTATAACAATCTATATCTGATTTATGAATAATATTATTTAAATTAGCTTTAGCTAAAATAGTACCAGGCATTTCTAATGAATGATTATTAATATCCATTTGCTGAATAATAGAACCATCTCTATCCCGAATCGTATCTTTAGATGCCAAAAACTGTATTAAATATGATACAGAATTATTATCTTGATACAAATCAGATACATCTTCTATCGTTTTTAAATATTCTTTGAATTGATTTTCTTTTTTTTCGATTTGCTCTTTTACAAATACTTCTGTGTAATTATGTAATTGTTCGAGCAAACGAATTTTGTCATATATACTATTAAGTTCTGTTTCTATGTATTCGAAAGTCATATTGGCTTCATTAGATAACATAGTTTCAGATAACTTAATAGGAATTAATATTTTTTCTTCTGATAATTCATTAATAATATCAGATATATTCTTTTCAGTAATTTGTTTATTCATTCTCTGGATGATTCATATTTAAAAATCTTACGAAACGTGGCATTGTACCATTTTCTAAATATTGCTTAAAATCTTTTGTATATTGAATAGTATTATTTTCTTCATTAGTTTCTAATATATCTAAAAAGGAAATACAAAATTTATCTACACTATCGTGAAAGCATATAAAAGCTGAAATTTTATTATCGATATCCATAGCTAATCCAAGTTGAACAGGAGAATTAAGAATCACAAATTTCATACGTTTATACACTTTAGGAAAATTATGTTTAAAGTATTGATGAACTAATTTATTTTCCTCAACATAAGTGATATTTCTATCTTGATATCTTTTTTCGAAACAGTGAGCGATAGTTCCGTCAAAAATTAATTCTAGTGCTTGAAAAATAAGTTGTGTAGGCATCATATGTAGTGTCCTTCTTTCTTTACTATATATTACATTTTAATAGTAACATTATAACAAAAAAACGACGACTATAAAAGCCGTCGTTTTGATTTTATATATTTAGTTATATATTATAGATGGTCTATGATGTTATAAGGTGTATAAGTTAATTTAGTTAATAATGGGGCAAATTTTGTATCTTTTAATTTTTTATTTACTATAATGCTATTATAGTAAAAAGATTCTGGACTCTCTTTTGTTTGATATCTATGAATAATATATTGTTGATTTGTTACATTATCATTAGTAGGATGATTTAATTGTGGATTATTAGTATTATCTATTAGAGATAAGAATAAGGTATCTGTATTAGAGTTCATATATTTTGATAAATCTGTAATAGTTTCATTACTAGAGCCCCAATTAGTATTTGCTACAATAATTTTATTATGCAATTTCTTTACTTTGTTTGTAGCAAGATAGTCATTATATAAATTAATTAATTTTACATTTTGCAAGTTAGAAATATTATCTAAATTAAAGCTATTAAATGTTTTAGCGTTAATAATTAAAATATCTTTATTTATTAAAGCATTATTTAATTCAGTTTCTGTATTACCTGTAAACTCTAAAGTTTTAGTAAAGTCAATTGTATCCATAACTGTATTTAATTTATCGATTTTATTTTTTAACGGAATAATAGCTTTTTTATATGTATTTGTTTGCAAAGTAGAATTAATTGCATCTTGCATTGTATCCCATCTATCAACCCATGTTTTAGTTAAAATGTAATCATAAAATTTTGTTCCATTTATATTTAAAATAACAGGCAAACTATTGTATATATGACTAATATTACATTCTAAATTATTTTCATTATCTACAAAACTAATTAATGGCGCAAGGTCTGAGGTTTCGCTATACGTAGTATATATATTAGATTCACCATTATAATAATTAATATTATTATCATTTGCTTCTTTTAATGTATTAATATATTTATTATATACAAATGGTTTTATTTGTGGGTTATATTTGTCACCTAAACTATCCCATGTTTTTGTAATCGGATTAAAATATTCTTTTGTATTATAGTCAATATACAAAGCATTTGTTAATGCTCTTTCTGATGCCTTATATTTTTCTTCGATTTTTTCTTGAGACAAGAAATTTTGTTTATTAATAAAATAAACATTTTTTGTCAAAATACCGGTATAAATTTCTTCTAAATTTGCATCATTAGACATTAAAATCTTATTATCCGTGTCATTAAAATATGCGGATAGAATATCATCAAATAATGAACGGTTTGTAAAATCAGTTGTATTTTCCCACGATTCTGTTCTAAAATTATAGTATTTTGTTAAATTTTTATTTAGAAAAATATATTTTTTATAATTAATTGGAGCAGTTAAATCAATTTGGCTTAACAATGTTTTAATTTTGTTTGTTTCATTTTCGTCAGCAATAACTACTTGATTCATTTCAGGATAATTATTGTCTTTAAATTGTTCAATTCCAATAATATTATTAAAATTATTAATTAAATCTGCTACATTATTATTTTTAAAAAATTGTTCTTGTGGTACTATTTTGTATGTATTTAAATAATGTCCAAATACATCATATTTATTAATAGTGTATTCTTTAGATGTATCAATTTCAGCAGGTAATTCAAGGTTATCTTCAATAGGAGATGTAAAGTGTACAAATTTTTCAAATGCACCTTGTTTAATTTTAATACCTGAATTAGAAGATAGTGTTCCATTTAATAGATATTTAATGGTTCTTGTATTTTTAGGGATAAAATATACTGTTTCACTATATTCATTGTCAGATGTTTGGCCATTAGAAATTTGATTCTTAATAAATGGTACAAGTAATTCAAATGGGTTAACAGAAATATCATTAGCTTTAGCAATTTCTGAATTAATACCAATTTCAGCTTTAAATTTTTCAATAGAGTCTTTAATTTTTTTTGAGGAATCAGCTACTTCGTTAATGGCATTAACAGTAGATGTTTTGTCATCTGTTACAAGAGTATCTGTATTACCAATTTTTAATTTAAGAGCTTTAATGTCGCCAGCTACTGCTTGAGCAAAAAGTATTAATCGTTTAACTCGATTATTCATATGAAAGAGTCCTTTCTAAAAATAAATTATTGTTTAGCTGCTTCATATACAGCTACTAAATCTACGTCTTCGTCAGCGTATTCTTGTACAATAGCTAAGACTTTTTGTTTAAATTCTTCGTCAGATTGCTTTGGTTCTACCACTGGAGTTTTTTTAGTAGTAATCGCATCTTTAATATTAGATAGAATTTCAATAATTTTTTCTAATGATTGTTTAGTAGTCATATGATACTAATTCCTTTCTTGTAGATAAACGGTAAGAAAGTCCTCTTCATGGAGTTCTTCTTCTTCGATTTCGTCTTTAATAGTTCTGACGACATCTCGAAGTTCTTTCCATTTTTTAATCGCATCATCAGGAGTATCAGCTGCCAATAAATCATGCATTAATCTATAGACTTCTCTGTCTTCGCTGTTGAGGCATTGGTCGATAATATCAGGCATTCGAATGTCCTTTCTTTATATAAATAATATTAAAGGTGAAGAATCTTCACCTTTAATATTACTTCGTTACCATTTAAATTTAATGTAATTATCTGGTAAATTTTCAGTTGTATATCCAGGTTTTAGATGTAAATCATTAATTTGAATATCACGAATTACTAATTCTTTTAATGCATCGCAGTTTTCAAACATATTGTCTGTAGATACTGCATTATGATTATCTAAGCGAGGCAAGTTTACAAGTTTTTCACAATTAGCAAACATGCCGTCATATACATATACATTAGATAAATCTAAATTAGTAACTGTTGTTAATTGTTTACAACTATCGAATACGGATTTACCCATTTTTACGATATGAGGTAAGTTAACTACTTCAAGTTTCGTATTATGGAAAGCAGAGTTAGCTAATGTTACGTCATTAGGAATCCACAAATCTTTTACGTCATTATGAATTGAGCCAGGGTTAACTAACGTAATGAATGGAGCATATACTTTTTCATGTCCAGCTAATTCTTTTTGTGTTTCGATAGAAATAGGTCCACGACGATTGTATAACCAATAACCGCTAGGAGCTACTACTTTAGAAATACCATTAGCATATTCTTCTTTATAATCGCCCCAATAAATAACATCATAATTATTTTCGAGAGCCATTACTTGATAGCCTTCAGGAATAGATAAGTCTCTAATAGAGCGTACATTTCTAATTAAAATATGTGTGATATTTTTATCATTAGCAAACATATCTTTTAAATAGAAATCTTCATATGCTTCATTATCAACCACATTTAAATCTAATTCTGCGTCAATTAATGCATAACAATTAGCAAACATATTACTCATATTAGATACGCCTGTCGTAGACATATTAGTAATATGTTTTAAAGAATTACATCCTTTAAACATAGCATTCGCATCTTGTTGTGATAATGCAATGCCATCAATCGCTTCGATTGCGTTACAATTTTCAAACATAGAGCGAGATACTTTTACATTCGTAAAATCGATTGTAGGTACTGTTTCAAGTACAGAACAATCTTTAAATGCTTGTTCTAATGTTTTAGTTACAGGTAAATTAATAGTATCAACTAAAGTCATTGCTACACAATTTTTAAATAATTTTTTAGCAGTTATGACTTTAGGGCCATTAATAGCTGGTGCTGAGATAATACAAATACAATCTTCAAATAAGGAATCTAAATTCTTAACATTTGAATAATCAAATGGAGGAATAACTCGAATTGCACGACAATTACGTAACATAGCTTCCATAGATTCAGCTTTCGCTGTGGAAGTCATATTAGGTACATATTTTAATGTAGTACAGCCATCAAACATAGATGTAAAGTTTTGACAATTATCTGTTACTAAATCACCTACATTAGTTAATGCAGAACAATTTTCAAATGTACTAGTTAAATCACGAGCAACGTGAGTGTCTAATTCAACAACATTTTTAAGTTGTTTAGAGTTAGCAAATACATGATGACCGAATTCAACGACTTTAGGAGCTCTAAATTCTACTAAACGAGAATTAGCTAACGCATAGTTACCTAAATGCATTTCATTAGGGAACCATAAATGAGTGACTTCTGTATTGGTAAATAAAGAACTATCTGTTTCATCGGAATGTAATTCTGTTACGAATGGTGCATATACTTTTGGATGACCTTGTAGTTCATGAATATCTTCAGCGGTAATTGGACCTTCATGTCGCCATAACCAATAATCAGCTGGCACTTGTAAATCTTCCTCTGTTTTAGCAGGACGAAGTTTGTCAATAGTATCTTTGCTGTCATTAATCATTTTAACTAAATCCATTAAACCTTTTAATGCATCAATATTTAATGCAGTATTTGCTGGAGTAGGCAAATCAGTTACGAGTTGTTTATTTCTGTCTTCAATTAATACATCTGTATCAGTATCAATCCATAAATCTTCGATTTTACCAATTAATTTAGTATTGGATTCTTTACAAGATTTTTCCCAAAAGATTTCAACTTCGAAATCATTATAGTAAAGAGCATTACCTTTTTCGTCTTTAAAATCTGTTTCAAAAACGATACGGTCAGATAATGTTTCATCATCTTGCCAACCATTATTGATAATGCGACTTAATGGTACTTCATAGCGACCTTCTTGTAATACTTTAGTTTTACATACTTCTGGGTCCCATTCCGTTAATTTAGTTTTAACGATTACTTTATAGTTAATAGGATATACTTTAGCATTCTTATCTGCGTGGAATCCTTTTTTAACTGTTAATGCTGTGTGTTGAATATCAGATACTTCACGAATCATGTCGCCGAAAGCAACTGGTTTATTTTTAGAATAATAGAAACCATCAACGTCAAAGACTTCTTTACCTTTTACATTAACGATTGCATTATCAGGAAAATCACCAAATGCTTGTGTATTATATTCATCAGTTAAATAGAATACGCCTTCACGACCAATCCGTAAATTTACTTTAATTTTAGAGGAGGCTTTATTGTCAGCATTTTTCCAATGAACTGTATAGATACCAGTATCATGTGGGATAAATTGTTCGCTTTCTGCTTCATATAAAGTAATGCCATAATATAAATCAGCTGCGTCGATATCATAGTTAGTAACTAACGCATTTTGACGAGAATCTTGCCCTTGTTTAGTATACTCTAATGCTTTATTCATATTATGTACATCGAGGGTAGCCATTTTATTAGTAGCAATAAATGTTACATCATAATAATTAGTATCATCAGCATTTGTTAATGCTTCAATAATCATAACATAACGAACTTTAGTATTGCTTGTATCAGAATTATCATATTCTTTTAACAATGGATAATTAGATGGATTAGATTGTGCTGTAAAAGTAGATAAGCCATTTAATCCGTTTAATGCTTGTACGCCATTACGAGTGTTAGCGTCAACTTCACCATATGGGTCAAACATTTTAAATTCAGCTAAGTGCATATCTTTAGATGCATCTACATTTAAAGGATATGATTCAGCTACTAATAAGCCATCATCTTTAGCCTGAATTGGATTTTTAAAATGAGTTAAGTTCTTTTCATTAATTACGTAACATTTTAAAGGACCAGGTTGACCGAACTTCTTAACTTTAATCATGATGTTGCCAAGATAATTTCTTTGATAAGAAGTTGGAATACGGAATGTAGTACCTACACCTTTGCCTACGGAATTAATTTTTCTTACAATCCAATGTGTATCATCATCAGTAGATGTATGATATGTTTTTTGACCAGGATGCGTAGCGATAATTTCGCCCATAACAAAAGCTCCGTCTACGACAGAACCATAAGAACGATATACATCTACTTCATCTTTAAGTACTCTGAAATCTACAGCTGGAGTAAAGATAATTGTTTTACCATCTTTAGAAGCTTCGGCTACTTGTACTTGTCGAACTTTATTTTCTACTTTAGAATGGAGAACAATATGGTCATCTTTTTTAAATAGTTTCCAATTATCCTCTGATACTATAATAGAAGTTTTTGTCATAGGGTCTTTAGAATCTTCAACAGATGTTGCAACTACGTCTTTAATATGACGAGGCATTTGACGACGGAATGGGTCGTAAAAACCTTCATACGTTGCATAACTTTTGCCAAGACCTGCGGAAGCAATTTCTGCTCTGAGTTCATATACTTCAGATTTCAATGAGGCAATCGCTGCATTATATGCATTACGCATTGCTTCTGTGTCATTATTGAGCAATGCTCCCTTAACGGCAGGAAAGAAATAACTTTCTGGTTTGCCGTTAAGATTCATAGCATTACGGACTGTTGTTCTATCTTCAGGAGATACAGCAACAGCAATATTTTCAGAAGGAACACCGCCGACATGAGTTGTATCATTTGCGGATTCACTGTTATAAATAAATCCTTTAATGTGGAGATACTCTTCAATGTCATGCATATTTAGCATTGAGATACCGACTTTAGTAAATCTTTCTGCCATTATCTATTCGTTTCTCCATTCTAAAATAATTTTTTTAGGTTTAGGTGAGTATGGTTTGCCACCATTATGTTTTTTATATTCTTCTGCTGCTTGTGGATTAGTTTTTAAATAATCATTTAGTGGGTCAGAGATAATTTCTTCAATATGATAAGGAGAATTAATTGTGATTTTTCCTCTATACATATCTTTTGTATATGTAAATGTAGAAGCATCATTATCTCGTAAACCTAAGAATAATCCATCAAGATAAATCAGAATTTCATCATTTGTTTCTAAGATTGCTGGGTCTAATTCATTACCAGTAATATCAATCGAGAAACCATCATTAGTAGGAGGAACTTCTAAATATGTTTCTATTCTATCTAAATCTTGTTTTACTTCGATTAAAATTTTATCTGTTTCTGAATGTTCCATAACACGTAAAGAACCATCTACATGATACATTGCCTCACCAAGTTCGTTACGAATCACTTCGTAAGGGAATGTGTCTTTGCCGCCAACTATTTTTGTAAGTGAAGAGTTAAAAGAAATAGTATAGTTGTCAACAATTGTAAAAGCACTTTGCGGTTGTCTTACACCATCTATATAAACTGATACACGACCAGGATAAAGGGATACTCTATCATTAGGATTTGCATCAGGGACATCGGTTCGGTAAGTCTTATATACATTAATCGTATTTGGGACGATATGTTTTTCGTCTAAAATAATACGTTTGCAATAAGACTCACTTGGAGCATCGACAGTTTCAATTACGTAAGTAACCATAGCTGGAGCTTGTACAGGAGAAGGTAAGCTAAAACCAAGTCCGTCTGCGTTTTCATTAACGTAATATTGTCTAATGCCATCTATGTAAACAGAAAGTAAGCCATAATTTGGCTCAAACTTATCTGGAATTTTAAAACGACGATTGTCAGTAGTGTATTTGTTTTGACCACCATCTAAGAAAATATTTTTAATAATGAGTGGTTGACCTGAAAAAGCTGTATATTTAAAAGCATATACATCAAGTCTATCGGAAAATTCATCGAAATGAATATTATAATTAGCTAATTTGTCATTATTTAATAAGACAGATGTTCTGGCATTTTGATAGGAATGACAGAAGCATTCTAACTCATCGATAATTAATTTATCTTTTGCATTAGCTGGGTCATATTTAATCCATCCAGAAGTATCTTTACCTTGAGGGTCTTCAGATGTAATCCAGATGTAATAATCACCAATAACATTGCCATTGATTACATCTTTAATAAAGAATTTAATTTCATTAGTGTTGCCTTTAATTTCTTCTGGTTTACCATGTTGATAAATAGAAGTTTCGTTATTTAGTAAAAAGCCATTTAAATATACTAATGTTTCATTAAATTTACCTGTAATCATGGCAGGCAATGCATTTGTATCACTAAAGAAACGATTATATCTATCTTTAAGTAATGTGTATGTTTGCCCTTCATGAATGCCATTAATAGTTAAAGTACCAGCATTTTGATTACGAATAATGTCTTCGTTTTTAACTAGAATGCCATCAATGAAAGCGATAATAGTATCTGTTGGTTTAACATCTACATTATCGTAAATAATAACACCATCAGTTGGTACATGACCAGAACCATTTTTGACTCGCATAGTAAATGCTGGGTCTGATTCTTCACCTTGTAATTCAGCTACCGCCCAAACAGTATCTCGTGGACAATCTGGAATCGTATAGTTTTTATTATTTTCAAACACTAATCCATCTTGTTGTGTAATCACTTCACCACCAATAAATAATAGTGGGTCTTTATAATAATCACGAGATAATGTAATATGGCCTTTACGATTAATATCTACATCGTAAACATAACCAAATTCACGAATAACAGAATGGAATCCAGTTAATTCCATACCTTGTGTACTATCTTGAATGGTAATTATTTTTTCTTGGTCATCTTCTGTATAGGTATTATCTTCTAAGTTATAGCCATTAATGAATATATTATGTGGAGCTGCAAAATTAGGAACATAATAGGATGTTTCTTTTTTTCCATTCCATACATGCTTCATTTGACCAGTTGTTTTAAAAGAACCAAATTCAAAAGATACGATAAGAACATAATCAAAATTTTGAGAATATCCATGATTTAAGAATACGCCATCTCTGGTTTTTGTGTAACCGCCATCACCAATAATTTTTTCTGGCAATAGTAATTCACCTAGAGGAGAATCTCCTTTAAAACCATAGAGTTCAAAATTTTGTTCATCGAACTTAATCTTAGTTGTATTTCTGTCGTCTCTGTCTATTTTAACTAACCGTTTTTTAATATGTCGCAAACGATTAGAATTAACGTGGATGAGTGATGGACGTTGTTCATAAATTTTACTTTTCGGATATTGGATACAAACATTAGATACAGTTTGATATGTAAAATCTAGTTTTCTATCTAAAAATACACGGTCAATATTAATATTAGGAACTAAGAATTGGCTTAGTTTCGTATAATCTTCGTCTGTACTCTTAAAAATATGACTAGCAAATGTTTCTGGAATAACGCCATCGACTGGACATACACCGTCTTGACAAGTATGACAGATGCCGCCATCCATACCATTATTTACTTTTCCAACATCCCATGTATGACCATCACCGTGGAATTCAGAGCCAGCTGGAACATCAACTTTATTTTGTTTGTCTTCTTCGAGTTGAGTCTCGAAGTCATCTGCATTGTAATCCTTAATAACACTATTTCCAATGGAGTTTAATGGTGAAATTAATTTATGATTTTCAAACGCAGACATATCGAATTGGGAACCGTCCTGAATTAACGACCTAATTGGTTTCCACGTTGAACCATCGAAATACATTAGAATATCATTATTAATCCATAACTGACCTAATACTGGATTAGAGCTAGGATTAATATTTGTAATTTGGTCTGTGATTTGGAATTTTTCTGAGAAGAGATTTTCCCAAATCCCAGTATTTTTATGATATCGTTTTAATGCATTTTCTTTTAAATTTAACCATAAAGCGCCATCAATTTTAGCGTCAGGAGTACCTTTTTCTTCAGTAGGCGTATCTAGTAAATGACGAATGGCTTCGTAATTTTTAGATAAGTCTTCATTATAAAATAATTCAGATTGCCTACCTTTATTGAACTTCCTATCGTAAGGTAACGTCAAAAAGTACACCTACTTTCTTTATGCTTAAAACACTAGGAAAAGTTTGTTCATTGTATATATTACTATATTATAAAAAATAATCCTAGTCATATTTTAAATAACTAGGATTATTTTTACTTTTTATCTATATTAAAAAATTTATGGAATTTTTCTATAATATAATTTTTAATATATTTCTTTTTCCAAAAATTAACGAAAGATTTTGCATATGTATGTTTGTTGTCATTACATAAAGAACATGGATATTCACAAGTAGGACGTTCATTTAGTAGCATAATCATGCGTAAATCTTCTAATTTTTCCTCCCATTGTGACCATAGTTTTGAATTATTTTCGTTTACATCAATAAGACCATATGGATTTTCTCCATACCAGTCATTATTACAGATTAATAAGGAACCATCTGTATCAATCGATGTCGTAAAAAAAGGTTTGTGACAACATTCATTGGGAATTGTGTCATCGCCGATATTAATATTCATAGACCTATTATTAAGTAAACCTATATTTTCTAACGTGTAAAATTTTCTAAATTCTTTATGAGTAAGATAACTATATATTTTTCTGTTTCGTTTTGTATCTTCTACTGTGTATTCAGAAAAAACAAATAATACATCTTTTGTTTTTTTATGTATTTCTCTTATAACATCTTCATTATCGCCATTTGTTATAATTTGTATTTTAGCAGATGGGCAATACATTCTAATAATCTGACACATATAAGGTAGTTGTGGATTTTCTGTCGGTTCACCCATGCCATTAAAAACAAATACACCTTTAAAATCTTTTCGATATCCTTCGATAGCTATACGAGAAATAACTCGATAATCTAAAAATTGAGGTTTTGTTTTTAATATTTCTTCGTTCTTTTTTTTATTAGATTGAGGACAAAACATACAGTGTCTTCCGCAAATTCTTGAAGCACATATATTGATTTGCATTAATGATGTATCTTTATTTAATTTATGAATAGAGTGAAGATATGCTTTTACTTTTTCTTTTTTTTGTTCAATAATTGTCATATAGATAACCTATTTATTGTTGATGCATTCTCTACATATATTAGGAATGATATTATTTAAATGTTGTTCTTTGAGTTCTTTTTTAGTAATCACTCTCATATCTTTAATATTACCTAAAATATGTTTATCTGTATGACCGTAGCAACAAGTTCTGATATTTAAATTAGCATCTATGTACAATCCTTTAAATAAAGACCAGCATGGCATTTTATTTACTTTAGATTCTGTTTCGCCAACGACGCCACCAATACCATCTTCATTAAAACCGCCTTGTGTTTGTAATGGAATATAATAGTGAAATATACCTGGGAATAAATAATCCATAATTTTACTATGAGATTCTTTGTTATATTTTGATTCATCGATAACAGTAGATAAAGCAAACTCAGTATTATGTCTTTTGCATTCTGTATTCAGTAAATTAATATTATTAATAATATCTTGAATTGAAATATTTGTTTGTGTGATGTCTTTAATATCATTAGAATCTTCTAATAAATAATTAAAAGAAACTTTTAAAGAATCAATATAAGGAATGGCTTTTATAATATTATGTATGCAAGTCCCATTAGTCGTTAAATAGGTAAAATAACCAAGCTCTTTGACTTGTTTATAATAGTCTGCGAGCTTAGGATGCAATCCAGACTCTCCCATATAGAACAATCCTACTTCTTTTAAATCTGGATATAATTTTAAATAAGATAGTACTTGATTGAATTCTTTATCTGTTAAAAAGTTTTGTCTTAGGTTATTTTGTTTCATTTCTTGTTGATAACAGAATTTACAATTAAATGTACAGGCTCCCGTTAGTTCGATTTTTGCTGTTGTAATTTTTGTATCTACATCTAAATTAGTATTATTAGAAATTAATTGTACTCTATCTTGAACTGTCATTATGTATAGTAACCTTCCATTCCGAAGTTAATGGCAATTTATTTTTAAAACCCTTTTTGATAATTGCATTAGCTTCTTTGATTGTTTTATGTTTTAAAGGTTCGAATGTTTTTTGTAAATTTTCTTTTAATTTATTTGCAATCATGTTAATATCAAAATCTTTTGGTTCATATTGTAATGTAATATATATTTTATTTTCTTTCATATTATATCTCCATATAGAAAAAGAGAGAATTAAATCTCTCTCGTTCTAATTTTATGAGCAAATTGTTTATAATAAGGACAACCTTTCGTCCAGTTTTCTTTCCAGCAAGATTTTTCACAAACATCAAAAAATTCACAAGTTAAACAAATAGCATGAGCTCTACATAAAATTCTTTTATTCATTGTTTCTTCGTAAGTATCTTTTATAATATTTGCGAAACCATCGTATTCAGAAAATTGACTACAAGTTGTTATGTTACCAGATGGATGAATGGTTAATGAGGTAGAAGAACAATCTGGATACTCTTTATTTTCTTCTATATCTTGTGTATTTAAAATGTTTTCTACGCAACAATTAACAATAGAATCTTTAGATATTTTATAGAATGTTTCCATGAATTCTTCTTGTCGTTTGGTTAATGGTTGATGACTAGAAGCGTCTTCGCCATTATCTATAATTTTAGAAAAGAAAACTTCATCGAAATGTAACATAGTTAGTAATTTAAAAATTTTGTGTTCTATATTTTTCTTGGATAATAATTCTTTTGTCATACAAATATTTAATCGTAATGTTGCATTAGTATATTTACGAACATATTCTACATTTCGTCTCCACAACAATAATTGTTTAATATTTCCGAAACGAATGCCAATATCAAAACTCGTTGTGATAATATCCATCTGTCTTAATACAGCAATATCTAATACTGTTAATGGCTTTGCTAAATTAGTAGTAATTCGCCAAAAACAATCTTGTCTATTTTTTGCGAGTTTATACATAGATTCTAAATCGCCAAGTAGTGGTTCTCCTCCGAAAAAAGCTACGTTAGCGTATTTAGGTATCCATGTTTCTAATAATTGAAATGGATATGTAATAGGTTGTCCATTTTTATTAGCAGCGTCTAAGCAATGCTTACAAGATAAGTTACAAGCATTAGTAGTTTTGATTAGTATTTCCATATATTATCTATGATGACAGTTACTATGACAACTAGAGTGACACAATCTTGTCGATAATTCTACAGGAGGTAATTGCTCCCATTTTTCATAAAATTTTTGTAATAAGTCTTTAAGTTGTTGAGCATTAGTTGATTGATTTTTTAATGCTACAAATTCTGGTTCTAAATCATTAACATAATTAGCTACACGATAATTATCGTTTAAACGAGCATATTGTGTATCTTCACCAGTTACTTCTACATGTTCACCTTGTCCTTCTGGTTTTTTACGCATTTCAGTTTTAATATGAACACGACGAATAGAGGACCAAAAATAGGCAATACGTTTTACTTTATTATATAAAATTTCTGCATCCATTTTTTCGCCTGGTTGAATATCAGTAGCTGTGCTCATTTGAGGTAAGCTACTATTAATACCAAATGCCCTACGGATGTCTCGTTCAAATTGCAATAATTGGTCAGTAGTATCTAAATTACTAAATGGAACATTATCGGAATGCCATACAACTTTATTTTTAATTTTATTTGTTAATTGAGTATTAATGAAATCTAATACTTCATCAATACGAGTAGGGAAGTTTGCTTGAAACGCCATTTATAAAATCTCCGTTCTTTACTTTTAAAAAGGTATTTTTGGGGAATTTACAAACCCCTTTAAATGTTTCACAATCTCCGCCACAATATTGAAACAAATTACAAGTAAAACATTCTAAATTAGTTGGCTCTATATTATCTCCAGAACAAGTATTGGGACAACTTAATGTTGAACCATCAGCATTAATAGTAATTAAATCTTTACTACATTTTGTATTATATACATATGTATCATATGTGATAGCATCTTTCATTTTTAAATATAATACATTTTTTTCTTTAGGAATTAATGTAAATAATGTAGATATATATAAATCTATTATTTTATATATGTCTGGGTTAAATTTACTACCTAAAAAAGATACTCGTTCAATGTCTATATATTTAGGATTTAATTCTTTAATAATATTTGCTAGTTCTTTAGGAGGTTGATTTAATTGTTCAATAGATATAGTAACAATTAATGTATAGTCTTTTAATAATTTTACTTGTTGTTTGAATATTTCAAAATCTTTTTGATTATAGAATCTATCTATACTATAAGAAGTAGCGGTGTTTCCATTACCTAATGTATGTATAATTTGTAATTGCTTTTCACCAATAGGTATTACCATATTTGATGTCATAGAATATTCTTTATTTGGATATTTTTTTATAACATCTAATATTAAATCTGGATTCAATAATGGTTCGCCACCATGAAAAATAATGTAATCAGGATTGTACGTTTCTATGGCTTTGTAAGCCACATCTTGAGTCATAAAAATAGGTTGTTGTGGCACATAACAAAAAGGACATTTCATATTGCAAGCTTCTGTAACTTTTAAGTACATAACTTGTTTTTTATTTGTTAACAATTTTATATCCTCTTGCTTGTAGTTTGCGAGCCAATCTTGTATTAAATTTATAATAATTTACATTATTATATCCGAATTTACAATCTGGATTATTAACGTATTCTTTGATAGACATATCAAATAAATCAGTATTATAGTTTCTTTGCTTAAATGTATTGCGTACTTTTTTATAGCAATCTTTATCAAATAATTGTTTAGATGTCATAATATCTGATTTAAGAAAATGAAAAGCTTCTGATATAATTCCGAATTCTTCATACTCTTTTCGTTGATAATTTCTAATTTCATTAATGATATCACAAATTCTAAAGTAATGAAATTTTTCTTGGGCCCATTGTGCATCTAAGTGATTAATAGCAAATTCTGCTGGAAAGAGTTTGAAGTTTCTCTTTACTTTTGATTCATTACTATGTCCGTACCAATCTTCTGATTCTGGGTGAATAATTGCATTGGGAAATCCATAAGTATCTTCTGCATAGCGTAAAGAGAAAATATTATAGTTAATAATATCTCTATATTCATCATATGTTAGTCCAAGAAGATGACAATATTCTTTTAAAAAATTATTCATGTCTTCTATTGGATATACGTTATATTGTCGGGTAGAAGATGTTAAATCTTTTAAGTATTCTTCGAAATCGATATGTTCAAAAATATTTTCTTTCCAATTTTCTGTTTGATGAATATTAAAAAAATCTTGTGTGATATAACTAAAATTACATGGGTTTTCTGTAATAAATGTCTTGTGCATAATATTAATAAACATTACATTTTTACCTCTTGTAAATTACGAACAGCTACGCCTACAGGATTTTTTTCTGTCGTTAAAAAATACAACATAGAGTATCCTTTAATACATGGTTCAATAAATAATTTATTATATGTTAATTTATTTCTAGCAAATTCTAATAATACATATAAGTTCCAGAATTCTTCTTCTTTGCGGAGAGAAATAATATTAGTTCCGATACTATTTTCTTTTTCTTCTAATTTAAGAATACTATTGTCGTATTCATCACCAGCAATCATAATGTCTGCTGCGAATTTTAAATTTACGAGAGTATCTAATACTTCATGCAATAATTCAAAATTATTTTCAATAAATTCTTTATTAGCTGGATTTTTACTATTCATAATAATACTTTCCAAAGCATTAATAATAATTTTATTGAATACAGGAATAGATACTTGTCGATTTGTTGTTACATATTCCTTAATTAATTCTGTAATTAAAGTATCGTCTGCATCATCTAATATTAAATCACAATCCATTTTAGTGTTAGCAATATAATTAATAATTTGTTTAGCAGATAATTCAGTACAATCTTTTAAAATAATATCGAAATGATATAAATTAATCGTAGCATAATATTGTTCGATTTGTTCTGAAGTTAATGGTAATTTAGTTGTAATATTATTTTTCATCGAATTCTCCAGCGATAATACGTTTAAAACTTTCTTTAGGAAATGCACAAATATCTTGATACATTAAGCAGTCACCACCACAATATTCTGTGATATCACATAGTAAACATTTTTTAAATCGAGTAGCGTATTTTTGGCGTTCACATAAATGACCTACATTACCATCAGGTAAAATAATTAGATGTTTTAAGCAAGAACCGCAGTAGACTGCTCTATGTTCTGTTTGTGTTAATTTAGCCATTTTATAGAATTCATTAATGCGAGTTGGTAAATATTTAGTAAGCTCACCAATATAAGCATCTACTTGTTCATAATATGTTTGGTTTTTAGAAATTTCAGGATTACCTGGATAATCAAATAATCTATCAAAAATAACATTAGATGGGCCAATGATATTAATTAAAATGGCTAATTCTTCGGCAGGTATTTTTAATTGGTCTTCTGTGATAGTCACAAGAAGTTCAAAATCTTTTTTATTTTTTAAAGCATGAACTTGTTCTAAAAACCGATTGAATAAATTATTATTAGAAAATCTATCAACACTATAAGAAGTCGTAACGAATTGACATCGATTTAATACTTCTTTTCGTTCTGCATCAAGAGGTACTGTCATATTAGTCATAATAGCATATTCCAATTCTGGGAATGCATTCATTACGTCAAGAATAACTTTGCTATTTAATAATGGTTCGCCACCAAAAAATACGAGACGATTAATTCTATTATAATATTTTTTAACAGATGCGATAGCTGTTTCGCTATCCATCATATCATCTGTATGTTCCTGGTAACAGAATGGACAACTCATATTACAAGAATTAGTAACGACTAATAACATATTTAAATCTTTTAATGCTGGCATAATTTCTCCTTCTTGAAAGAAGACATAATTCGTTTCATATTAGAACAATGTTCTTCTTCATCTCCATTAACTTTAATGTCATGAATATTTTTGTGACATGAATTACATAGTAAAAAATTATCACAAGTTATACATTCTGATTTTATATATGGATAATCTCGTGCAATTTCTTGTTCATCGTATTCAGATAATTCATATGTTTTATCTGCTGTATAATGATTATCTCCAAAAGCTCCACATGGATGCACAAGCCCTTCTGGATTAAAACATCGAATGCCAGAGAGACATTCATTATTCCAAGGACATACAGCAGTTTTACCGTTTAATATTTTATTTATGACTTGTTGTGTATTATGTTCATATTTCATTAAACCAGCTTTATAGATATCGATGTAATGTTGCATCATTTTCCAATGAGGATAATACTGTTTACTTCTTCCTGATTGGACAGCTGGGTTAATTCTACAAACTGTACCCAGACGTTTAGCAAGCTCTACTGTTTTTATAACAGTATCTTCATTTTCTTCTGATATAACAGCCAAAAATGAAAAACGCTCGCCTCTGTCTTTTTCATACATATCCATGATTTTCATCATATCTTCTTCTGTATATGGGGTACTATCTGGTTTTAATCGTTGGTTACCATATTGAAAAGAATTCATAATTCTAAATCTATGTTTTTTAAACAATGGTCGCCACTTATCTGGATGTTCATAATAATCCCAGAGATTAGTTGTTAAACATACATATACATCTGTATGACCGTATTCATCCAATAATTTATCTAGCTCAAAATAATAAGACGGCGGGACCATCAATGGGTCACCGCCGTTAATAATTACAGTCCCTATATTGTATTTTTCAAGATAGGGACGTAAGATATTTAAATCAAATAAGGTGTGTTCTTTAGATATATTATTAGATGAACAGAATGTACATTTAAACTGACAAGCCATTGTCGGTTTAATAATTAAATCCATTATTTTAATTTAATCCTTAATCTACGTTTATCTGTTCTATCATCATCTTCAACTAAGATACCAATGATTTGCAATGGATTATCTTTCGTTGCATCATATAACTTAGCACATCCTTTTACATTAGAAGGGACTACATAGTTATTTCGTTTAGCTTTACCTACGAAAGAAACATGTACTCTACCTGCCAATGCAACGGGGATATTCCTGTCTAAATTATAATCTAAAAAATCTTGCTTGTCAATTGGGTCTTCACCACCAATGATATGTCCAAACTCATCAGAATGAACGCCAATTACTGGAATATCTTGTTCTCCAGTATGCGCTACATATTCCTCTGTATTAGAATGTGGATTTAATATAATTAAATCGCCTGGATTTGTTTCTTCACCTTTAGGGAAGAATTCAGCATAATCAGACCAGTAAGAGCCATAAATACGTTGACCAGTAATTTCTTCTGCTGCAATTGTACCTGTTCTAATATTAGGGATGTTTAAAGTTTTTGTTTGAGCATTGTACGTTACATTTGGAACATATTTTACTTCTTTATCTTTTGTATTATTAATAAATAAAGCAGGCATAGCGTTTTCATTACCTTGCTCGATATTAATAGAAGTAGCTCTAATATTAGTTAAGTTAAAAGAATAAGTTCCATCTTCTAATTGTGTAGCATTAGATTCAGCTACATCACCACCAACTTTGAATTTAAGTGCTTTAAATTTTTCTTTAACTTTATTTTCTAATTTTTCGAACATAGGTAAATATCTTGAGTCATGATGATGTGTTTCTACATCGCCAGTTAAACCAAGATTGTTTAACGCTGCCGTTTTATCTGTTAAATCAGATAAATTAGCAGTACGCATTAATCTATTTTTAATAGCATCCGCATAAATGCTAATCCATTTATTATTCTTTTTCCATTTTAAAATACTCATATTACACCTCAGAATAAATTTGAACTAGCACTTTAATTTTATCAGTAGTTTTATTGATAATATCGATACATTGTTTATCAGCTGCGTTTTTATAAATTGCTTTAGTAATAGCAGCGTCATTTTCTAAATATTTTTTATATGTAGGAGATGTAGTTACATCGTCTCGCACTAATACATCTGCTGCGATATATTTTGTGCCAAGACTTTCATATGTATATGTTGCACCTAATGCGATTTCTGTTTCAATAAATTTAACTGCATTATTAGCTACTGGAACTTCTGTTGGCGTATTATTCGCATTTAAATGATTAGCTGTAAATAATGCTATACCATTAGCTTTCGTTTTGGTAGCTTCTACAATAGTATTAATAACAGGAGACGCTTTTAATGTTTTGTAATTTACATCACCTGTAATTAGATTAATAAAAGCACCATTATCGTTAAATAATACATAACCAGTTTTGATATCCAAGAAGAATTTTTGATTTAGTCCCCAGTGAGTAGTAAGAGGGCCACCAGATGTATAATCAAAATTAAAGAAATTAGTTTCATCTTCTTCTGCTGCTGCATTAGGGTCTGGATTTGTAGAATGGATTTGTCCATCTGCTAATTCATTCGTAATTTCAATTAAAGAATATACAGCGTAATTGCCATAAGATTTAATTTTACCTTGTGCATTCGTAACAGAAATCATATTATCACGAATAAATCCAGTCGTTACATAAATCTTATCATCAAAAATAGAAATAATGACTGGCATTTTTTTTGCTTTATAATCGTTTAATTCTTCTAGTGTATTAGCAAATACACCAGCGATAAATAAATTACCACTACGTAATTCACCAGTACGATTGACATCAGAATTAGTTACGAAAGCCATCATGCCGTCCATACCGTTAATTGGATTAGCTTTATTAACGATACCATTAATTCTATCTTCAAGAGATAATAAATCTAATTTAGTAGGCAAACTAGATGGCATATATTTACTAAGGATTTTGCCATCGCTTAATTCAATATTATTATTGCTAACGGCATCGAGTTTTGTTTTTAACGTATTAGTTTTTTCTTGTAATGCTGCAATTTTAGAGCTATTAGCAGTTGTGATATCAATATTATTTTGAAGATTTCTTTTTAATGTATTAATTTCACCATTTAAATTAGATACTGTTGTACCTAAAGATACAAGAGAGTTAGAAGCATCTCCAGACGTATTAGTTAATGCTACGATAGCATCGTTAATAGTTTTTTTAACGGCTTCTAATCGAGTTAATCGTTGTTCATTTGTCTCGATTAGATTTCTAATACTGCCATCTAAATCATTCATTTCGATAGGAGTATCGGATAAACGAAGTCCACGTTTAAATGCAGTGTTAACGCCTTTTACAGAACGAAGCAATTCTTTAATGTTATCGTTCATATCATCAATAGTAAGAGGAGTATCTTTACGATGATATTCTAAACGAGCGTCTTCTTTACTTAATTTTTTAGTATCAAGATTGGTTAATTCATTTCGTACAGGCGTATCATTATAAGAACTTGTACCATGATTTGCATTAGTAATTGCATTTTGTAAATCTTGATTTAAATCAGAGAAACTAATAACACCAGAATGTAGAGCATGCTGAATCCAATCTATTAATGTTTGGTCAAGATGTTCTAATTTAATTTTTTGGCTTTTACCCATTATATATCACCTCTATTTCCAAACACCATTGAATGTTAACCACTCATTACCTTGTCTAAAACGAATGACACGTTCATTTGTATCGAACCATAAATTGCCATTTTCAGCGGGTACTGGAGGATTAGGTCCGATAGCAATACCTTGAATATTAGCAACTTTAGGTGCGAAGTCTTGACTAATTAAATGAGCTGGAATTTTACCAGAACTATCTAGTACAGGAATATTGCCAGCAAGTTCACCAGTTGTATGTCCTTTAACATAATCAGCATTACCGCCATTAGCTGGCAAATTAGCTGGGAAGTCAATGATATCACGAACATAATGTGAATGATTTTTATATTCTACATTATCGATGATACCATAACCACGTAAAGAATTGGGGCGTCCAACGATTTGAGACCATTCAATCGTAGGTAATGGTTCTTCGCCTGTACCTAAATGGTTGTCATCAATTTGTTCTACTTCAATATCTTCAATCCATAAGTCGCCATTTTCAGACGCTTCTGGTTCACAGTTGCTCATAAATACACGAGGATATGGATTACCAATTCTAAATATACGCATGTAACGTACAGTTACTTCTTGACCAGGAATTAATTCTTCATCGAGTGCAAAATGACGAGTATCAATTTCTTCTACACCACCAGATTTAGCATCACGACGTAATATATCATCAATGTATACTTCCAAATAAGAACGTCTTGGGATATATTCACCGTGTTCTAATTCGAAGACATGCTTGCCAGCTTTTTTAGTAACTCTACGAGTTTCACCTTCTGTATTTGTATATACAGTGACTTCACCATTTTGACTTTGCTCAGAAGTTTTCTTAATCGTAAATACTTCTGTGATAATCATAGTATCACGAGCGATACTTAATGTACCGTCATTTTTAATACCAGCTGGTACCCAAGATGTCTCAGAAGAATAAGACATATCTGTAGATGCCCAAATTTCTTTTGTTTCGAGGCCTGTTTTATAATCGATTTTATAATAAGGTTTTCCATTATTATGATATACCTTATCACCATCAATGTAAGCATTTTCTAATAAATTGCCGTCTTTAGTAACTAATGCACCTTTTAGTTTGACGGACATAATGCCACTTTGAGGATTTACTTTAATTGTGCCATAAGGAATACGAGACCAATCTAATCGGCTTGCATTTTCTTCTGTAATAATCATCGTGCGATTATGTTGTGCAATCGATTCGCCTACTTTATGTATTCCTCTTGGTTGTTGAGGAGCTTGAGGCATATTTTAAAATATCCTTCCTAAAATAATTTGTTAATAAAAGCTTTTGTTAACAAACATTGGTTTGTCAGTATATATATTACCACATCCTATAAAATAAAAATACGGAGACTTATATGCCTCCGTAAGATTATTTTACATTATTAATCAATGCTTTGATAGTTGTGATATCACGTTGAATATATTCAATTTTACTTTCAATTTTATCAAAGTCATCTTTCTGAGGACTTGTGTCATGAAACCGTTTATTTTCGCTATCAATGCCTTTACTGCGTTCATCATGTTTAATCAAAGTATCATTAATATCATCTAATGTAGCATCAACATTAGTTAATATAATTTGAATATTTTTAAGCAATTCGCTTTGTTTAATAATGTCATTATGAAGTTCACTATTTATTTTATAGCTTTGACTCAATCGTCTTTCTTCAAGGTCATCACGCCTAGCTTCGGCATCTCTTCTAATTTTTTCTTTTTCAGGTTGGATTTTCGCAACATAATACAAAGCGTATCCAATTCCAATGAATATAATAAGTATCTCAATTGGATTGTCTACATTTGATTGTTTAATGAACTCCAAGACTGAGATAATTACTTCACTCATTTTCTTTCCTTACTATGTTTAATAAGTAACAACATTCACAACTACATTATTACTTTCATCTTATTTTTAAAATTGTATAATTTCAAAATATAAATTTTTTAAGTCTGCTGGTTTAAAATTTTTATTTTCTGTTGATAAAATTTCAATATTAATATTGCAGAAGTTAGATGGACTATTTTTTTCTAGCCCATCATTTTTTTCTCCAGATAACACAATATTACTCATATTAATAATGCCGTAGTTATCTACTTTTTGAATTTCTACTTCATGGTTATTAACATATACTTTACAGAAATCTAGTAAAGTCTTATCTTCTTCGTGTTCAAAGAACATATTAATATTGAAGTTAGAAAAATCTGGTACATTGGTATCACCAAATCGGTTATTCCATAATTGTAAGAACAAATGAATTTGGTTATTTTTATTTAATGTACCACCATAGATTTCATTAGTAGGAGAATATGTATCTGTTGATTCTACTTTTGCGTACCATTCAAGTGTATTATCCACGTCGCCCTCCTACTTTTAATCTATTAATATAAATAGTAGCCCCAGCCTTTACAAGATAATCTTTTAAAATTATATTAGCATTAGGTGCTGCTACAGAATCCGTATCGATTGTATAATCTGCATCTTTAATTAATACACGATTATCATTTTCTGATACATAAAAAATAACAATAAAGTCATTAATGCCATAGTCATTAATTGTATTTGTTTTTTGTGCCGTTAAAATTAAGTACTCTTCTGGATTTTCAGTAATCATTCGATTAGTAATTTTATTAGATAACTGGGAAATATCAATAATAGAGCTTGTAGTCAATACATTACTTGTATCAGGAATGGATTGTTCTACTGTATTAATTCTATTAGAAATGCTTGTATTTGTATCAGCTTGATTTTCTTTAAATGTATTAAGTTCAGTATGTAATCGTTTATTATCTTCTTGTACTGCTTTAATTATATCTAATGTTTCTTTCATAACAAGAGATAATTGGTCATAATTCCAAATGTGTTTTGAAATTTTGTATTCGATACATTGGTTAATGGTTAGTGGTTTAATAATTTTAAAATGACGAGACATAATATCGCGAACAGACATATCGTTTTTATCGACCGTTTCTGTTTCATTTTTCATTTCTTTAAAGTCTATATCATATACTAACCGTAAACCATCTACCCAAACTTCTAATTGATTTTCACCAACTTGATAATCTTCTTCTGTTTCAAATACTTTATTAGTATGGTCAGCAGAATAATAAATGTGATTTTCGTTCACGAAAACAGCTGCTCGTTGGAATGTTTCATTCGTATTAGCAGAAGCAACTTGATGATGTACGATAGCTTGTACAGGTGTGCTTCTATCTAATGGTTCTACTAATTTAAAGCCGATACCTTTTGCAAGATATGGTTTATCTGGTGTATCGTTAGCTATAATTTCTTCATATTGGTCTTTCATGATAACGATATTATCAATTAAGATTAATAAAGAATCTGTACCTGGAACATAATTCATATCCATTCTATCTTCTGGGAAGATAAACGTTTGGTCATTTGTTGGATACTGTTTTTCGCTAGGAACAAACATATAAGAATTATTGATAGCCATAGTAGAATGGTCATTAATTTTTACCCAACCATATACGCCATTTGTTGCTTTCCAAATTAATAATTCATTATTTTTTTCATCATACCAGATGTCATTCTCTTCTGGATGCTCTGGTTCGATAAAATAAATGAATTTAGGTTTTTTATATGGCTCACCATTAATCCATAGAATACCATCTTTATCGACAAATAGTTTTCTATATGTTCTATGGTTAGTATAAATAGTAGCTTCAATATTGCCATCTACATGCCAATAAATTTGACCGATTAAATAATCAGGGGCATAATCTGGAATTTGAATATGAGAAGGAGAAGTAGAAATAACTGATTTTTCATATTTATATTCACCGTCTTGTGTCAAAATAATAGAATCAATTCTATCTTCTGCCTTATAGTAAGTTACTTTAATTTGTTGACCAAGCCAATCACCAGCATTAATATATACTTTATTTTCAGATACTTTAATGACTGGTACATGAAGACCACTTTCCACTTCATGCATTTCAAGTTCTGTTTCTAGTGGTCGCTTAGTGGTTTGGTCAATATTATCATATACAATATGTTTTTTATTTGTTTTAGAATAAGGAACATATTGTAATGTTAAATATCCATCTTTAGGACATACAATAGTTTCTGTAATTTGTTTGGCGTTAATGTCACCTGCATCAAATATTCTTGCAGGAATAATTTGTTCTTGTCCTTGTTTATTAATAAAAGTACCATCTGTTACAGACACTTTTAATGTGTTTGTATCAGCAGTAATATCGAAACCTTCTACAATTCCTGGACCGCCAAGTCGTAGACGTTCTCTGTCTAACCATCCTTTAACGGTCTCGAAATTGTAGTTAATTTCTGATGCTTTTATTCCTGGACCAAAATCTAATGTTTTTAATTTTTTTTCCATAATAATTCCTATTCAAAAATTAATGTAGGGATTTCGCCAGAAGCGATGTGTTTATCTAATTCTTTTAACAATAATTGTTCATATTGTTGTAAAGCTTTAGGTAATTTAATAATAACTGTAGAACCAATTCGATATGGTCTACCATAGATATTACCAATATCAATCATGTTAAAATCATCTTGTGCATTATCTGGTAAGCCGCCACCAAAGATTCTAATATCAATAGCTTTTGGTGCCTTCGTTACTTCTGTATATAATTTACAAATAATAATACCATGTTTATCCATACTGTATTCTTGTGCGTCAACAAATTCAAGCAAATTAATTTTATCTACATGTCCTCGTTTTGTACACAAATAATATATTTTGGTTACATCAGGAATTTCTAATGTTTGTTTATATGGTATATATATTTCTTGTTCTGAACTAAATATAGGGTCGATTTCAATAAATACTTTTTCTTCTCTATTAAAATATGAAATATTTAATTTCGTTTCTTTATAATTAATATCTTGTTGTGTATATAAAAGAACTGTATGTCTTGTTGTTAGATATGAAATATAATTATCTGGTTTAACTGGGTCTGTAATATAGCCAGTTTGTTTTCTAAAATATAAATCTCCATCATTAGACATACCTACGAATAAGATATTTGGGTTAGATGTTTTTACGTCAATTAATGTATAAGCATTGCCAATATCATAATTATCATTTTTTAATAAATTTTTTAAACTAATTGTGTTATGATACATATTAATTTTTTGACTACTTTGTGCAATATAATCTACTGGGTCATTTGTAATCCATGTATATTCGCTTTTAGTTTTATAATATGCTTGTAAGAAAACATACATCATGACATCGTAAATAATTTTAGAATTTTCTACGATATTATCTGCGAATGAATCAGGAGCTACGATTAAGAAACCAGATTTAGGTTTGCTATAAATTAATATATCTTCATAGACTTGTTCTAATGTATATCCAAGATTAATTAAAGAATCATCTGTCGGCAATAATCCTAATTGTTTAAAGAAATGCGTTGGTTTTTTATTTCTTTTTGTTGGACGATAAAAAGAATTTAAATGGCCTTCTTGTGTAGTAAATTCAGTATCATCATTAACTTCATAAATATATTGTGTATGTGTTTTTACGAAGCACCAAATATTTGAATATGAATTTAATATATCTTGGAAGTTTAATCCATTCGGCATATGACTCACATCATTGCATCTTACAAACATAAAATCAGATTCTGTTGGTTGATATTTTAATAGATATTGTGGGATTAATGTGCCTTCATTAATTGTGATATTAGAAGGACATAAATTTCTATGATAGCCATCGCCAAAGATTTTAATTAATTGGTTAGCCAATGGAAGTTCTTGTGTGGAATCTGCTACCGTCACTTTAAGATTATATTTTTCTGTATCAGAGAATTTCATATTCTTTTTAACTACAGCACTAGCAGAAAACATAACAGGAGAAAATTCTGTAATATTTCTAGGTTCATAAATATAAGAACCACCTAATCGTTTTACTTCTGTATTTTTTAATAATTTATTATTAGAGTCAAAAAAGAAAGCAGATGGATTATTAATAATATCGTAAGCTTTAATTTGTGTAGATGTATTAAAAGAAAATTCTTTTTTTATATTAAAATGAACTTTATATTCAGAATCATATGTATCAATGAAGGCTAAAGGAATATCTTTATATTGAACTTCATTTGTTTGTTGTATAGCATCGTTGCCTAAATGAATTTTCATTATTTATCTTTAGCCTCCCGTAAAATAACATATTGATTACCTGTTGGATAAATAGATGTATTAATATAAGAATTAATGTGACCATCGGTATTACTGTCATAATTAACTAATACATCTAATTGATTTGTAGAAATTTCTATTTCGTACATATCTGTTTGTTTATTGTAGTTAATAGCATAACTATCTTTTTTCTTATATTCGACAATTAATTCATCATATTCTTCACTCATATCAGATGTAAGAGTGATAGTAGATGTATCATAATTAATAGAATAATTAGAACTATCTATTTTTTCATATTCATTAGCATATAAACCAATAGAATTAATAATATTTTTTGGTGTGCGATATACATATTGTTTATTTACAAATGAATCTTTTTTAACGCCGTACATTAAGATTTGACTATTATCTAAGATTTCTTTTTCTAACGAAAAAGCGGCTTCATCAGCAGGGATAATTTCTCGTTCCCAGTTTGTAAAATAATATGTGTAATTAGAAACATCTGTGTACTCTAAAATAAAATATTTGTACTCTTGTTTAGTTTCTGTATTCAAAGAAATTATATTATTATGTCTTGTATAGTTAGTAGTAGGTATTTCTGTATAGTTATGTGTAATCTCATTAATTGATTTGGCATTCATATTTAAGATAGTATCTTGTTCTTGAATACCATATAACTTAATGCTATAGGCATTATCTGGTAAATTGCCTGGGACTATAATTTGCTGTTCGTTTTTAAATAACTTATAGTTAAGTGTTTCTTTTACAAATTCACGATAACTAGCAGAAATATCAAAACTATTTTGTTTATCTTTATCTGTTATGATAATAGGACTTTTTATAGAACCGTTTACATAGACTTTAAAATGACTATCCGCAAAAATATTTTTTGTCTTGCCGTCTTCCATATCTAAATCAATAGAATAGATATCTGAGATAATATTAAAAGCAATCGGTAATATTCCATTTTCTGGATTAATAACTTTAGTAGTTATTTTCTTATTTGTTTCTTTGTCTTTAATAATTAATTCTTTAGTAGCTACAGTGTATTCAAAAATATATTCTACTTTAGTATTAATAAATAAATCTTGAATTGTATTTCTGTTAGATTTACTTACGATACTATACGGAGCTTCTTTCGTTAAATCTTCATAAGTTGGTACATGATGGATAATCATATCCCATGTAACTTTTTTAACTTTATCAAGATTGATATCTATCCAAGAACCTTCTGTATTATATTGTTTAACTGTTGTTGGAATAAAGTTTCCGTTTTTAATAGAAGTGATTGTTATATTAGAAACTTTACCTGATTCGCCTCTAAATTTTAAACTTACAAGAGTGTCTTCTTTTAACGTAAAAGAATTATTTGTATCCAATAAATTTTTAGGTTCATCTTCTGTTGTTTCTTCATCTGTTTTAATTAAAGAATCGTAGGTAAATACAAAAGCCTGTATATCATTTTTATCATTTACAGATTCAGTATTATATTTTAAATAATAGGTTCTTGCTTTTAGTGGAATACGAGATTGTTCTAATTCAAAGTCATGGTCGCCATTTTCAAAAAGAAAATACTTGTCTTTAAATTGAATACGTCCGCCACGAGAATTATCTAATTCATAATCCCATTTGTCAGGAGTCTTTTGTTGAATATTTGTTTCTTTTAATACATTAGAATCATTAGAGTAAATACCTAATACATAATTCGGGAACATGTATGGTAAATTAAATTCACCTAATGTAATATTTCTATTTTCAGATACTACATATTCTAATGTAATTCTTTTTTTCTTAATTGTAAAAATAATCTGAACGTCTTTATGTTTTGGCTTTAATGAATGAGCATTTTGCATTAATGTATTAAAATTGTCATATTGTTTTTCTATGATAGAAAAATCATTATAACCAATCTTAAATAATAATGCTTTATTACTTTCTTTAACAGATTGTCCATCACCAATAAAAAATCCAAAACCAGATTTATTATATGTTACTGTCGTAAGAATTCTTAGGTCGCCGCTAAATATATAACGGCAACCTAAAATATCTTGTTCAAAAAATCTAAGACCATCAGATACTTTTTCGACTCTACTATTTGGGTCAAAAATAAGCATATGGTTAAATTACCTCTAGGTTAATTGTATGAATAGTTCCTTCAACGGTATCATTTGTTACTTCAACTCTAAATTGGAAATATTGATAACCTTCAAAAATATGGTTATCTCCATGCAAGTTAATTGGATACCATTGTGTAAATACATTACGTGTTTCATCTTGACGATACCCACGAACATAGTATTTAGTATAATCTGGATGTAACGTAGAATCAATACTTGAAATTGTATATGTACCTACAGTAGTAGTGTCATAAATTTTAGATGTCATATATCCATTTTTATAATTTTTAATAGATAAAGGGTATCTTGATTTTTCAGAGTATTGTAAATAAATTTCTATATTATTTATTACTTTGTCTGTATCCATTTCAACCATAATTTGTAAATATTCTGAAATTGGCCCAGAGTAATGTAATAGATTTGTTTTCTTTTGATATTCTAATGTGCTAGACAAATTATTGTTGTAAGCATTTAATGTAATATTGAAGTTTTTAAATTTGTCAGTAACGACATTATTAATTTTAACGAATACACCGACTACATTTTTATAATCTGGAATTTGATATTTACCAGATGTAATAGTAGCCATGTCTTTAGCATAAATAGTATTTTTAATTAATTCTGCATTTTTTAATTTATAATTAGAAAAATCGTTAGTGTCGGCATTAAGTTTCGTAATGCCCCAATCAACGTTGGAACCAATCGATAACATACCATCTCTATCAATATCTAAATGATAAAGTTCGTTATTTTGCATATCAAAATCAAAACTATATGTTGTTTCTTTTACGTTACGTTCATTTAAATTAAATCCGAGCTGATTAATAATTTTAGTATGTACATCATCATCAATATTATTTTTTATAATAATGTCATCAATTGTGCCAGAACCTTTTATTAATAGATAATATTTTTTATCTGGATTTACATTAGAGATAGTATAGGTTTGAATATTATTTTTTTTGGTAAAATTACCAATAATATTAGTAAAAATAGATTTGGCAAATCGTCCCGCTTCCGGTTGAATTTCTTCAGCAATATAAATAGATAAAGAATTATCACAAGCAATGCTAATTATTTTGTTTTCTTTATAAGCCTTTGTAATATCCAATAAGCTATAAGCATTGTTATCGTTAGCTGTAAAATGAATGCCTAGTCCATATTTTGTTTTACTAATTGTTACTCTTGTATTAAAAGAGTTCCATAATTGGTAAGAATCACAAGCTGAAATATTATTTAACGCGGAGATACCATCAATTTTATGAGCATATTTTTTATAATCAATATGACAGATTGTATTCATAGTATCAGCAATACCCATATTTGTATGATATACAAAGTTATTAGTAGCTTCGATTGTATGGAATCGGTTATCTATTTCTTCTACATCATGTAATAGAATATTTTTATATTTCTTCTCTGCTTGCTCGAATAGATGTTCAAATAAATAATATTCTTTTTCTTTACGATAATAATATCCTGGATGAACCATAATCGTATTATCGATATTAAGTTTCTTAACTGTAATTGTATTATTTTGAATTAATACTTGGAAGTTAGGATTAGAACATTGAGCAACAATTTTATCTGGTATTTTATTATTAAATAAAATAGTTTTTGATTCACCATCTTTAATATCTTTAAGAATAATTTTATTATCTATTAATTGATAGGCATCAGTAGAGTAGTTTACTTTACTATATAAATCTTTAATATTTTTATAGGTGATACTAATCGGTAAATTATAGTTATAAGAGACAGTAACTGTTTTGCCAATTAAATTTTTATCGTACCATTCAATAATGCCTTGTTTACCCAATAAATTATATTTTGTATTAGAAATAATTTTACCGTTTGATGCATCACGAATATATAAAATAGCTTCGATATTAGAATGTCGTAATTTATTAAACATATAAGATTCAACAATAATGTCTGTAAATGCTGTTGTGATAGCATAATTAATTATCATATTATCTGGTGGCGTAATAATAAAAGTACTCAATTCTTCTTTGTTACCATTAATATCATATAGCTTTTCTAATGGCATTTTATTAGAAATCGTAAACCCTAAGTTTAAACTATTAATAGAAAACTTAGTTGTATTAGATTCACTAGCAGAAATCTTGCAACGAATAATAATATTATTTTGTTGTTTTCCTAGGCACCATTTTTGTTCTTCTTTTTGCGTAGCACCCTGCACTTCAAAATTAATTGAAATATCTTTTTGAGGAGCATCTTTAAGTCTTGCTTCTTCAATTCGATATAACATTAATTTGTTATCAGGAATAAAAGGAGAGAAGTTATCGATTAAATTTACACGAGTAAATTCATCAATAATGTTTGCTTCATTATATGCTATATAATCTTTATCAGACCGTAAAGAGATAAAAGTATATTCAAAATTCTTATCAAAGTTATTTGTATTACTAATAATATTATTTTTTGAATCAATAATATAATTAATAATCATAGTATCTGAGATGCCAGTATAATAAAAGATATTTGCTTTATTAGAAGTATCTGCTCTTACAATAACTTTCTTATATTGCTTGCCATCTTCTGTTTTAATAATAAAACCATCGATGTCAGAAGAGATAAATAATTCTTCTGTGCCTTGTAATCCTAATAGAGTTTTTAAATTTCTTGATTGAATAACTTCTTTGCCTTGACCAGTAATTTGAATGGTCTGCATAGATTGATTAGGAGATAAGGTTATATAATAAGCAGTTTTACCATTATACGTTGATTTGTCTAATGCAACGGAAGAAGAAGAAATAGATTCTAGTTGAGATAAATCTAATGGAATACTTTGTTTTGTAGCTGTATTATTCGTGATTGTTTGCTTAGGGATATAATTTTGTTTCAATAGAACTTCTTGATTATTTTCTATTGTATATAAATCTATATCACAGTTACTATCTATAATAATACGTTCTGTTGTAGTTGGGGTGAAAGTATCTGTTTCGTAAATAGAATTATCTGTACTTTCTCCAATATGAATATATTCAATGACTGGAGCGAACGAACTATGTGCTGTCATAGAAATATGTAATTGATTATTTTCTAATCCAGAAGTAGGCAATAATGTTGCATCGCTAGTTTTAATTAAAGAACCTTTGTCTAACCAAGTTTTAATTTTATATCGAGTAGCTTTAATATTTTTAATGCTAATTGGATATAAACCAGCTTTTGTAATAGTTACCTTTACATGAGTTAAATCATTATAAGATAAAGTAAATTTTTTAGCGCTGGACCATAAACCAGAATTGACTGTATCAATTTTATTATTAGCTTCTACATTAACGATAATAGAACCTTGTTCTTGTAAATTGGCTGCTTCATTAAAAGTAAATTCTAAATTATTGCAATCTAATTCAATAACTATATTGGATTGAGAATCTGTTGTATCAGAATATAATTCATTTTTATCATTAATTTTAAAGCCATTTAATGTAACGATAGATTTATCTGTTGTATAGTCAATCGCTTCGCAGTAAGAATTAATTCGTAATTCTTTGCCTTCTGCTCCCGCAACATCTAATGTCATTTCACCGTAAGTAGAAGTTTTATTAATTGTTAAACCATCAATTGTATTTTCGATGTCAGTATAATTTTTTAATTCTTCTCGTTTAGTGATATGAGCAAAAATATTAGAGTTAACTAACGCATTATTTTTAAGAATAAATTGTTTCTTAGGTTTTAATAAACTTGTTTTTTGTTTATTGATATTTTCTCTTTCGATATTATAAATAATCATATTGTCATATCGAGTATGAGGTTTGAGTTTTAATTTGTATTGAATATTTGGCTGCAAATCATATTTAGGAGATATTGTTAAATTACCAGTATCCATAGCAAGGTCTGCTACATAATATGTATTTGTGCCTACGAAAGTTTTGAATTCTTTTAAGAAAATAGTTTCAGGGTTAATTTTCTTAACTTCATTTGCTATGATTTTATAATTAGCTCGTTTAGGAATTAATTCGTTAGTATATCTTTTTAATTGTAAAGGAATATTCGTTTTTAATTGTTGACGAGCAATATAACTTTCAATTAATAATGGAGAATAATTATAGCCTTTAATTTCTACATCTGTTTTGTCTGTACTACCGAGCTCAGAATTTAAAAATACTTTGGCATCTAATCGCTGACCTGTACCTTGTTGATAGGCAGATGGTGTCGCATCCCATGTATTAGAAAGATATTCTAAATCTTTAAAGAAATTATTCCAGTACGTGATATCCCAAATTTTTGTACGCATAATGTCTCGGTTAACTTTAGACATTGTATCATAAATAATTTCTCCATTTTTCATAATATACATATTATGTCCATCTGGAGCTTCAATTTTGATATTGCCAGCACTAATAGAATAGAAATTAATTAGCGTATTAATAATAGCGTTTTTTAATCCTTGTTTAGTGCTATTGGTTCGTAATCTAAAAGATTGTAAACAACGATTTAATAAATCGGCGTTCGATTCATTTTCGTATCGTTCTAAAGAAGAGAACATAGCAAATTCATCGAAGATATTCCATGTTTGTTCTCGTCTTAATTTAGCAGTATATTCATTATCTTTAATGGAATAATTAATATAATCATTAGCTGTCGCATCTGGATGAATAATTAAATGTTCATCTTCGTATAATGCCAATGTATGATTTAGTAAAAATTCTTTTTGATTGTCTGTGACTTGTAGAGCTATATTGGTAATTTTTAAATCTTGAATATTTACATTACCGATATTAGCTACTAATGCTACAGAAAAATAATCATTTTCTTTGCCGATATAATTAACCAAGAAAAATGTTTTTTTGAATTCTTCAAATTCTTTATTAATTATATCTTGTTCACTAGAGATAGATTGTAGATATTGACCAGAAGTAGAACTGTCTGGCCGCTTTACTGTATCTGTCCAAGAAGGAATATCTCTTAGAATTTTTTTAAAAAATTGTCTTGAAGTATCCATTATATCCTTTCTTAGTTAATTTCATCTATCCATTTAATAGTATCGAAAATAAATTTACTATCGATTGCTTGTAGTACTTTAATTCTATCTGTTTCATCATTGTCAATAAATAAAGAAATAACGTTAAAGTAATTTACATCTGGCGTTTCAATACCAATTTTATTTAATTTACCAATTTCTAAATATTCACCTGGAGCTAAACCATCGATATATTTTTTAATTTGTTTGGCAATATTAATTTTAATAGCATCAATATCTCCATCATCAGAATGTAAAAAGATTTCAAGAATTACATTTCTAATCGTAGGAATAATATATTCTACATATGTACCTGCGGAACAGATAGATTTAACTTTTTGTTGTGCTTCTTGTAATGCGTCTGTCATGTATGGTTCTTCATACATTTTAGGAATCACATAACAAGTACCAGTGCCAGCTCCCCGTGTTTTCGGAAAGTAAGAATAATTAGACCCTTTCGTTGGATTTAATAATGTTAATTGAATTGCTTTTGTATTAGCTGCTTCGTTAATTAGCATCCAATTCATTAATCTATATTTGTATTGACTATCGGATTCTCCAGTTGCTCTTGGTAAATTTATCCATTCACCAGTACTATCTAACGTTTCATTTTGCAAGAAAGACCAAACATGAGGTGTTTTGTTATTTTCTATTTCTGCATATACATCTTCTAATGTGTGAGCAATAGCATCTGTATATAGACCAATGGCAGACCCATTGTCGAATTCTTGTCCAGATTTCTTTTTAAAAATATTTTTTATATTTTGTAATATATCGTGAGCAGTTCTCATGAGTTTCCTTTCTATAATTCAAATATAAAGAATAGTTCTTCATTTCTATAAATATATAAATTGATATTTTCAGTAACAAAATTATTATTTCGTTTTATTTGTTTAGCAGAAACTCTATAGGTATCGTTCGTTATGTTTTGAATCGCTTCTAAGGCTGCTGTTTCTAATAAACTAAGATTTTGTTCATTAATAATTTTATGTCGTTGTATATTAATGGTGGAACCAAATTCTTTATGATGAAATAAACTGTCGAGCTCTGTTCTTAATTTTATCATAATTCGCTGTTTAATTTCATCATCAAAATTAATTGTAGCAATATTTTTTTCTTCCTCATTTTTATTGTCTGTAGTAAATTTCAAACAAAAATTTTGTTTGAAATTGTTTTTATTTATTTTACCAGATATATGAAAATTTGTTTTAAATACTGGATTTATCGAATTAATAAAAGAAAGAGTGAAAATATCTAATTTCTTTTTTTGCTCTAAAATAATGTCTCCAGATTGATTTAATTTAAAATCTATCATTAATATATATATCCTTTACACAAAAGAAAAAGTCCGTCAAGATATAATGACGGACTCATATATTTAAAATAATTTTTTTAGACTGCTGGTCAAGCTTCCTATAGCCTTCGATGCTTCTTTATTTACATAAGTAGACAGCCTTTGTTTTTGTTCCTTAATAAAGTTATCTCGATATTGGTTAACTCGTTTACGAGCTTCGTCAATTTTCTTTTGTACATTTTCGAATTGTTTAATATGTTTCGTAATTTGTGGCATAAGTTTAGATGTGACTTTTAATGAAATGCTTTTATTAATTCGTTCAACAATAGGTTTAACAGAATCATTAATATTAATGTCTAAACCAATTGTGCCAGCAATCGTATTAACTTTATTAAGTGTTTTTTCAAGTTGTAGTTGTTTATATTCAAGTCTTCCTAATGAACTATTAATATAATTATTTAATGATTGTTCATCTTTAATAATAGTAGTAATTTTGTTACCGTTATTAACTACAAACTTATCTATCTTATCATATATTTTTTCTATTGGCTCTAGCTTTTTAGTAATGGCATAGTCAGCTTTGTCTGCAAGTCCAAGTATAGTAGTTATTTGTTTGTTTACTAAATCTTGCAATTTGGCTTCAGCTTCATTTCGTAATTCTTGCATTAATTGTGGATTTTTAATTTCGGTAGTTTTATGCCCACGAATGATAGCTTTCATTTCCGTTATGCAATCTTCATTTAAAATAATATTACCTAAAATACCGTACTTCTTTTTACATTTTTCAAGACTTTTTAACATAGCTAAATCCAATTGGTCTTGAACAACTTGATGGGCTAAATTTTTAATAGAGTAATCTTTAAGGTGTTGATAATCTAATTCTTTTGTATATTTAATGTCTTTGGATAATAAATCAGCTGCTTGCTCTTTTGTATATCCTTTATCCATTAAATATTTCATATCATTCTTAGAATATGTTTTGCCATTAGGCCCATATGTTAATGGGTCTTTTTTATGTAATGATTTGGCTGCCTTTTCTAATTGTTCAGATGCTTTTTGTACATAGCTAGTTCTTAAAACAGATGCTTTTACTTCATCTCCTATAGCATGTTTAATAGCGTCTTTAATCGATGGGTCAGTATATTTAGTATCTTTAGATAATAATTCAATAGCTGCTTTTTTTGAATAACCATTTTTAGTTAAATAATTAATATCGTTCTCGTTATAACGTCTACCATTAGGTCCATATATGTTAGGGTCTTTGACTTTAACTTGTTTCGCTACTATATTATTTAAGATTTCTTTTGTTTTCTTTTTATTAGATAAAGAGGACTTTACGTCCTCTATATTTATTTTTGACATAAAGCCCTCCTGACTCTAATAGTTGAATGTTGTATTTTTAAAAATGATTAAGGGAAATTAGTGAATATTAATTTAAATTCCTAATCTTTGTTTTGCTATTTCAGTATATCTATCAGATAATTTTTTAACTTTATCCTTAACAGATTCTGGGAATTGTTTCCAAGTACCTGTAGGTAAATCGACATAAGAATCAAATGTATAGTTTACAAATAATACGTTTGCACTATTATCAGATTCTTTCATAGCATTACCACATAAGTTAGACATATCATCGTAATCTGTAGGAATTACAGCATAAATATGACTACTCATCATCATACTATTAGCATTTACTTTATTAGTATTTGTGTAATAATAAAGATTTTCTTCTGCGTTAATTATAGGTTGGTCAAAGTTAATAGAACTAATTAAAGACTCTAATAATTCAAGTGCAATCGGTTCGTATGTAGGATATACTGTAATTTCACAAGAACTTGTGCCAAAGAGATTGGAAATTCTAAGTGTAAATTCTTGAGTAATATCTACAGAATTAGGAATAGTTATTGTAGTAGCTTGGTAATTATCACTTCCATATACTTTAAAATTAACAAATCCATGGTCTGTACCGTTTTGAATAGCAGTTATAAATGCATTTCTATCTGCAAGTATACCAATCATAATTTCTCTAGTATTATTACCAGCGCGTTTGTAGTTTTCAGTAAATTGGTTATTAAATTTTTCTACAATCGTATCTTTAATCATGTCAGCTAAAGCAATAGGTGTATTATAGAATTTGGCTGCATCTTTGTTAATTCCTAAAGAAAAACCAAATTCATTAAAACCATTGTCTACAACTGTTTTAACTTCTTTTTTATCAACTGCTTGTGCTGCATCAATAGCGTATACAGTATTTGGGTCTAATGTACCAGCTATTTTTTTTTGTTCATATGCTTCTTTAGTTGTAAAAATAATTTTATTAATATCTGCCATTAATATATAAGCCTTTCTATATCAATATTATAAGTGGTCGTTAGGTTGTAATTGTACAATACGCCAAGCTCCAGGTCCTTCTGTTGATTCAGCGATATAAATTGAACCATTAGATACTGCAACCTGTCCAGCAAAATCTGGAGCTTTTGTTATATCAGTTGCAACGATTTTATCAATATGAATATAATCTTTTAATTTATTTTCTATATCAGTAGTTTTGGCCAAACCTTCAATAGAAGAGACTTCAATATTTTGTATTGCATTAATTATTTCTTTACCAGGTAAAAAGTATGTAGTGTCCTCATCAACTGTATTGGACTCAATCATGCTTTTAAGTTTATCATAATTAATTAAAACGGCTTTTTCTAATGTTGCCATTTATAATTCCTTTCTATATTGGGATTATATATTAATGTGGCTCTACTTCAACAGTAGTAATTTTTGCGAATGGATTATGCCATTCTGTGCCATTCCAAAATACAGGTACACCAAGAGTTGTATCAAAGTATTGTTGACCAACTACAAGGTTTTCGGTAGGACGTTGTTCTGTAGTACCAGAAGCAACAGTAGCTAATTTAGCTTTAAGAGCACTGATTTCAGATTCTAATTCTTGAATTTTTGTATCATATGCTTCTTTAGTTACAGATACATCAGATACTTCAGCTTTTCTTACATAATCATTAAGCTCTTGTTTAATAACAAGTGATGTTTGAACGTCAGATTTAGTAACAAAATCAGCTAATCTACCTTCAATTGCGCCAACTTCAGATTTAGTAGCTAAATTAAGTGAGTCATCAGATAATTGAGATTTTTTAACATAATCAGTAAGTTTAGCATCTACGTCCATAGTTTTAGCCAAGCCAGAAACGTCTGGAATAACGATACTAGAAACAGCTGAAACGACTTCAGCTTTAGTAGCCAAATTACTTACATCTGGAATTTCTAATTTACTAGCTAAACTAGTAGCAGCTTCAGCTTTAGTAAGTAAACCAGATACATCTGGGATAGCAGACACATCAGCTTTTGTAGCTAATTTAGTATCAGTTTCAGTTTTAGTATAAACATTTTTAACTTTTTCAGCTACAGTAGTCAAATCAGCATTTTGAGCTAAAGATTTTAACGTATTAACAGTTTCACTATCCAAACCAGCTACAGCGTTTACTGCTTCTTTAGTAGCATACGTTTCAGCCACTTCAGATGCTTTAGCCAAACCAGTGACGGCTTCAGTAACTTCAGCTTTAGTAGCTAAACCTTCGACAGAAGGAAGTTCGGATTTTTTAGCATAAGTAGCTTCTACTTCAGATGTTTTAGCTAATCCTTCGATAGATGGAATGGCAGAAACGTCAGCTTTTGTAGCTAATTTATTATCAACTGCTGATACTTCTTCTTTAGTAGCCAAATTAGAAATATTAGGAATAGCGGATACGTCAGCTTTAGTTGCCAACTTAGTATCGACATCAGTCACTTTTGCAAGACCTTCGATAGAAGGAACTTGTACACTAGCAACAGCATCTGTTACTTCTTGTTTAGTAGCCAAGACAGAAACATCTGGAAGTTCAGATTTTTTAGCATATGTAGATTCAACATCTGTAGTTTTAGCCAAACCTTCTACAGAAGGGATAGCACTTACGTCAGCTTTAGTTGCTAACTTATCATTTGTTTCTGCTTTAGTATATACATTATCAACTTTATTAGCGATAGCTGTTAAATCAGAATGTTGAGATAAATTTTTTAATGTGGCGATAGTATCTGCATCTAAACCGTTAATTGCATTAACAGCTTCTTTAGTTGCATATGTTGCAGCAACTTCAGCCGTTTTAGCATAATCAGCTAATTTAGTTTCTACTTCGGATTCTTTCGCAAGACCTTCAATAGATGGTGCAGGCAAATCAGTTTTTTTAACAAGACGATTTTGATAAGCATCTCTAAAAATAACATTTGTCACATAATCTTCTGTATGAATATCGCCTTTTTTAATATAAACATTGTTTAGGTCAGAAACTTTTGCGAAACCCTCTACATCTTTTTTGGTAGCATATGCTGTTTTAATACCGCTAACGTCTTTAGCGACAATTTGAGAGAATGAACCAAGAATTCTTTTAAGTTGTTGTACGGAAATGCTCATTATTATCTCCTTTAAGAAAATAATATATTATTTAAATTTACCAGACAAAAAATATACTGTCTCTTCATCAACTGTGTTAGACTCAATCATTTGATTGAGCCTATCATAGTTGATTATGACAACCTTATTTAAGACTGTCATAAGTATAATCTTTTTATATTAATAAAATATTATAGATGGCTTTCAGAATCTTCGTGTGTAGGTTCTTCAGCAGCTTCAGCTACAGGAGTTGCTTCTGGATTGGCTACTGGAGTTTCTGTGTGAGTTTCTTCTGTAGAAGGAGCTGCTGGTTGCTCAACATGAGTTTCTTCACCTGTTGCTGGTACAACTGGTGCAGCTTCATGAGTTTCTCCGTTAGTTACAGGAGTTTCTGTATGTGTTTCTTCAGTAGTAGAAGGTTGAGCTGGAGTAGTTTCATGAGATTCAACTGGAGCTGTTTCTTCATGATGTTCACCTTCTACAGGAGTAGTTTCATGTGTGCCTTCAGATGGGACTACAAGGGCTACTGGTTGAGTTTCTTCATGATGTTCTGGAGCTGGAGTTACTGTTTCATGATGTTCTTCTGCATGTGTTCCTTCTGCTGGAGTTTCTGTATGAGTGCCTTCGGCTGGTGCAACAGGAGCTACAGGTTGTTCTGTATGAGTTTCGTCTTTAGGCGTTGCAGGAGTTTCTTCATGTTTTTCGCCAGTAGAAGGTTTTTCTGTTTCACCATCACGAGCTTTTTCATAAATATCTTTCATGAAATCATCATCAATAGTTTCGTTATCTTCTTCTTCTTTTTTGTCTTCAGAAGGTTTTTCTTCTTTACCAGTTTCTGGTTTAGCAGATTCATCTTCTTTTTTTTCTGTATTTTCACCAGGAGTTACAGGAGTTTCTGTATGAGTATTTTCGCCTGGAGTTACAGAAGTGTCTTCGTGTTTTTCACTTGGATTTTCTGTATTACCACCAGTAGAAGGTTCTACAGTTGTACCACCATTATCTACTTTTGCTTTTTCTTGTGGCCAAATAGATGCTACATATAAACGAGTATATTCTTCACCATTAACCATAAAGGAAATTTTTTGTTCAATAGTAGATTGAGGAATATTAACTGTAATTGTATTTGCTGGTTCAATTTCTTTTAATTCATTTGTAGCCAAATTCAAGAAAGAAAGTTTCTTGATATTACTTAAATCTTTAATAGAAATTTTGAATTTTTGTTTTTGTTGTTTAGCTTTATCATAATAAACAACAATATTCGCTACAGTTTGACCTTTATCATCAACAGTAGTATCTGTTTTATTGCCATTGTTCTCAGCAGGAACATATTTGTAATTATCGAGGTTTACAACTGTACCTTCGTCATTGTCATTAACAACAGGTTTAGTATTACCTTGATTTGTAGTTGTAGTAGTTTCTGGCATGTTGTTACCGCTTGGCAAGGTTGTATTATTATGGTCATCTACAACGCTAGTATTTTTTTCCTTTGGTTTGCTCATGTCAACAACTGTTGAAGTAGTATTATCAGGAACATCACCTTTATAATTAGGTTTTACGACTGCGTTATTATTTGTAGTGGAACCAGAATTAGTATCTCCTTGCTTCCCTTTCTTAATAATATCTTCCGATGCTAAGTTAGCAGCGTCAAGTAAATCTTTTAAATCTTTAGCTTGAGCTTTATCACTCGCACCCCAAAGTAAACTAGATGCAAGTTCTTTAATATTAGCGATTGCTTTAAGACGTTCTTCTTGAGACATACCGCCATCACCATAAGCTGCTTGTACTTTTTTACAAACTGCTTTGGCAGTAGCTCTATTAACGTCTTTATCAAGCATAGCTAAGTCAAACCAAGCCATCAAAATATTATATAACAATTGGGCATATTCAACTGTTCTATCATTTTGAGGCAAAGTATTTGCTTTTGCTTCAATAAGTTCAGTAAAAAATGCATCTAGGTTTTTTACTGTTGCATAAAACTTACGAAGCGGAGTTGTATACAACTCTAAATTTTGCATATGCTATGCTCCTTTAAAAAAAGATAAACAACAAAAAATAATTGTTCTATTACAATATTACTTTATACTTTAAATGTATTTTATGAAAATCAAAAATATTATTGTCCTTGAACTTCTCTAAGAGCGTCAATAAAACCTTTTGCATATGCTCCGCCTTCATCATCGCTATCAATAAAATAACCACCAGCTTTCATGAGTTCATAATATTTTTGAGGGTCATTATTTTGTGATGCGTTAACTAATTCTTGTCCATACTGTTCATAAACAATTGTATGATTTGTAAATGCTTCTGCACATTGCTGTGCATTTGTATAAAAACCAAAACCAGTTGATGTCATACCAGAACCAGCGTCCCAACGAACATTACCGTAGTTATAGTTACCATTAGGGTCATTTTCTTTACCAGATTCATGAATAAATTGGGCAAGAATAAAGTCTAATGAAATACCAGATAATTTAGCAGTAGCTTTAGCTGCATCCATTAATTGGTCACCAACTTGAATATTGCCAATTGATACTTGACGAGTAGATGCAGTAATAGGTCCATGACCACTACTACTACCTATACCAGAGCCACCGTCTTTATCAGCTCCATAACGACCATATTTTGCGTCATTACGTTTAAGACCTTCTTTGCCAATACGAGAAGCTTTATCTTCAATTTTGGCATTAACTTGATATCCTTTTTTAGATAAAGCAAGAATATCTTCTTTTACTTGTAATGGGTCATCAATTTTTAATGCAGAATTAATATCGGGCACATTTAATTTTGGTCCGAATGGGGCAATACGTGCTGGACGTCTAATCATCATATAGCGTCCTAATTGTCTATCCCAAGCACGAACTAATACATAGCCTGCCATAGTAAAATTACCTACAGTGGCAAATTGATTATCTTGTAATGGTACAGTTTTAAATCCTGTAAATTCATATAAGTTAGGATTTAATTTATGATTATTAATAACCATTTCATCTGTGAAAAATTTAACTCGGTTAGAAGTAGTTACTGTTTCCAATCCTATTGTGTCTACTGTACCAGATGGATTCATTTTAATTTGAGCTTGTTTACCAGCTGCTAAAGAGATTTGGCCATTTTCACGGAGAGCCATAGAAGAGCCATATTCTTCGTTTACAAAACCTTTTTCTGTTGTTCTACCAATATATTTAGACTTGTCTTTAATTTCATCTAATTTAGTATTAAATCCCTGTGGTTCATCAGCTTCTAATGTCACATCAATGATAGATTTAGTATCTTTAGAAACAGCATCGCCAACAGTTTGTGGCATTGTTTCTTTAGGTTGTTCTTGATTAGGAATTGGTTGCTCTTCTTTTTTTATTTCTTCTTTTTTATCTGGATTATTTATTTTTTTATTTTTGTCATCAACAGGTTTATCTTTAAATCCCATTAAAATCTCCTTTACATGATAGAACCACCAGCTGGTCTGCATCCCTCTTTATCGGAATATATATCTTGTTTAATTTCCATATTAGAACGAACATCCATATTATAGTTGCCAATATGTCGTGCAATAACTACACAAGTATTTTGTGATTCTTCGATTAATACTTTATCTTTAACAGACGGAAACCAATCTGTACCAGAACCGTATAATCTTACGACTACATTTTCTTTATTTGTTTTATTTCCTTTACGGTCTAAATATATAATATCGACCATATTATTTTCTTCATGTGTATTAGTTACTTCTGCCACTAATGTAACTTTTTCATAGTTATTTTTAATGAGTGGATTTACTATATTTTGATTAATTGTATGTTTTATACTAGGCATATATTTCCTTTTTATATGTAAATAAAGAGTAGACAAAAGATATCTACTCTTTATTATATCATATTATTTTAATAGTTTTAATAAAGATTCTTCGATATCTTGATGAAGACCTAGACCAGATGTGCCATCCATATCTTCCATGTCAAATGTTAATTTTTTAATTTCTGGTGGGCGTTCTTCTTTTGTTTGTTCACCAATTCTATCTTTATTAGTTTTATTTTCTGCTTCAGGATTTGTTTTAATTATATCACCACTATCATCCCATGCTTTTGGTTGTACAATTAATGGGAATCGACAAGATATAACTGTTTTATTATTTCCTAAATCTTTTGAGTCAAAAATAACTGGATTTAAAGACGTATTGTCTTTAGCATCAAATTCAATCTCTTCATGGAATTCTTTAATAGCTTTCGCAAGTGCAGGAGCTGCTTTATCTACACCATGGAGAATAAATGTATAACCTGCACCAGCTACTGATTTATCATCAGCAATACGCAATGCAGATTCAAGAGCAATAAATGAAGTTTTTGTTTCTTCATAATTTTCGTATGGGTCAGAAGCATTAGCTGCTGGCATATTATTTTTCGCTCTTCGAATTAATTCAAATAATATGTTAAGAGCTTCTGGGTTTAACATAGGAATATCTAAAATGTTTTTTCCATCTTGCCTTGTTTCTACAATTTGTTTAATATATGCATCTTGTCCATCGAAACGAACATTTGAGGTCTTAACATTTTTGCCTTGGTTAAGTCCAGGAGTTTCATGAATAATTTTAAAGAAACCTTCTTTAATATATGGAGCTAAACGAATATCTTTAGAGATTAATCGATTGCGTTTTAATTTATTACTAGCTAACCAATTTTGGTCAGTATCCATATTGAAATAATCATAAGATGCTTTAATGGATTCTGGGTCATCATAATCAGCCCGTTGATTAATTTGCATTTGGCGATAATCTGTTTTAGATAATGTTTTTTGTTCATTAGTACCATCATTAGAAGCCATAATAGATTTTACTTTATTGGCAAAACGATTACCAGATTTATATTTATCATATTCATCTGTTGTTTTATTTGCATTATTTACGGCATCTTCAGTATCTTTATTTGAATTAGATTCATATTTATCTGCTGTTTCTTGCAATTCTTCTGGAATTAAGAAGTATTTCAATCCACGAGCAATTCCGAATCCACTGTCAACTTCACCGCTACCAAATACAGTATTAATAGCACTTTCAAGGAGGCCTTGTTGGTTAGCAGTTCTTGAACCATATACTAAACCTTTTTGACCATTAACACCAGCTGTCCAAGGAATACCGTATCTTTGTAATGGATACATTTTTACAACTTGTAGATTTTTAGCAAATCTGTTAAAACGTATCATAGCAAAATCAGCTACCATTAATATTTCACCAGCAAATGGAATTAATTTAGAACCTACTTTTAGTAAACCTTTGCCAGCTGTTTTAAATATGGAACTAGCTACCTTTTTAGATATTTTAGTTTTTAATTTAAAATTAAGATTTTTAACACTCTTAATTTTACCAATTACTTTGGCTTTTTTAGCTGATGCAGAATCTTTACCTAGCTGGACAATATCATCTTTAGCTTGTCGTAATTTATCACCAAATGTCTTCTCTTGCATTTTGTCAGATGTCCAATATTCTTTAGTTTGTGTTCTAACTGCTTTAAAAGAATCTTTTAAAACGCATACACTATGAGTAGCAGCTACTGCGAATACGGCCATATTAGATAAATCACGGAATATAGAATGAGTTGCATTTTCGAATTCATCATCTACAGTAACAATACATTCAGGAGAAATAGCAGTAGTAAAACCTTCACTACTAATCATGTGAGATACTTCTTTTACGATAGCTTGTCCACGAATGCCATTAACTTCATCATATACGTAAATTCTATCTAATGGATTTACAGATGGGTCGCCTACAACAATCATGTCGCCTGCATACATTCTAGCAACGGCTTGTCGTAAACCAGATGCTGTCATTTTCCAAGCGATATTTTGATTATTATTAACCATGCCTTTATCATCTTGTGCACCGAAGATATCAAACATACTCAAAAAATCTTCTACGTACTCATTATTAAATAATGAGTTAGTGATAGTTCCAAGATATGGGATACCTTTTGTAATTAAACCAGTATCATATGTCATTGTTCTTTGAGCATCTGGATAGATATCGATGTCTGCATATAATGGTCCAATTTTTTCTTGACTGACAGAATTAAAAGAACCACTGTTTTGATATAAACCAACAGCAACAGTATGCATATCTTTAACAGATGTTACCCAACCATTTTGAATAATATCTTGGTAAGAATTATAAATATGGAATTGTTGGAATGGTTTTCTTTTTTCTACAATAGTATTTGTGTTTTTATCCCTAGCGTAATCATACGCATAATAGTATCTATTCATACCCATAAATACTGTTTGACGTAAACCAAAGTTTCTAATGCCAGCTAATGCATCAGGATTTAATGATTTAGCGATATGAATTACATCCCAAGGAGAACGACCAAATACATCGAATGAGATTTGAATTTGTTGACCATCGGCTACAATTTCTCCATCATCGATTTTATTAGGAGCTGTTACGGAAAAAATGTTTTGACATGGTTCACCAGATTTAAAGATATCTGTAAAATCAGGATTACCGAAATTAGTAATGCCAAATGCATTTCTATCTATATAGTCAGACACAATAGGAATATGAGAACCAAGTCGTTTTAAAAATCCACCGCGCTGTGTAAATAATCCGCGAACAATATTAATAGGAGAATCTGTATTAGCAAAAGCACCGACTAAATCATCTTGTCTTGGTAGATGATAAGCTTCCATATCTTCTAAAATAGGATTAATTAATTCTTGTCCATATCCAGAACACTGTAACATAACTTTATCTTCAGTAGATACTTCTGCGATGACGCCATTAAATACAGTTGGCATTAAATTAGGATTGGCTCCATAACCAAGTTTAATTGTTAACTTTGTACCTGGTACTAATCGTAACGCAGGTTTTACATCTTTAATTTTACGTTCTCGTTCTTCTATTTTTTCCTGTTCATTAGGAACAACAATAGGAGTTACGATATCTGCAAATGCATCCATTAATGTAAGATTTGATGTATCTGGGTAAATAGAGTCGTCACCAGTTAATAAGAATGAGCCATAAAAATTACTCATTTCAATTTCTGCCACATCTACTGGATTATCTTTAGAACGAGTAACGGCAATAGAACCTAATGCATTATTATTATAATAATTATCGTGCAAATGCCATTTACCAACATCACGTCCTTCATCAATAAGCATCATATAGAAGGTAGGGAATGCTCTTAACATTCGACCTCTAGCATCATATACAATCATATCGTGACAAGCATGTGATGCATATGTCGTTACATTTTCAGCTGCTTCTATATATTTTTTTTCATATATAGTGTTAATCATTTTATTAACGACTTTATCTTGTGATACGCCAGATGTATTAATATCTTTAATTCTTCCTAGACCAGCTAATGCCATAATTGTTTTTCTAAATACCATAGCACTTGTTTCATTAGGATTAATTGTTTTTCCTGGGATAACACAACCTTTTTGATAGGAAGATAATGCATTATATTCTTTGGCTTTAATACGACTTAATAATTTAGAGTCACCATCACAAGCTGTTAACAGATTAGCTACAAATATTTTACCACTATCAATTTGATATTCATTCTTTTTAAAGAATTCAATATTTTTAAGAAGTTGTTCGTCTACATTACTAGAGACACCAGATTTCTTATATTGGTTTTGAATATCGAGTTCCGTAACAGATGTTTTTCTTAGTACATCAGAATTAATAGATGGATATACATATTCTTGTGTTAATCTTGCTAACCAATAAAATACTAAACGCAAATAAGCAATTGTTGCGAATTTAGTATTGACGATACAATTTAATTTATAGTCAGGTACTGCATTTTTATTGGCTCTATAATATGGGTCAAGTACGAACATAGCACTGTTAATTTTTTCTTTATTATTATCAGTAGCTACATTATTATTTTCTTCGCCAGTGATATTATTAATCGCATCTTGTGAATACATTTTAAATCTAAATGTACCGAATTCTAGTCCTTGTTCTACAGCTTCACTAACTGTGTCTGCATATCTTCTTTCAGAGGCATCTTGTGTTAATCCATTGATGACAGCAATGAAAGTAGAATTAGGTTTCCAATCTGTTGCTTTTTGTTTACTAGAATATTCTTTATCAGCTGTTGCATTACAAGCAGCGGCATAAATAATATCACTTACTACAGATAAGAAATTATCATTTATATTAATATATAAGGCATTACATAGAGCTTTTACAGCATCAAATTCGAACCAATATTTTACATAGCTATAAATAGTACTTTTATCATTAACTCTTGCGATATCAAAGAAATCTTTCCCTTTTTCCAAGAATACAGTATCTTTTGTGATATCTAATATTTTATCAGAGTCTTTTAATGTAATTGGAGTTTGTTCAAGATAATATAGGAAGTCATTAGCGGCTGAAGTAGATTTTTCAATTTGTTCACTAACCCATTCACCTTCCGTAATCTTTTTACCTTCTTTTGCTATTTCTGCTTGTACATGAGCAGATGTAGTAGCGTCTTTATTATCTTTATTTTCTACGTTTTCTTTTTTAGCATTTTTTGGATTACCGAAAATATCTTTACCTTGTTTAATATCAGTAGATTTTTGTATTTCTAATTTATTACTTTCTGTATTATGTTTTTCTAAAGAATTGTTAGTATCTGGTTCTGGTGGTTTTTTATATTTATCGGTTGCAGATAATAAAGCGATAGCTTGTTCTTCTGTATATTTATTTTTAATTAAAAAATCTATATCGTTTTGTTTGAAGAACTTACCATTAGGAGCTTGTATTTTAGAATCAGGACCGTTATCTGTTAACGCCTCATCAGCTTTTTTGCGAGCGATATTAGATTTTAATTCTTTATCGTATTTCCGTTCTAAGAAAATAGTTTTAATATCTTTACATACTTCCCATGCATCAAGATTAGTTTCTTGACCTTTTTGATGAGCTGCTTGTTTTAGATTTTCATTAAGTTTTTTTAATGCTATTTTTTTAGATGCTTCTTTAGCATCATTCATTTGAGATTGCTGTTCTTTAGCAATGTCATTCATATTTTGAATCGATGTACCTAAACCATCTTTAGCAATTAAATCAAATTGAGCACCAGACTCATCAGTAATGGTTTGGTCACCATTTAATAGTCCATCTGGTTTAATTAATTTTAAAACAGATTCTCTTAATACTTGAGAAGTTAATGGGGCTAAGTATACAAAATAAAAATCAGGGTCTACATAAATTCTATCGTCTTGGAATAAATAGCGAGTAAACTTAAAACCTAATTTTTCTAATTCAGAAATTTTAGGCAATTCTAAATCTGGATATACTTCTACTTGTCCAATGACTTGTTTTAGCATTTCGAAGTTAGCCATATTAGTATCTTTATATTCATCTTGGAACCAAGAACGTTCTTTCCATCCAGAGTTAATACCTTCAATAGCAGACATCGCTTCACGTTGACGTAATGTTCTATCTACAGAAATCATAGAGATATTAATTTCATACCATCCTGGAGAACCTTTAATTGTATCTACTTCGATAGAATGTGGTAGTACATCATTAATATCAATTAATTTTGTAATTTCTGATTCTATCTTTAATGGATAACATGGAAGAATCATTCTATATTTTTTTTCATATAGATTAATAGTTCTTGATAATCGAGATAAATAAGAAGCCGTTTCTTTATTATTTGTTACCATTTTTACATTAAACATGGTACTTGTGCCACCCATGTATTGACTAGATAATCCAGACCCATTTAATGTATTAACGGTAGCGAAATTATTACTAAAAATAGTTTGATAATCTGTAACAATTAAATTTGGCAAATTAACTTCTACATATTTTAATAATGAATAATTAAAAATATTAGCTGCCTGTTTCCAGTCACCATCATTAGACATTTCTAATTCATTCATATCAAAATCAGTATATTTCTTTTGCGTAGTATATTTATCTGCAATAGATAGAATACTAGCTGATTCAGTTGTTGTATCTAATACAAAATCACTAATTCGTTTATAGCTTCTATTATCTTTATCTTGTAATTCATATTTAGCTACATAACTAACAGAAATAACGCCTGGATTAGAAGGAGTTCTTCCTGCGTTATCAGCATCAGAGTCATTGGGAGTAACCGTATTTTTTACATCTTTATTTTGTAAATAATATGGATATTTATCTTTATCTAAGTGGATATCCATTGTAATGCGATATAACATAGTTTCATGAGTATGGTCTGTAAAAATTTGATTTGTTCTATATGTTATATCTTTAATATCGTCTTTGTTTTTAAATTCAAGATTCATTAATGTATCTTTTAATTGAGGCAACAATTCTTTTGTTGGGTCATCAAAAGTTTTTAATGTTTTAGATGTCTCAAATTGTTTCGGTGTTTCATTTTTATCTACGTCTGTATTATCTTCAGCATATTTTTTTAATGCTTTATTCCATTCACTAGAAGCTGCTGCTTTAGATATAGCATCACCTAATTCACCGATTTTAGTTAATTCGTCCCATTGGTCTTTTGTTTTTGGCTTCATAACACCATCAACACCAAATACATCTTCCATGCGTTGGTCCATCATCATATCGAGATAATCTTCATCTGCGATGTACATGCGTAATGTAGAGTTATGGAACTTCATTGGTTGTAAGATGGTATGATTTTTTAAATGTTCTTTAATATATTGATATGAATTATAATCAAAGTTTTTAGCAGCTAATTCATTACCGTTAATCAAAGCACGTTGATAATAATATCTAAATACTTTCCAATTAATAGAAGCACTAAAATAATTTCTATCTTTTTCAGAAATACCTAATGTTGTCATTAAATCAGTTATTTCTGGCATATATGTATTATAGTCAAATTCAGTTAATGTCATTTCTACTTTAACTGCTCTTGGTATTCCATTTATGTTTTGAATATTGATATTATTAATCATAACGGCATGAATATCAAATACATTATTTAATAGATTGTTTTCTATTGGCAAATAGGGAGTAAATTTAAATTGAGAAAGTAATGCTCGTAATCCATTCATGTGATATAGGATTTTTTCACCATTAGGTAATTCATCTTCATATGGAAAACCATTAATCCCTTTATCTCCATAAAAATAGCCACTTAATGTAATAGTACGTTTACCATCTTTGTTACTTCGTATCATACTATTTTGTGCACGAAGTAATGGCATAGATTCTCCACTTGATTCTGATTTCATCGTAATCGTTTCTGGAGGAATCATAAATAATACATCGCCTAATAATACTGTCCAGTCATTTAAAATATATTTATCTTGACCTAATAATTTCTTTTGTATTTTATATCTATCATCTAATTCATCAAATACAGAATTAAATGCATCTACATATTTTTGGTCTTCAATATCATAGCCATTTGTAATATATGGATTTTGAGTATTTGGTTCTGCAATTTTTGCTTCTGTTTCACCAGGAGCTGTTAATAAATATTTACCAGCATTAAACCATTTGCCATCTGTTTGAAAATAAGCTGTACCAGATAATGTGTGCATGTCTAATCCAATATTAGCTACACCAGTTACTGGGCTTTTTTCAGATTCAAAGTTATTATTAACAATTTGAATTAATGTCTTAGCAGAATTATTGTCTTTAAATTTATTTAATACTTCTCGTACTTGAGATTCTGTACCTAGATTTTGAAAATATCCAATAAATAATTTACTTGGATTAATATTAACATTTCTTGCTTTATCATTTTTAAAATTAAAAGCCGTTTGTTCTTTAATGTATGTATCAAAATCTGCTGGGTTATAATTACAATCATTTTTTAAAGCGTCTAGTAAATCTTGTGAAATATTTACTAATGCTTTTTTTAGTGTATCGATTTGAGAAAAATCAATAGCAGAATCTTTATCGTTTTCATTAGAAATCTGATTAATTTTTCCTAATTGACTTTTATCAACAAATACATAAAGTACACCATTATTTTTATTAATGAGTTCTTCTAATCGTTTTTCAGCATTAACATTTTGTTGGACATCGCCAGTTTTTAAAAGATATTTATAAGTACCGTCTTTTAGTTTTCTAGCTTCTCTATCTTCACCATTGATTTTAATAGTTTGTGTATTATCATTCGCATGAATATGGTCAACTGCCCAAATAGATGTAGATGGAACAGTAAGCCCATTAATAATAAACTTAATATATTTATTTTTAATATAAGTATCAGGAGATACTTTTGTTTGATTTAATATATCTTCTCTATAAGCATTAAAAGCATCTTGATTGGCTTTAATGCCAGATTTTTCTTGAATAGCATCAATAGAACAAATTAATGTTCTACCATCTAATACACCAGATTCACGAATATCTTCCGTAAATTCTGGTTTGATTTCTAAAAATAATCCATGTTCTCCAGCATCAAATTTAGATTCTGCTTTTAATACTGGTGGAGTATCTGCACAAAATGCTGTTCGTCTAGCACTTGCGTCTTCATCTGTAGTTCCATTTATTTTTTTGTCTAATATTTTTAGGTATTCAGTATCAACTGCACCTAAATAAAAATCACCCATTTCTGGCAATAAGAAGCTATCATCATTAAGCATGTCTTTTGTTTGAGCGACACCACTTAATTCTTCTTTTTCTTTTTCTTCTTTACTAGCTTCTTTTGCATCATTAGTTATTTTTTCGAAGTCCATGTGATTCCTTTTATATATAAAAATAATTAATTATTTGTTTTTATTTAATCATACTATATATTACTACAAAATGAAAAAAAAGAGAAGTTCAATACAGAACTCCTCTTTTTTATATATTAACTTAAAAAGATGATAACGCTTGGTTTACCATACTATTTAATTGACTATTAGTCATACGATTATCATTTCTATTAAATGAAGTATTAATATTAACATTTTTACCGCCGTCCATTGAATTGGAAATAGCCGTAGGGATTAATTGTTGAGCAATATCCTGACCACCAGGAGTATTAGCATTAATATTAATAATGTAACCCTTCTTAGGGGCTTTTTGTAAAATAGGTAATGATGTATCAGATAACTGAGGAATTTGAGATGCAGAATATCCTTGTTCAGCTGTTTTGGCATCTTGTGCTTGGTCAGTAGCTGGTGCTGGCATTCTTTTAATAATATTGCTATTGTAGCCAGATAACATAATACCAGCTGCTGCACCTAAAGCAATTTTACTGAATGAACCACCTGTAGGCATATTAGGTTTTTCACTCATCAACATTCTTTTGGCTTTGCCAGCAATATCATCGAAAGCTTTTTGTCCGATTTCGGCAGCTTCATCTTGTTGGTCTGCAATAGCTTTACCAGCTCTATTTTCTGCACCATCTTTTTGCATACGAGCGACAACTGCTTTATTATCGCTAACAGCTTTGCTTTCTGCACCTAATTCTGCTTTAGCTTGTGCTTCATCTTGTGTATTAGAATTAATAATACTCATAGATTCAACTGGGGTTAATAATCCTTTATGTTGTTTTTCTAAATTATTAACATAGGCATTAACTGCATTGGCATTAATATTTCTAGCTTTATATCTAGTATTAGCTTTTATATATTTTTCGTCAACGCCTTCTATGTCACCGAATGTAGAAGAAGCTTGTCTTATTTTGCCAGCTGGAGAATTTTCAGTATATGCTTCATCAGACATAGCTACGCCACCTTCTATTTTATAGTTGGTACGTTGTGCTACTTCGTCTGTGTTTCTGCCTACACCATAATTAATCCCAGTAGCTTGTGTTTGCATTAAGCCAGCTGTTAATACTTTAGCAATATTATGAATATGGTCTCCTTCTGCTCCGAATAATCCAGAGTTAATTAATTCTTTGGAGACTTTGCCTCGCATAGCTTCATCGCTAAAAATTTCTACAGCAGAATTATAAAAAGCTTTAGCGTGTTTTTCTACTTCTTTTTGGGTTTTAGCGTTTACTACAGCATATGCTTTTTTTGAAAAGTCATCAAAAGTCTGTTGTACAGAATAATCAAACGCTGTACCTAAACCAGATTTAGGAGTTAATGTTGCTGTTTCTGGAATGTTACGAACAGCAGATAAAGCAACAGCGAAAGCTCTATTTTCTCGAGCAATAGTAGTATAACCTAATTGGTCAGCTAAATCACGACCAGCTCTTACGTCAAATATGCCAGCATCTAAACCACCTACAGCGGCTGCAATACTTGCCATTCTAGTTTCTTCAGTCGCTATAAATTGTTTACCTTTGCTACCATATTTAACTTCTTCTTGAATGTCTTCTAATGTCTTGCCAAAGAAATGTTCTTTAGCTTTACCTTCAAGCAAAGATTCAACCTGATGTTTATTCCAAATATCTGGGGCATCCATGGTAGCAGTAATGCCATCCATTTTATTTAATTGTTCGAATGCTGCTTGTGAAATAGCTAATCGTTTTGTTTCACCATTAATGTCAATGGTAGCCATAGATTTTTTAATGGAGTTAGCGATTTGGTCAGTATCATAGTCACCGCCCATAGCGCCCATTGTTTCTTTATCTATAGAGATTTGCCCATTTTTTAATGTATCGTCTACAAAAGTATATGTATTGGTATAGGAACCTTCACGTTGAGCTGGATAACGAATTGTATTCGTTGCTACACCATGAGTTTTCATAGATTCAATCATTTCATTAACGGCACCTTTAGCATGCTTCTTGCCTAAAATATTTTCTAATTCTGTGCCATATAAAGCTCTTGCATCTTTTTCAGAAATACCAATAATCCCAGGTCTAACTTTTGATTCTGTTAAATCAGATACTTTTAAGTCACCGATAAAATGTTTATCACTATTAATAATTCTTCTTTCTTCTATAGCAGTAGAAATCATGCCATCTGTTTTACCAGATTCAAGTTGATGCATGAATCCGCCTTTTTTCTTTAATTGATTAGCAATAGCAAGATTAGCTTCGTCTAATTTAGTAGATAATGTTTCTTCTGTTACTTTCGGATTACCATTAAGATATTCACTTGCTTCTTCTAAAGCAGTTTTTGTTTTATAATCTGTATCTTTTAATAATTTATTTCCGTATTTATCTTCTGAGCCAGGAATTCTATATCCTATGGATAAATATCTGCCACTTCCTTTGGCACCTTCAGCTCTTGATTTAAAGCTTCCAATTTCTTCACCTAAATCAATAATTTTAGGAGAACTACTAGATAAAAATTCTTTCTTTTCGGCTGCTGATAATGTATTGTAATCTTCTAACGAAGTAATTCCTATGCCTTGTGTATCAGCGTATTGTTTTACGGCATCATCAGTTAATTCACCAGCACTAATAGCTGCTGCAAAGTTACCTGTATTGAATTGATGGCTTAGTGCAACTTTATCAGCAGTAGCGTGACTAAACCCAGCTTCTTTAAAATTATTAATAATTTTTTCTACTTGACCTTTAGATAAATTATATTTTTCTCTGAATTCTTTTTCGATTTGGTCATTCCAATTTAATGTTCCATTATCCATTACATGAGTTTCACCAACAGTATAAGATAATGTATCATTAAAATGTTTTTGCCGAGCATCGAAAATATCTCTTGTAGTTGTTTCTGGAAGCAAAGCTGCGTTCTTTTCACCCAATGCTCTTTTAACGGCAGAAAGGTCATCTTCTGAGAAATTCTTCATGCTTGTTTTATTAAAGATATTATGGTCAAGCATAATATCTTTTTCGATTGTTTTATCTACACTCATACGTTCTTGATGAAGTCTTCTATATTCATGTTGAATATGATGCGTTTCACCATTGATTTCTACTTTTTTAGTAGTCATTCTTTCTAAACGTAATGCGAGTTTTTGTAAATTATCTGGGTCAATTAATTTAGCATGGTCAGTTAATATTTTTTTACCATCTATAACTATGCCTTCGAAATATTTATCAAGATGTCGTTTAATATTCTCTGGAGATACACCTCTATGATATAAGTTAGAGGACATACGTTCAGCAATATTAATACCAGCTTCCATATGTTTTGCACGACCAGCACGACCATTAGATAATATTAAGAAGTCTTCAGACAATCCTGCGAAATTAAATGCATTTCGTAGCTCTTTAGCAGCTGACATGCGTTCTTTCATAGCTGCTTCGTTTAATTCTTTTAACGAACTAAAACCAGATTGTTGCAATGCCTTATTTATTATTTCATTATGGTCTGCATTAGGATTAGCTGTTTTAACAAGTGATTTCCATAAACCATTTTTCGTATCTCTAGCTAAGTTAAACGAAATAGATTCACCTTTTAAATTACTTAAATTAGCGGCATCTAAAAAGGCTCCAATACGAGAATCAACTTGTCCCATACCGACTTGTAATGCATATGATGCACCCTTTTCGCCATCACCTGTTCCGATTTTAAGCATATTTCTTGATGTAATCGGAGTTAATTCTAATCGTTCTTCAATACCATATTTTCGTAAAATATCACCAACAGATTGTTTCATAGGAGATGAGTCTGGTAATCTAAAGTTATCTGCATAATCTTGTAAGATGGCTTCTATTTTAGCACGTTTAACTTTTCGTCCATTTTGCATGTAAGAAATCGTAGCTAAATTATGTTCTGCGACTTCATGGATTGTTTCACCAGAATAACCTTTAAGAATAATGCCTTTATTCCCAGGGCCTAATAAAGTACCTTCACCTTGTTTAAAAATAACTCTACCATTTTCAAAAGAAATTTGTGGAGCTAATCCTTGCATAGCAAATAATTTCTTTGTGGATTCAGCCGATGTAGAAAGTTTACTTGTATCAATTCTTTTAATACGACTTCCTTGGTCCATACCAGCATCTAATGCTTCTGGCATAATTACGGATTGACCATCATAAGTAGACAAACCACTTAATTGTCGTTTAATAAAATCAGGTGTATCTGGATTAGTTTCTAAATATTGGTTTACGATAGCATCTATTGTATCTGTAGAAATATCATAATTATAACCACCAAGAGTATCTACTAAATCTTCACCAGTAGCTTCTTTAATATTTTTAAAAGCTCTTACTTGTGCTTCAGTTGTAATATTGTTATCTGCTTTAATTGTAATATTAGGATTATATTTTTTAGCACGATTTACATTTGCTTTACTAAAATATAACCCTTCTTCATATTGACGTTCAATACCACGAGCACCAGTACCAACACCACCAAATGCAGTAAATGTTGTACCCATAGTACCAAGTAAACCATGTTTAACAGATTTACCGTGAAATTCTGCATTATTATATACATCAACTAGATTTTGATTCGCATCAGGTACATGTTTAGCAAAATCTTTTTTCCAGAGTTCTTCTGTTTCAGCGATAACTTTCGCATCGTTACTACTAACAGATTGACCTTTTTCATAAGCTTCTTTCATAGTTGCAATTAAATGACTATATTTTTTTTCTAATGAAGTATTTGGGTCATTTAATTCTTCGATAGATAATTTTTTATGCGTATCATCATTTTTATATATAAAAGCTAAATTCTCTGGCATTGTTTTAAATACACTAACAGATAAACTATCTGTTGCTTCACGAGCTGTACCTAATGTAGCAATAGAATCTGTTTCCATATTTTTTTTAGAATATGATAAGGCAGAACTAATTGGATTATCATTAGTAGGGTCATAAATTTTATCAGTTAATTTATCCCCAACAGATTCAATACCTTGGATATAATCATTAACTAAATCTAATTTATACGGAACCATTTTTCTTTCGTCTGGGCTCCATTTTTCAATGACCGCATATTTTAATGGAGTAGAATATCTAGTACCATTAATACTTGTATAAAGACCGCCATGTAAATCATTAGTTAATGTGCCTAATGGTAATTTTTGTCCATCGATTAAAATAGCATCTTCGCCAATCATGACTTCTCTGCCATTTTTAATAGCAGACTTAATATTATTTAATGCAAAGTTTTTAACAGCTGCTTTATGTCTGTCTTTAAGGCCATTAAATATTTTTTTGCCAGAATCTTGTAATTGTTCTTCATTAACATTAACAGATTGGTCAACAATTCTATCTAAAGCTTCAGTAAATTTTGTGTTATTTTTTTTAATATCATCCATAGTAAATGGCTTTTGAGAGCCAACTACGCTAATGACATTTTTTACATCATCAAGAGAGTCGTATCCATAAAAAGGATTAATTTCATGGACGTTCATATCAGTAGATGTAGTTTTCATCCAAGATGGATTATCTTGAATATTATCTTTTACATATTGTGTAAAACTTTCATTTAGTTTTTCAATAGATGTAACGCCATCCATCCAACTGATATCAGAAATTTGTCCAGTTTTATGTAAATGTTGAATTGCCTTTTTACTGTAATGCAATGCTTGTCTTGGGTCATCTAATGATTTTAATGTAGGGTCGATAGCAGATATTTTAGAAGTCAAATTAACGCCATTTGTGCCGACAACTAATTCTGCATCATCTGTTGCATTACCCCAACCAGCCATAGAAAAATAAGAACGAGATTGAGCTTCTCTATTTCGTAGTCCTATGCCAGAAACACCTACACCGCTTTTATCTGGTGTACCATTAACAACAGCTTCCATCCAAGTTTTATATTGTCTAGCTGCTTTTTGATATCCTTCGCCAGATAAATCAGTTTTAGGATTAAAATTAGAAATCGTTGATTCTAATTTATCAATCATATAGTTTTGAGCGTCACTTGTTTTCCATGCTTGTTCTACTAAATGATGAAATGAATCTACGGTAGTTGAATATGCATCTATGTCGCCATTAAATTTAAAACCAAATGTTTTAACATATTGAGAGTCTTTAAAATTAGGTCCCATAGCATCTTGGAACATAGTATTATCTATACGCATAGCTTCTTTAAAGATAGCTTTTTCAGAGGCACCTGCACCAAGTTTTTTAACAGCTCGTTTTCTTAAATCTGTTACATGTCGTTGTAATCGAATTGCATCTTTTAATTCATAATTTCTGAATTTTCTAGCTGAAGAGCCAAGATATGCTCGTTGTGTTTCTGCTAAAATACTATCTGCTGTAGCATCGACTACCATGCCACTTTGTCTTGTATAGCCAAGGCTATGCATCACTTCAGGAGAGGCTCCAGAAGTATCGAGTTTAGTTCCATTAAATACACCAACGTAATCAGTGTGTTTACCGAATGTTTTTGTTAATTCATCTGCTGTACCAAATAAATAATGAGTACTGCCTGCCGCACCAGATTTTACACCAGTAGCTTGTAAGGCAACACGATACATTTTTTCGCCTTTGATACCAGGCATTGCATGATGTATTGTATTAATTTCTTCATCTGTCATTTTATCTATGCCAGTAACAGTATAAGCAGCTCTGCCTTTTAAGCCATATGTATCAAAACTAGAAGCACTTACTTTGTTGCTATTGTGAGTATCGATACGTATACCGCGTATACCAATTTCGCCACTAATAACATCTTTAGTTGCATAGCCAACACGAGAACTTTTAATACCCATTGCATTATTAATAACAAATGTATCATTTACTTTTATAACTGGTTTACTAATAGTAGTATGTTCTTTTAATGCATTGACACGAGCATCATGAGTCATTGGCGATACCATCATATTGCCAAGTGTTTGAATATCATCGAAAGCAAGATGGGCAGCATTACCAGTAACGACACCATTTTTTATTTCGTTAGCAATTTTAAAAGATTCTTGTTTTCTATAAGATAAACCTTCAGCAGATAATCGCTTTTCAAATTCATTAAATAGTTTTTCATTTCCATTAAAGAATACATTTTTATAAAATTCTTTTGGATTTTTGATATTATTTCTAGTGACATCAAATATATCTAAGTTATTATTTGTATTAGCATAATACGATGCTTCTGTTGCGAATAATTGTTGAGCATCTTTGCTTAACCGTGGGTCTTGTGTTAATCCCATCATAATGTTAGAGTCAAAATTAATACCATTATAAGTAGTAACAACAGTATTAGATGTTCTAACTTTATTCATATCATGATAAATTCTAGCAAATACTTTAGGCATTTTTACGCCATTTACATTTACTAAGTCTTTAAATTGAGTGTCACCTAAATCCTTTAATTTATTTAAGCCACCGATGACATCATCATACGTATATCCTTTAACATCATGAATAGATGGGAAACTTGTATATTGATGAAAACCATTTTCTTTTAATGCAATCGTTGCTTTATTAGTTAATGCAAGACGGTCCATTAATGCCTGTTCAGTACTTGTTAATGGTTTACCATCTTTAAATTTTTGAGCAATAGGAGCAATTCTATTATATTGTGCTTGATTAATACCTAAGATAGTAGATTGTGGACCGTGTGTCCCAAAATCTAGTGATGGATTATCTGTATTAAGTCCAGTTACATTAGCCATGCCAGAAGCATATTCTGTTAAAATGCCTGTTTCTGGTAATCCATATGGGCTATTTAATGGTAATGTTTCTGTATCATAAATTAAAGTTTTACCAATTTTATTAATGCGTGACCAAGCACTTGCTTGTTGTAATGCAGTACTGGATGCACCGTCAGCATAATCTAAATTAAATATAGGACCAGATACGCTTGTATTTCTTGGACCGAAAGCGACAGCTTTTGCAATTTGTTCGCCTCTGTCTTTATTTAATTCAAACATATTTTTTAATGTTTCTTCACCAAATACTTTTGGTTGTTTAGGAGAGAATATTAAACCGTCTCTCATTCCATAAACAGGATTATTAATTCCTTTTACGAAAGATTGTGTGGCGAGTACATCATTAATTTTTTTTGTTATTTTTTTTGTTTTAATCTGATTCTTACTTGAATCTTTTTTGTCATTTAAAATATCAATAGCTTCGTACACATGGTCTTGCATACTTTTAGTAATATGCTTAGTACGAATTGCATTCATATTGATAATATTGTTATTATCTTTTTTAGCCATGTATGATTAAATCCTCAGAAGATATAATTCGTTTTTTATTCATTTTATATATTACCTTAAATAATAAGAGCTAGACAAAAACATGTCTAGCTCTTTATTGCATTAATTTGTTGGCGGATTTTTCTTTAACTCTTCTGATTTAAGAGTATCTTTAATTTTCTTTTGCATATCTTTGTCTTTTGTCCAAGAATCTATTTTTGCTTCGATAGTACTTTTATCTCCGATGCCGTCATATACTTTAATATCGACGTCTTTTAATCCTTGTCCTTTTAATATATATTTTAAATTATCTTCTACTGTACTTTTACTTTCAGAATAATTACTAAATTTTAAATCATCACCAAATAAATTAGCAGATGGTGTATCAAGTGTAGATTCATATAAACCGTAATCAGATAATGTAGCACCTTCATTTTTTATAGTTTTAGCTTCGATACCTTGCATATCTACATCTGGTCTCCAACCTGCCCATTTATAATCAGGTAGTTTGTGTTTAGTAAAATATTCTTCGTTTGTTTCTTCTTCATCTAAATCTATTTTCCAAGCCATTTGTAAAGCTTTTTTAAGTTGAGGAGAAACTGTATCGAGTATTTTTTGTCGTTTATCTGGGTCTTTTTCTTTCACAAATTCCATAAAGAATTCCCTATCGTTTTGTGGAAGAGCAGATACCATTTCGCCCCAAGAAGAATCTTCATTTAACCCATACATAGTGGAGTTCATAGCTTTGCGATATAGCATAGCTGTTCTACCCCATTGTCCTACATTTTGGATTACTTTATCTTCTTCTACTGCATTTTTTTCTTTACTTAGTAATTTTAAATATGCTTTTTGTAGAGGTTGATTTCTTGAGTTTCTTTTTAATCTATCTTTAAGTGATTGGTAATATTCTTGTTTCTTTTTAGCTTTATCGTCAGCTTCTTTTGATTCTTTAACATATTTTTCTACATCGAAACCTTCTTCGTCTTTAGCCCGTTTAGCTGCTTCTTCATAAAGTCCTTTGTATTTTAAATATGTTAATCGGTCAAAATAATCTTCCATGGCCCAACGTTTTTTAGTTCGTTCAGGTTTCCATTCTTCATTACCACGAATGACACGGATAGCAGAAGCAAACATAGTACCAGCTACTGCACCAGCTGCTTTACCATATTTACTTTCAGCCCCAAAGAATTTAGCAAGTTTCCAACCTAAATCGCCACCTTCAAAAGCTTGTTCTGCAAAATTATTACCACCAGTAAATACATGAGCTGCGACTGCTAAATTAGAACCTACTAAACCCATTTTATGAGCTAATTCATGTTTACCTAACACATAAGGAATCGCTGCGGATGCTACATATGACCGATTTGTCATTAACATAGCATGGCCTAATATTGTATTTTTACCTTTATGTGTTTCGATATAATGTTTACCGTATCGCTGAACAATCGTATTCACTAAACTTCTGTCATGAATAGCACGTTCAACAGCAGGCATTAAAAATGTATCGATAGGGTGTTCCCATGATTGATACGAAGTACCGTATACTTCTTCTGCACGATATGCTTCATATGGGTCTCGTACTCGTAACCATTGGTCGGATAAAATAGGAATATCAGCATGAGCTAATATTTCAGACATGCCAGCCATAAGTCGTTGACCTAACCCAAAACGAGAAAATAAAGCTGCGGCTGATGTATCACCTTTACGTTTTTCAGCATCACCATTTTCTTCCATCATAGAAGATAGAGATTCACCATTAATAAATACAGCTGCATTAGTTGACCGTACTGAATCTTTATTTTTTTGATAGGCTTCATTAGAATCAGTAGCAATAGTAACAGTATCGCCTACATGCAAGTATTTACCTAATACTTCTTGCATAGTTTCTTTATCGTTGCTTTTAACTTTAATACCAGCTAATTTATAAATAGTATTACCAGACCTAAAACGTCCATAGCCCATGATTTCAGATACAGTTATATTTTGATAATCTACATCTTTCCCTAATACTTGATAATCATAGAAGTCATGTTTTTTACCTTGTTGGGCACGACGTTCTTTAATTTCTTTCATTTCTTCTTTTAATTTAGGGTCAGTTACAGTTTTAGCTGCTATTTCTTTCCATATTTTATATTCAGAAGAATTAGGAGCAATATCCGCTAGTATTTTAAATCTATCAAAGGCACCATAGCGGCCAAATGAATCACTGTGCAATTCATTAAGTGCTTCATAACCTGCACCTGGCAATCTAGCTTCACCGCGTTCGATTTGACTCATTGGGTCACCAAAACGATAGGTATCTGGAAGCCAATCTGGCATATTATTCATTAATGGATTCAGCATTTTATGTCGTCTAAAATCTGGAATAAAACGACGAATGATTTCCATTGTATTGCCACCAAAGCCACCTAAGTTTTCATCCCAAAATCTTCTTGAAAAAGATTCCATATTTTGAGAGGTAGCAATGCGTTGTGCATAGTCAGAGCCAAAGTCTAATGTAGCCCCAGCCATATAACCATAAATACCAGTGATAAGGCGAGTTGATTTTGCTAAATCTTGTACGAGTTCATCACCTTTTTTAGCATTAATTAAATCATTAATTTGGTCAGGGTCATTTAATAAATCGAGAGATTTTGACGGAGAATAATTTCTTAATTTATCTTTAACGAGTACACCTTCAGATGCATCGAATTTATCATCATCCATATCGTCTGCATTTAATGATTTAGTTCTAGCATCTATTTCTTTAGCTTTATTTTGGATACGAGTAATTCTATCTACACCAGTTCGTTTTGTAACGATATCTGATGCAATATCTGCAAATTGGCTTTTTAAACTATTAATAAGTCCTTTATTAGAAGAAGCCATAGTCTCCATTTTCATTTCATCATACCAAGCTAATGGGTCTAATTTAGTTTTTTGATTTTGTACCTGAATACCTAGTGTACTTCTATCACCAGTGACGATAGCATTATTTTGTAATACTTGTTCTTCATAATCTTTAGCTTTAATTTGCTCTTTGGCATTCGTATACATTTTAACTAATGGACCACTATTCGCTTGATTCATAGTTTTATGAACATCTGTGTAGACATTCATAAGTTCGCCATTTTGGATATTATACGATGTTATTTTTGTATTTCTATCAGCCTTAGAATATTTAACTTGACGCATGATTTCTGCACCACCAGTTTTGGTAACGAGTACAGATTTTTGACTATCATCAGCATCTTCTGCTTTTAATTTAGCATATATTAATGCTTTTAAATCCATACCATTTCGTAATCTATCTGGTTGCATTTCCTTAACAGGTTTAATAATTTCACCAATCGTAGGATTTAAAATAGCTCCCCAAGGAGTGCCATCTGCGAATAATTTACCAGATACAGGATATGGTCTATCATCTTTGTGCATTTCTTCTAGCCAATATGGGTCAGCTAAATAATTAAGTGTAGAAAATGGATGTGTTAATGTAGGCATTAATGAATGAGCCCATTTATTATCATTAGAACCATATAATGATTTATCATAGTAATCTGAAGCCATTCGTCTAGTAAACGTTGGAGCCCAATAATTAATAGCTCCACCACGAGCTTCATTGACGCCACCAAAAGTCCACCAAGGCGCATTACGAACAGCAGTATATCCATTAGCATAATAATCAGTTAATTCATCTGCATTATAAAATTTACCGCCATCGCCCCAATATCGCATAATTGGATTGATTTCATATTGTTTTTTTAAAAAATCGGTTACACCTGTAGTATCCATAACACGTCTAGCATTCACATCTATATTAGCTAAACCAGATGCAAATGCTGCTGATGGAGCGAGTCCAGTATGGTCTTCTACTTCATCATCAAAATATTCCAATTGATTATAGGCAATAACACCAGGGAGAATACGTTTTAAAGCAATGCCTTTTAATAAACTGCCTGCATTGCTAGCAGATTGAGAAGATAATCCTAAACCAAAATATTCGCCGACTTCATTAAGACGATGTAACATATAATATGCACCTTGGCTTGCTGCTGTTACTTCGTGCATATTATCTCTACCAGCATTAAACTGAGTGAAGTTTTTTATTAATGATGTTTTAGCTCCACTTAAATCACCATGTATAATATCTTTTGCGATGTCTACAGGTGTCCATGCTTTATGCATGAAACCATATGGATTTTCTCTGTCAGTCATAATGTGATATTTAGGTTCATGTACTTCATCAAGTCGAGAAGAATATTTATCTACAACTCGTTGTGCATATTGACCAATTTGACTATAATCTTCAGAGTTTAATATTTCATCTATAGAAAATGCTTTATTTAATACAGAGTCGTTACTTTTAATGGCATTTTCAATAGAACTATAGGCAATAATGTCCTGAGCATTTTCAGATAATTTACTTGTAAAATCTTTAGTTAATAAATTATTCTCTTTTAATTCATGAGTGATTAATTGGTTAACTTTTTCAGATAAATTATTAAATTCATTAGAGCCGACTGTTTTTTCTGCATCTAACCAATCACGAGTATTAAGAGTTACATTGGCTGTACTAACGGTAGCTTTACGTCCAGAATAATTATAGGCCATTTTATTATTGCCCATAACTTGCATAATGTCTTCGGCGATAGGATTATAAGCATCTGGGTTATTACCAAGTTCAATACTTAATGCATGTAATGCTTCACGCTTTTCGTTAACGTTTTGTATTCTATCTATATCTAATAGTTTATTAATATTAGAATTACCTGTAGCTGCTAAATATTCTTTATCTTGTAAAGAGAATTGCGATTCAGTATGCTCTTTTAAATATTTTCTAAGTTCATCTGCTTTTTCAAAATACGTTTCTGGAGCTTCTTCTACATTATTGCTATTTAGTACATAAGCAGTTTGATTTTTTATATAGTTTTCATTGCCTTGCGTAGTAACCTTACTTTTAACAAATTCAACTGGATTTCTTCTATTTTCTTTATCTTGACCAAAATCAAGTGTTCGTCCAAGAATGTTATCAGATTCTTTGCTTAATGTATTGCCTGACATAGCTTGGAATACATTAGCTTCACGGCCATATCGATTAGAAATAACTTTATAATTATTAGTTAAATCTGCATTGTAAATTAATTCGCCATTGTCATTAGCAACATATGCTTTACCATTAATATATTCAATGTCGTGTTTTGGGTGACCTGTTTTACTACCACCAGCAAAATGTTCCATGCCTGGTGATAATGTACCAGCTTTAACAGTAAAATCAATGCCTTTGCCAATACTTTGTTCCATTAAGCCACGGATATTAAGTATTTTACCAGGAAGAGAATCTGCTACAAAATTACCTGCTTCATAACCTAATTGATTTAATCCAGCTTTAGAATACACACCACCGTATTTATCAACTTTAATATCATGAGAAATATTCATCGATAATAAAGCTTTTCGTTCTGCCTCTGGTAATGTTTGTAGATGTTTATTCATTTCATCAATTAGATTAACATTTTGGTAAATAGGATTACCTAATTCATTTTCAGCAGTTTTAACTGCATAATTAAGATTACCAAATTTTTCTGGGTGAGCAAGAACATCACCTACAGATACATCGCTTTTTTTAGCTGTACCAAATCTGTTATTTAATTGAGTTGTACTGCCTAATAATTTTGCTTTTTCATTTTGTTGTTTAATTAACGCATTTACTTGTTTATTTTTATAAGATTCATCACTGACTCTTTTTAGGTATTCGCTTCTAGCTTCTACCATAATTTTGTGTTGTTCTTCAGTGAGCTTATGTTTTTTTAACTCATCTAAGAATTCTTTTTCTTCATCTTTTGGTTTGGTATGAAGTCTTTGAGTTCTAATTAAATTATTGACTTGATTAAATTGATTTTTTTCAAGATGAGTATATTTATCTAAAACTGCATCTGCTGAATCGCGAACTGCTTTTGCACCAAAATTAATTTGGGCATCTTGCGTAGCTGTTTTTCTTAATGCTGACGCTTGTGCTATCTTATGAAAAACAGTATTATCCCCAGCACTATGAATACCTACTTTTTGAGGAGTAGTACTAAAACCTTTTTTAAAAGCACTATATCTTACAGCAAAATCTCCTGCTGTTAAATCGTCTATTGCTTTGGATGCAATATTATTTCTAATCGCTGCACGACCAGCAACAAATTTATTAGCAATATTCGCTGCTCTAACAGAATTTTGTAGTAAATGTTTACCACCTTTAAAGGCAAGAATAGTTGCGGCACCAACACCTAATGTAGTTAATGCTTTTGATTTCCATTCATTAGCTTGCTCTTCTCTTGTTCGTTTCTTTTGTAATTCTTGTATTTTACCTAAATCTTCAAAGTATCCCATATGTATTTCCTATTAATACCCAGGGCGTAATGCTGGAGACATAGTATCTACATCACTTTGTTCTAATCCATCAATGCCGTTCGCTAATACATTATCATTAGCGAATTCTGGGAATTTCTTCAAAAATTCTTCACGTTCTTTTAATTTATCTGGAGTTAATTTATTTTTCTTATCTCCACCACGAATTGTTGTTTGTGGTTCTTGTTCAAGCTCTTCTTTATGTTTTTCTAATTCTTCTCGTTCTTTAGCTTGTTGTTCTAATGCTAATTTTTCTAAGAATTCATTATATTTTTCTATTTTAATTCCTTGTAAATTAGAAAGTATCCATTCAGCTCTAGTGTAATATTTAATAGCTTTTTCCATAGGCCAATTTTCTACTTCTTCTAAATCGAAAGATGGGAACGCTGATAAAATTATACAATTTAAAATATTATTTTCATCGCTTAAAAAATTTAATCGTTCGGCATCTAATATTTCACATAAAGTTTCTTTATCTGTAATTAAAGATGCTTCTAATATTTCTTTACATAATTGTGTAGGAGTACCAGCAGGACAATCATCTAAATCATACTGTTCTGGATATACTAAACAAGTTTGGACAACTAAATTTTCTTTTTCTAATTGAGTAAATTGTTCATCTTCATAAATTGCTTTATATTCAGCTCTACCAAGAACTCTATATAAAAAGAACTCGTTGTCAATTTTAGACGCAATAATATTTTCATATTGGTCTACATATTTCGCAACGAGTTCCTCTACATTTATTTCTTGGGCTGAATCTTTAGTTTTAGAATCAGCCATAAATATTAAAGCTCCTCTGTGTATACGTTAACGAAACCAGATTTTGCTAAAATTTCATCAGCTAATACTGTAGAAAGACCAGCACTTTCTTCAATCAAAGTGTCTACATCTTTTGGAAAGATAATAGTATGTCTAAGAATAGCTTCTTGACGTTCAAAACTTTTATCTTGTAAATCATCAGCATCAGCAGTGTTTGCTGTACCAGATTCTTTTAAGATAGCAATATATTCAGAACGTTTTAAGCGACGAAATACGATATCATCGCCATCCAATGTAACGCGGTATACATGTTTAAATTCTTCCTTCCATTTTTCGATTTGTTCTTTAGAAATTTTATTATTAGCCATTATAACTAATTCTCCTTTGTAAAATTATTTAATATATCTAATATCTTTAGCGACAAATGAATATACTTCAGTCACAGGTGCACCTTTAATATTATCTACACTAACTCCGTGATTCGCTTTTATTATTTTAACATCTTCAATAACTATATGTACAGTATCACCTGCTGGACTTTTTTGCCCGAAAACGACATCTATATCAAATGTTGGTTTCCATAAGTATGAAAATTTATCAGCTCTATATTCGCCGACGTCACCATTATCTGTATTATTAGTAATTACATTATCTTGCCATGTATTACGTTCATGAGTAGGTAATGTAATTGTTTTTTGTGATTCAATTAATGGTCGATTAGATTTTCTAGCGGCTTCTAGTATTTGAAATAAATAATTAGGGGATGTAAAACGAATGGCAAATTCACCAGTGATTAAGCGATTACCAATCATAAATTCATCGACAGTATATGAATTATATCCATATGCGTTTGCTGTTGGTTGGTCAACTATCCAATTGATACCAGATATATCTTCAACATATTCATTATTAAAATATATTTCTGCGTCGATACTAGAATAATATCGTTTTAAATATGCTGAACCTTCTGTAACTTGAGAACTAGAACTTCTAGTTTTTTTATACGATACATTATAAGGAATATAGACAGGAGTTTTATCTAATTGCTGAATATCAGTTTTAATAGTTGACCCTTGTCTAATATATTTAGACATATCGTATGCAGGATAATATTTATTTTCTGTTGGTTTCACGATTATGTCTCCTTAATATCATATAAATTAGATGCCCTAAATAAATCATTTTTTATATTACCAAAAAATATAAAACCTGATTTTTTATACGTTTCTGTATCGACACAATAATATAAATTATAGTCATATTCATCGTAACGCAATCGTACTGCATAATTTTTAGATGCTTTATATGTTGATGTAGTAAAACTACTTGAACCAATATTAAAACCTAATTGTACAATTTCGTAGTTATGATTGCCTTTAGGAATATCTACTGATTTATTATAATTATTGATATTAATAGTTAAACTATTAAATAAATTATAGGCGTAATCAAAGTTAGCGAAATAATGAGTTAATACAATATATAATAACTTATTTTTATTAATAATAATTGTGTTTGTATGAATAATTCTATTTAATATATTCTTAAAGCATTTGTCTACAGATGGAAAAGCATATTGTTTTTCTTCTTCAAGCTCATCTTGAATTAACATTTTTGCTTCTTGATACGATTCAAAATCGTTTAATTTATTGAGTAGGCTGTGAACATATTCTTCTATTTCTAATATAGATTTATTGTATTCATAATCATATTGATTTTCGTCTTCACTATATTTAGTAAAGTCAGATAGTATTATACCATGTTCATCAGCAATATAAAATACTACGTCTCCCATTAAATTATTTTCATATAGATTATAAAACATATGAGAGCTAGTAACTGGAATGGCTCTATTGAATAAATTATTATTAATAGAATCATATTCTTTGCCGACGAGATATACTGTTTTATCTAAGTTTTGTAATATATTAAAGTTTTGGATTTCAATCGCAACAGTTTTATTGATAATACCTTCTTCTGCCAACACCCTTGGCACAATCGTATTTTTTACTTCATATTTTCTTTCATATAAAATACTTTGTTTATCAGAATCGGATAAATTAATGCCATAAGTAGGAAATGCCGAGTCTGTTACTAGATTAGTATTATCAAATGTCTCTGATTTATTTTTAGAGATTATTTCATTATCAAATTGATAATGTAATAATCTACCTAAGAAATTTTCATTATTATATAAATCTATATAGTATAAAGTATTTTCTTTGCATTTTAATTCTAATGTTTGTTCTTTAATTTTATGTTTAACTATTGTATGAGTTGTTTTATCAATAATATCTATGTGAGTGATGTTTAATGGAACAGTAATTAGAATTTTATTTTTATTATAAATAATAGATGTATCTTCTAATGCATGATTCATATTAATAGTTTGAATATTTTCATATCGTTCTGCATTAGAAATTATATAATAATATGATTGTTTTTCTTCTTCTGTGACGTCTTTAATATCTTTATATAAATTAATTAAACTTTCTGTTTTATATAGATTGGGTTTAATTAATGTATCAGAATTTTCTATTGTAAAATTATCAAGCTCAGAAACATTATGAATATATTTTTTTAATTGCTCAATAAAAAACATAGTAGAGGCTAACATAATATAAGTAGCACATTCTGCTGTCGTTTGATTATTTTTATCTTCTGCGTAAAAAATATATAACCCTGGATTTAATAGACCATGAATTTCTACTGTATCAGATTCTGTTTCGATACTAAATTCATCTTCTTGGTGTACAGCATCATAATATTTAATAGTTGTGTATCCATTATTAAATTCATTATTTTTGATAAGAACCCCATCAGGTAATTGTCTAATAAATGTTAATGGATATAAGGTATTAATTTTATTTTTATTTTGAAGTAATGCTCGCATATCATTTGCAGCATCAATCATATATGAATTAATATTTTGTTTTTCTTGGCTAAGAATAGCTTCTGCTTTATCTTTATTTAATACTCTATCATTAAGCAAAGCTAATACAGTTTCATTAATAGCATATTTGTAAATATTAGGATAGTTAACTGGAATTTGTTTACTGATAGGCAAAAAAGAAATAGCTTTGTTTTTTATTTCTTCTTTTACATCTTCTTTAAAAATAATATCTTCTGTATTAGTTTCAGAAGTTTCTTTTGTTAAAAATTCAGGAGTTAAAACTTCTTTATTTTTAATCTTATTCTTTTTCTTTTCTTCTGATTCAATCCAAGCAATAACTTCTTTTTGAGCTTCTTCTTGTTCTTTAGCAGTAGCTATTTTAAAGTCGCCCCATTTAATTTTACAACATTCATGTAACACTTTTTGGAAGTTATCGTCATCAAATTTACCAGCTCTAATATAAGCATCATATGCTTTTTGATATTGTTTTTTGCAAACAATTTTATTAATTGCTATTTTCTGTTCATTAGATTTTTCTTGTTCTTTTTTAGCTTGATTAACAATATCTGGTTTACCAAAATCGATTTGTTGTTGCTGCCACCAATCAATATCATTGGCATCTGGAATATCAAATTTATCCCATTTATTTTGTTCTTGTGTTGGTTTTTCTTGTACAGGTTCTTCTTTTTTTGTTTTTGGTGTTTTCTTATGATGTCTTAATAATGCAATTAATCCAGCTAAACCAGCCGCAATACCAGTAATCCGTTTTGTTTTTAAGTTCCACCAAGAACTTTTTTTTTCATCTTCATCCCATACAATTTCTTCTAATGAATCCTCTATTGGCTTTTCTTTTTCGTTATTATTTTCTTGAGCAGTCAATATTTTGTATGGTCTATCTATAATATTTGAATTAGTCGTTCTTGTTGTTTCTTCTTCAAGAGTATCTAATTTGGAATATCCAGAACCTAATGAATATCCTTCTTGATTTAAATAATCTATATCTAAGGCAAAAAATTCATATGTATTTTCTGTATAGAAATCTTCGATGGACATAACCTGTCCTTCATTTACGAATGTAACTCCATACAGTGCTAACCGTGCTTTGTCTCCGTATTCATTAGCCATAGCTATCGTAATATTAATTGGAGGCAATTCATCACTTAATGCATGAACTTTACCTTTACCTTCTTTTTCTAACCATTTTTCAAGTAATTTCAACATCCAATGTTTATCGAATACTTGAAATACTAATGAGCCAGCTATTGTTCTATTATCATATACATAAGCAATAGCATTCATATTACCGAGAATACGAACTGGCGATTTTTCATTATGTACCGAATATGAAATTGTTTTAACCGAACCAACCACTCCAGTAACGGCATTCCCACCACTGAGAGGCAATTCAAAAATACATACCATATCCGTTCCAGAGAAGCTTGTGTACGTATCTACATATTTTGTAGCTATTGTTCTTGCTTCATTTGGCATATTTTATTTTTTCCTTTTTGTGTAACATAAAAATAAAAAAGGTCGAATTTTACTTCAACCTTTTTTATTACTTTATATTTAGTTATTATTTAGATGCACCAGTTGCACTTGTAGCATCATCTTTTACCGCACGCATATATTCTACACGGCGAGCGATGAATGTACAAGCTTTTTCAGAAGAAACATCATCGATGGAGAATCCATTAGATTCATTCAAAATTTCTACGCCGTAAATAACTACAGTCGCTTTTTGACCATATTCATTTGCGAAAGAAATAGTGATATCGAATGGAGGAATTTCATCTTCGTATTCTGGTTGTTGAGATTCAACAACATTATTAGTGATTTTATTTGCAGATGTTGCAGTAGCACCACTTACACCTTCCAATGCCATATCAGTCATTTGGCTATCCCATTCTTCAATAGTCATAGCTTCCATGTTTTTATGAGCACCAAGACGGTGGAATGTTTGTTGTTGTTGAATATGTTCTTTCAAACCTTCGATAAGTGCATCACGGTCAAATACAGTAAATACTAAACTGCCAGCAATTCCGCGTTTCGTTTATACCCTCTCTTTCGAGATATTTTAAAGGGACTAGACTATATCTTCATCTTTATTGTTATAAAGAGATTCGCACTTCGATTTAATGGATTTTCACCAACCTAATAATAGGCCCTACTCCTAATGCCTTTTGGCCAATGGGATAGTCGTTGGGGCGTAAAACTTTTAAGTTAAACTGCCTGCTGATTGTCCAATTCTTACACTTTTTAAAACCATTGCCATTTATGTTTTCACATTCTGTTTTGGTAGTAAGACTTTAAGGAGTTTCCAGCATATCACGAATTTTATTTTAACTATGTTACCATAGAGAAGAGGCTAAGTTAACCTCTGGATACAGAGCGTAATTCTGCACTCCCCATCGTGTAGATAGGAGCTTTTTCCTTTATCTTTAATATAGCTCGTCACTGCTATATTCGTTTATATACAAAATTATAATATATAAACGCTCTGGGTTTCAATCCAGAGAGGAGACTATTTCTTCACCCTCACCATAATGTGTTAGGGGCCTACCACTTCGGAGCACTTGCTCCTAACGGTTTTTCAACCGATAGTCGTTTGACCTTCTTATTTCTAAGCTTGGCGACCAAACATCCCTTGTTAATATCTTTTAGACTTTCGCCATGAGACATCCTTATCGTTGTTTCTGAATTTCTTCACATTCATATGAGTTTCTGATTCTATCTCATATTGTAGTGATAAGGCTCTTGAGGAGTTACTGGTTTTCAGTAGGTGTCCTGGCTAAATTTCTTTAACCACGGGGCATATTGTTGTAAATATGTAAATAAGCTATTACATATTGACTAAACCCTTGTAACGGAGTAGCTGATTGCTTGAAGCTCGCCGATGACAGCAGTACCAAATGTGCAAACTATGTCGCACCCGCTGAAAGAAGTATATGTATGAGTATATTCTGTTGCAATTGTTCTTGCCATTATTTATGTACTCCTTGTCGTACTAATTTAAAAATGTTAGATAGGAGAGGCATAATAATTATGCCTCTTTATATCTATTTATTTTATTACTATTATTTATCAGAACCTGCACTATCGATGGAATCAACCATTTTAATAGTGTTACGGATTTCACGAATTTCGTATACAGGTACGATTTGGTAATCGATTTCGATAACAGACATTTTGAGCAATTTAGGGTCATTGTTCATAACGAAGTCATATTTTTCGATTAATGTGCCAGTAATTTTATCAAGTTTAGATTTAATAGCAGTTTTCAATGCGTTACGGTTAGCTGTATGATTTTGTTTACCAATGAATGGTTCAGCTGCTTGACGAATCAAGTCTTCTACAGCACCTACAACACGAGAGCAAGACAAACGACGATAAATGGAATCTGCATTAGCCATCGTTACGCCATCAGTTACTACAATGCCTTTTGTGAAAGAATTACGCATTGTTACGAAACCAGCAGATGTCAAACGAGACAATTGAGATTTAGACAAAGCATATTCAAGGTTATTCACATTAATAGCTTGCATAGTAGAGGATTGGTCAAGGTCTAATGTAGAAACGAAACCAGCATATGCACCTACGTTATTAGAAACATAAGTATAAGAAGCGTTGTCGATAGGCAAAGCAGATTGGGCAACGACTACAGATACATTACGGCCAATATTATATGGCAAGTTATTGCGGTCAAGCATGTTACGACCTACTGCATTTTTAGCATATAAGTCGAAGTTAGTAGCAATTAACTTATCTACCATCATACTGATTTTATCAAGAGATGTAGATGCCATACGTTTTGTACCGATTACGCCATGAGTTGGAGTTGTTTTCAATTCAGTATAAGTACAATGTTGTGCTAATTGACGAGCAAAGTTATCAGTTGTACGGAATGGAATACGCATAGTGTAATCATAGCCAACTTCTTTATTTGCACCGCAAGTACCAAGAGCTTTTTCTTCTGTTGGGCTTGCTGGGTTCAAATTAAGAATTTCTGCTACCATGTCGTCTTTTACAAGAGCACCATCTTCAGAAATGCCGAAAGTAAATACATTGCGTAAGCAATTTAATTTATTTAATTCTTCAACAAATTCTTCTAATGTCATGTGGTCAAAAATACCAGAGTTAATCACTACACGGTTTACATCGTTAAATTCAGAAGATTCTACATAAGCAGATACTGCTTGTTCATCTTCATCTGGACGATATAAAGAATCTAGGTCACCAACTGGAATCAATTTAGCACCATTGATTTTGCACAAGAAAATAGTATCAAGATTATTTACTAATGCATAATCTTTAGTGTCCATAGTTGTACCAGTAACATCTGTCATATCTTCGAATACATATTTTTTAGCATTAGAAGCAGATGGTTTTGCTTGTTTCAATTGGTCATTAACAACGATGATACGACCAACGAAAGCGGAACCTGTAATAGCATTTGTATCATAGTTAGCTGCACAATGTTGAACAGTGTCTAAATATTCCAAACCATTTTCTGTTAAACGAGCAAGTTTATTAGAGTTAGTATCAAATACTACAGAGCCAGCTTTATAAACGCCATTTTTAACAGCTTTACGAGTTTCATCATAACCCAAAGAATAAGCAGGGTATACATCATAGATTTCTTCTGCTGCGATAGCATCGATATCTGTAATCATATTTTGTTCTACTTTTTCTAAAGTTACGGAATATTTTTTAGCTTTAGTAAAGTCTTTTTGGTCAACGATTGGAGTGACTGTAATAAGTTTATCCATGATACTGAATTCTAAAGGAGAGGCTTTTTTGAATTCAGATGCACGAGGCAATTTGCCTTTAATTGTATCGTCAGCAAATGCACAAACAATAGCACGGTATTTAATTTCGGAATCTTCTAGGACAGAATAGATACCTTCTTTAATAGATACTGTGCGAGCTTTATCTTCTACTGGAGATTCGATAATACGAGGAGTAATTTCTTGACCAGCGGAATTTTTACGTTGTTCTGCACGAGCTGTAATTGCATAACCAGAACCTAAACGTTTATAGATTTCAAATTTAGACAAATCTGTTTCTTCGTAATCAAAAGCATCTGGTTTGAATGCACGGTCAATAGCACCGTAAGTTTCCAAGAATTCCCAACCTTTAGTTGTTACTTGTACATCACGCAATGCTGCACGGAACGCTTTAGGGTCATTAGTAGGGAATACGATAGGATATGGTTTGCTTACATCTGTATTATATTTCAAACGACGGAAGTAAGGTTCTGCCACTTTATAAGGCAAGTTCTTTTCGCTTTTTGTTACATGGAATGTTAAAGTAGTGCGACGGTCACATAAGGATTCGTCACGACCAATTGTATACAAACCAGAAAGCATAGAACCAACTTTAAGATGATTTGCTTCAGCAGAATGTGTTACATCATTACCTTCTTTATCAATGATTGTAAAATTCAATACATTGTTGAAGATGTAACGGTTAAACAAATCAATTAAATCTACAAGGCGAGAATTAGATGTAATGCTATAATCTTGATTCAAACGCAATTCATTTTTAATCATCATTTCGCCAGATTCAACAACACCACGTTGTTTTTCAACGATAGTGGCACGAGAAGCTGGTTTATAGAAAGTGATTTTTTCGTCACCATTTGTAGCATCAAATAATACATAGCAATCTTTCGCAATGTTAGATGGGAATTGAGAAGACAATTGAAGTTTGAAATCAGAATCTACTGCAAAATCAAATGTCTTAGAAATATTTTTACCGCCGATACGTACACCATAGATTGTACGACAACCGCGGTTCCAAGCATCTTGAATACCAGCTACCAAGGAAGCTTCTTTTAAAGTTTCGGATTGGTATGGCTCGCCAAAGATATAACGAGCGTGTTCCATAGAATATACTGGAGTTGGAGTGCCAACAGGACCATTGAAAGCTGTACCAACGATTAATACAGAATCAGTTGTCCCGAAAGCGGATTGGTCAAAACCTGTGGAATAGTCTTGTTCAACTTGTGTAATGACACCAGGTAATTTACCGAGTTCTTCGTTGAATAAGGTCATGCTCATTTAAATAAGCCTCCTATTTAATTTATTATTAATAATAATTTAACGTGTTTCTTTTAAATCAATACTCCAGAAATATCTGTATCGTAACTTACATAATTTCTTTCTATTTCAACATAATATTGAAGGTTGCGTACTGATAGATTTTGACGATAATAATCGTAGTTTTTATCAGAAAAACGAGATTTAAAATATATTTCAGCTACGCCTTGTTGCTTAAAGTAGCCAGCGTACCTGAACATTAACTCTTCAAAATCTCTCATTACCTTATTTGCTGTTATATAGTCACTACCAATTATATTAAATTGTATAACACTTTTAAATCTTTGCGAATATACTTGTCCATGACGTCTCCATTTTTCATTTTTATCGTCGGATTCTTCCATGAATTCATTTAATAATCTTGGTTTTAATTCAAATTTTGGTTCGTAACTAATCACATCAAATTGAATAATTGGATGATTAACTGCAACTTGCTGGTCTACAATAAAGCGAGCTCCTTCATCAGGATTAAATTCAACATTGTCACTTTTTAGAGCTTTTGTTACAAGTTTATTAATCATAGAAAATAAATCATCTAAATCGCAATTTTTATCTGCTTGTTGTTTATGTATCTTAGGAGATAAATCTTTGCCTATAGCAGATTCATTACGAACTCCTAATTTATCGTTTTCTATATCTACAGTTGTTTCTTTTCTGTGAATAGTACTTGAATGAACTTTATTTAACGGAACATAATCTTCTCGTTTCATACGTTCATCAAGTAGTTGTTGCAAATCTTTCATTATACTTCTACCTCCTTAGAAATAAATATTTTTTCCATAGTATTGATAGGTACAATTTCAAAATTAACAACAATAACGATTGTTCCTTTACCGTTTTTATATACGTTAATCGAAACAATAGCCCATTCTTTAATTAAAATATCTTTTATTGAATCTAAAAACTGTTCTAGCTTCTCTTGAATTTTTTGTTTTTTATATTCGTTATATTGCATACCCATATAATCAGAAAAATCAAGAATTCGTTCTATGTATTTTTTAATCATAGAAACTGTTACAATTTTTTCTGTGTCTCTAGTAAGACGACAATTTAATAGATTTTCAATAGTAGTTTCTCTTACTGTATGAGATTTAAAATAACAATATTGAGGATAATCCCAACTATCTATATGAAAAATAGCTTGTCCTAAATTATTAAATGTTGGATATGTTCCTGGTGATGTAACAGCCAACATGGATGCAAGTACGACATCTGCCATTTCATTATCTATTAAATTATTAGCTACTGTAATTATATTTTCTATGTTAGCATTTTCTGAACAACATCTAGTAAATAAATCAACTGAGTCATTCATATAATTATTAAAATCGTCTATTGTTTCAAATAAAGAAGCATGTTTATTTGTAGCAATAAAAGTTGATTTTTTACTTAAACCAATATTTCCTAATGTATAAGCTAAGTAATTATGTTTATAAGATGCGTCATTACTATCAATAAAAGTATCTTCTATTAATACGTTAGGGCATACAATAAAAGCGAAATCATATTCAGCGGCAATTTTTGCCACATCAATAAAATCATCTTTTGTTTGTATATTAGCAACAAATATAGATTCAACACCTATATCTGTTGCTAATGCATAGGCTTCACTTAATTTAGATTCACCGTATAATTTAATCATATCTTTAAAAGAAGTTATATGCCGAATTTCTTTTAAAGCATAATTAGTTGCACCGTTAGATACAATAAGCAAGTTATTGTGTTTATCAAATGTTAGAGTCTCTTGTTGTATATCGCTCATCTTTGTAACCTGCTTTCTTTAATGTATCACGGATTTGTTTGAACAATTTATTTCTGTTGCTTTTAATAGGAGCTGTTTCAATTCGCCAGTATACAATATCATTGTCATCAGACCGTTCATAATATACATCAGACACTTGGTCCAATTCTGTTGCATCATATACAATGTCTCCTGGTTTAATATCAATATCGATGTCTTTATTATTTTTAGTATAATATACATTCATGATATTTTTTTCTGCGATACCAATACCAGTCGCACGAATTGAAGCTGCTAAATTTAAATTAGCTGCATATTCACGCGTAAAGCGTAATTTATTTCCGAGTCCTAAACAAGTAGGGCAATCAGGGTTTGGTTGTTTACTAACGTCATTTAAACAATGACATTGTTCTTCTTTTTTAGATATGAACCAAACTGGGTGAGACCACAAATCAATGACTTTTCTGATATGAGGGTCAAACCAATGATTACAATTTAATGGTTTCATTTATCTAACTCCATTGAGGAACGCTACGAGCAATATCTTGTAAAAGCGATTCTGTAGTAGTCCACGCAACGTCTGTATTGGAAGAAGATTTAATACCAATACGAGTAACTTTAGGTTTAGCACGTCCTTCTGGCCAGTAGCCACGAACGGCATCTTCCCAAACTTTAATTTGTTTAGCTAAGTCATCAAGAAGTCCTCTTAATGCATCTAAATCTTTTTCATGTTCATATTCAATTACATCAAGTTTATATCTGTTATCTTTATCAAAACCTGTACTCATAATCATACGCATTAAGCAGTCATAAGTAGCTTTTGTCTTAACAAAATTTTCTACAGCAAAACTATCTGTTTTAATTTTTGATTTAGTTTGTGAAATAATATAGTCTGCATATTTAGAGGCATCTCTAATATAAGAACGCATATTATCATCTGGAATTTCATAAGCATCCGTAATCATTTTTAGAGATGTTAATGTACAATACATAGGTTTATATTCTGTACGTATCGTAAAATTTTTCTTTTCTAATAATTCTCCATTTTTATTTCGTACTCCAGATATAGTAAATGTATAATCTGAATTAGCTAATAATTCTTTAGGAGAAATCATAACAACATTTTTTGTATCGTCTTCGTATTTAATTTCGGCGACGATTTTTTCTTTTGCCATTAAATATCCTCCCTTACAATTTTAACTTTAATATCAGAGATATCTACATCATATGGAAATTCAATAGAAAAGTAATCAGGTAATGGGTCAGCATATCTTTCATATTCTAAATTATAAGATATACCATCAGATATAGTTTCTTTTTTAGTTGGTTCTACTCTATCGACAAATTCAATAGCATTGCCAACTACTTCTGGTGTTACATCTGTATCTTTTAGAGAATCAGTTTGAGGAGTTTCTTCTACTAATCCTTTTTTAGTAAATGTAATTTTTTGTGACCAATTACCATAATTAAGAGCATTTAATTCTCTTTGTGCCCGCATGCGAATATAATATTGACCATTATCAGTTACTTCTTTTAATAATAGTCTATATTCATGTTCGCCTTCGGCTTTATATTTATCCTCATCTATATAAATTCTATATAAGATATTATAGAAATTATTATCAGATGCGACTTCTAAATAAAAAGCTTTTTCAAATTTCTTTTTGCTAATTTCTTTCCATTTTAATTCAATGGTACCTTCACAAGCTTCAAAGTTAGCAGGTGAAGTAATTTCTACTTCAGACACAACATCACTTTTAAAAGTAACGCGTCGCATCATAGCTAAATCTAGTTTTACTTCTGTAATGGATTCAATCCCTGTATCAGTAATAACTAAGTATTCATCTCCAGGGATAACCCATTCTCTAAATTGTAGTTGAATGATATTTCTATCGACAATGACATTAACTGGTGCAATATGTTTTGTTTTGTTATTTAAAACATATATATTATTGTTATCAACAGAACTTTCTTCTATATCCATACTACATTTAATAAAAATAGATTGGTCTTGTAGACTAGGTACAACCGCTAAAACAGAAAATTTCATTTCTGCCATAGGTTATTTCCTTTATAAATTATTCAGTTACTGGATTAACAATAACTGCTTGTACAGATTCTTCTAATTCATTAATGAAGATATTAACAATTTGCATTTCAGCTGTGGCAGGAATTTCAAATACGCCATCACGTTTTTTAGAACGTGTAGTGAATTTTTTAACTTCTACTTTTTCGCCTTCTTCACCAATTACATAATATAAACCAGTTACATCTGTGCCGACTTTATAAGCAATGATTGCTTTTTTAACATCAGTAGATTGGTCTGCATTAATTTCACAAGTTAAATCACGTGTATCTTCTGGTTCTTTGTTTTCTTCGGCTTCGCCATTTTTAGCATCAGCTGCTAACAATTCTTCATCAGTTGGACCAGATACTTCATCTGACTCATTTGTTTCTGCCACATCAGGAGCATTACCATATACAGGTTTATTTACTTCTTCTGTGTTAGGAACTAAATAATATGTACCTTCATGTTCCATAATACGAACTTCAGGGATATCACCGCCAAGAGTACCACTTTGTAAAATAATAGTACCCATACGTACAGAACGACGAAGTTGAGCACAATTTGTACCAGATGGAATACCAGCTACAGGTTTACCAGCTGTCAAATAAATACCAGATAATTCATCATAATAACCAGCTTGACCAGGTGCCAAGCGAACTACTGCGATTTGAGACATAAGTTTCTCCTTTGTTTTTATAAAAAATATAGGGCGGCTAATGCCGCCCTAGTTTTTTAACTATGAATTAATTCTTATTATTTAAAGAATTTACAGTTGCTGCGGACAATGTATTTGTCAATGTAACTGTTGGAGGTTCTGGATAAGTAGGTGCAACTGCGATGTTACGAGCTACTGTAATACCACGACCATTGTCGAGGATACCAACACCATAACGTTCTTTACATTTCAACAAACGAATGTCGCGTTCTGGGTCAGTCCAGTTATCTGTAGACAATGCTTCTTTTTCTGCAATAACACCAACGGAGCTACGGTCGATGCAGTACATATCGAATTTTTTATTAACTTTATCGAAACGTACAAATGGGGAGAAAGATACAGAAATAGGCATTGGAAGACGACCTTGTACTTGGCCAGGATTCATAATAAATTTTTGAGGACCTTGGTCAGCAGACAAACCTGCAAAACCAGGAGTACCTTGTGTAGCACCCCAAGGATGAACTTGAGAACCACCCAATGCACCATAAGTTAAACCATTACCAATCATGGAGTTACGAGCAAAGACAACCCAAGTCAATGGATGCATAATAACATCTGTTGGTGTCTTATCATTTGCCATCAAAGCTAATACCAAATCCAAGAAGTCTTCAGTAGTCAATGTGTTATTATAAGAACCATCTTTATTCAAACCGTGAGTACCAGCTTCTGGCATTTGTGTACGCAAGTCGTTATCAAATACTGGAGTACCGTGAGTAGAGAATGCATTGAAGCACCATTCTTCTTTATAGCGAGCCATTGCTTGACCCATTTTACGAATGTTGATACCGTAGATATCCCAAGAAGAATCTTGAACAGCTTCTTCTGTGATAGTTACTTTTAAACCAATTTTCTTCACGCGGATTTCCAATTGGCTGTTTTCTACAGTGTTGAAATCTACGGAATCTTCATTGTAACGTCCGCCTTCGGAAACTTCGCTTGCACGCAATTCGCCAACTACAGGAATTACATATGTTACGGAAGAACCACCTTCAACGTGGACTACGTTCATGAATTTAGTAGCTAAGTATTCAGGTTCAGCTGCTTCACGAAGTTGACCTTCGATTACTTTAGGAATCAATTGAACAACGTCAGTAGTCATCAAAGATTCTTGTACGGATACACGACCTTTTTCATAATTACCATTGATGTTCAATACCATTTTTTCCATCAAATCATAAGTTTTAGGCATAACAGCTGGTTTTGTTTTAATTTCGCCAGCTTCGAATTTTTTCAATTGAGCTTCGGACAATTTGCGACCTTCTGCAATTTTGTTCAAAGTTTCTGTAAGTCTCATAGACATGTATTTAATTCTCCTTGTCGAGTTAAATTAAGAGTTATAGTTCCTCCCCAATTAAGGGGAGGTAATTATAATTATTTTTGCAATAAGATTTTTACGGAGCCAACTACGCCGTTCCAATCCATGAATGTTGGAACACCAGATTTACCTTTTACTTGGTAAACTACGCGTACAGACAAAGGTTTCTTATTAGTTTTTACTGCATCTGCAATAGCTTTCAATGTAGCATTTTCTTGGTCTTTAGCACCAATAGTAATGATACCTTGTGCTGCATTTACATATTTAACTACGAAGTTAGTACCAACTACTTGACCAACTTTGCACAATTTAGCATCAGCTGCCCATGCTGTATCATCAGCAGGAATAGCAATTGGAGTTTCACCAACTTCAAGAAGAATTGTACCTTCTTTAATATTTACATCAGGAAGACGAATGATTACGTCATTGTATTCTTGCATTGCAGAACCGTCTTGTGCTTGAGACAAGTCAGCAGGACCTACTACTTGGTCAGCTACAACTTTAGTGAATACATTAGCACCATCAGTCAAGCCAGGGATACCAAGGTCATTATAGCGGAATTCTGGATTCATACGAGGGTCATACAAATCAATACGGTCAGATGCAAGCATATGAAGGTCATGATTCAAATAGTTTTTATCATATGGATGACCAGGGTACGCATTAGTAGATGCATATGGAGAATTTTCTACAGCGTCTTCGCCACGACGATTAGTTTTCTTATAAACAGATGGGTTGAAATATTCAGAATTCATGCGGTCTTCAAGAGCCCAAGTAGCCCATTTAGCTGCACCTTCTGGAACTAAATCAGTATTGACTGCATATACAGTACCCAATACTTGTTGACGTTCCATTTCATATTCTTGAATATCCATACCAGTCATCAAGTCATTGAAGTTCAAGATGGAAGGAACGATACGACCATTTTCGTCAGAACGAACTAAGCAACCTGGGAACAATTGACCATAAGCGCTGCCCCAAGGATTTTGTTCTGCTTTATCTTTGTAAGCGAACCAAGGCAATTCAACCAAAGCATCAGTACGAATTGGGCCAGGCATAATACCATTAAATGCATCGTCATCACGAGTGTATTCATTGCGTTCAATAATACCGATAGGTACATTGCCAAGACGAATTTCGCCAACTTTAGGAACAACGCCAGTAGTTTTTACACGAACAAGACCAGTGCCTTCTTGCATTTCAACTGTTTCATCAGTGTAATCTGCTAATTGGCCGATAGCGTCTTTCTTTTCTTTAGTAGGACGGAAGCAAGTTTCTTCATAAGTATCTGCCAAACCTTTAAGTGGAGTCCAGTCACGACCGATAGATACTTCAGGAACATCTTTACCAGATGCTACTGGAGATACCAAAGATTTAGCATTAGCAGCTGCTTTAAATTTATCGCCAGCCTTACGCAAACGAACAGATGCACCGCCATTTGCAAGAGTCAATGTAGAGAATTTCTTTTCAGATTCAGTATCTACCAAATCCATACGAGGGTCAACTGCTACTACACGACCTTTAGGAATAACGATTTGATTATAACCAACACCAAAACCATAACGGAACAATACTGGCAAACGGAAATCGAATGCATATTTAATATTAGGAACATCATGTTCAGAAACATTAATTTGAGTATTGGTACGATTAATACGGTCATCAGAGTGGTCACGGAAGCCAGGAAGGTTTGCTTGGAAGCGAGAACCATCATAACCTGGGCTCATGATTTCTTTATTAGTGAAATTTCTAGGGTAAAGTGCCATTTAAAA